GATAGTTGGTTCGTAGTTGGAATTTAGATCGTTGTCGGCAAATTGGCGAATTGTTGCGTCCCCTGCTTGCCGAAGAGGGGTGGATTGCTCCAGAGTTGCTCGAACAGCGAAGCGATGGTTACCGGCGTGAGCTTCTATACGAAGCCGAAGATGGTGCGTTTTGTGTCGGCTGCTTTGTTTGGGGTGCTGGGCAAGCTACCCCAATCCATGATCATCGCTCGTGGAGTGTCCTCGGAGTATTTTCTGGAACGCTGCAATCAGAGAATTTTGTAATGGGTGCATCAGGGAAGCTAGAGATGGCTGAACCAGCCGAATTGCTCCATCAGGGCGAGGTCGTTTGGTTGGACCCATCCATAGGAGATATACACCGAATTAGTGCGGCTACGGCCGCTGGTGGCGTTAGCGTTCACGTCTATGGTTGTAGGTTTGCTGATGTATGTCGCGAGCGTTATGATTATACCGGATAGAGTCAGTGGGGTAAATAACTACTGAAGATGTGTTGTTTGCCGGATCGATCCGGCAATTAAGGAGCATGTGATGAGTTCAATACGTAGCAATGGTCATCGAGTCCTGATCCTCGGCGGAGACGGCTTTTGTGGATGGCCCACGGCACTACATCTCTCTGATCTAGGTTATGAGGTGTGCATCGTCGACAACCTTTCGCGCCGCAAGATTGATATTGACCTGGGAGTTTCGTCACTAACTCCAATCTCGACGATTGAAAAGCGTCTGGAGACTTGGCGCAAGATTTCTGGTATGCAGATCAAGTTTGTCAAACTCGCGCTCGGTGAAAACTTCGCGAAGTTTACGCAGCTCCTCACGGAGTTTTGCCCTAAGACGATCATTCACTTTGCAGAGCAGCGAGCCGCCCCTTATTCGATGAAGTCACCAACCGAGCGTCGCTATACGGTGCGCAATAATCTCTGCGCTACTCACGACGTTTTGTGTGCAATGGTAGCTACTGGTTGTGACGCCCACCTCATCCACTTAGGTACGATGGGAGTCTATGGTTACGGCACAGCCGGTATGAAAATCCCAGAGGGCTACCTGCAAGTGAGCGTTGCAGATGATCAACGCGTACACAATTTTGATATCCTCTATCCGCCAAACCCTGGCAGTGTCTATCATATGACCAAGACGCAGGACCAGCTGTTCTTCCTCTATTATAACAAGAACGACAAGGTAATTATTACCGACCTACACCAGGGTATCGTCTGGGGAACGCAGACTTCACGGACCGCTCTTCACGAAGATTTGGTGAATCGATTCGACTACGATGGTGATTACGGTACGGTGCTGAATCGATTCTTGATGCAAGCAGCCATCGGCCACCCAATGACGGTGCACGGAACTGGTGGCCAGACGCGAGCCTTCATCCACATTCACGACACGGTACGCTGTATCCAGCTGGCGCTGGAAAACCCACCGGCTAAGGGTGATCGAGTTCAGATTATCAACCAGATGACGGAAACGCATAGGCTTATTGATCTGGCCAAGCTCATTGCCAAACTCACTGGCGCTACATGGCATCACGTTGACAACCCGCGCAACGAAGCCGCTGAAAACGAACTTTCTGTAAGCAACGAGCAGTTTCTAGCACTAGGTCTCAATCCTACGACTCTGGAAGAGGGGTTGCTAACCGAAGTGCAAGAGATTGCTAGAAAGTATGCTGACAGGGTCGACCTAACGAAGATTCCTTGCGTTTCGAATTGGGTTTCTGGTAGCAGCTCAAACTATGAGATTTGATCATCATGTCAAAGACTACTCCTGAGTTTCCCATCTACATACCGTCCAAGGGTAGGTCGGATATAACCCGAGGCACCACGGACATGCTAGACGAGGCTGGAATCGACTACAATGTGGTCGTGGAGCCTCAGGATCTCGTGGTGTATCGCCAGCGCTATGGGGACAAGGCAATCGTCTTGCCAGCCAATGATCGTGGCAACTTCTATGTTCGCCGTTATATACACCACCTAGCGCGTAAGGATGGTCACCATTACCACTGGCAGATGGACGATGATGTAAGACGCTTTGTGTATCGCTCTCCAGTTACGAAGCAGACGACCGTCCCAGTTGGTAAGGCGTTGAGGGCCATAGAACAGGAGACGTTGCGTTTCAAAAACATTGGAATGTCAGGAACCAACCAAAACTCCTGGCCACCATCGAAGCACGCGTCGAAGTTTAACAGCTTTCCGGTTCAGTGTATGCTAATTCGCAACGACGTGAAGGCGCGATACCGCTGCACTGGTGGTAATCTAGTGGATTTGGACTTCGTGTTGCAGGTTCTGACGGAAGGATTGTGCACTATAATGTTCGACCATTTGCGTGTCGATACCCCACCTATCGGAACCAACCAGGGTGGATGTTACACGATGTACCGTGACCAGAGCAAAATGATCGCGGCCGCTGAGCAGATGGTAGAATGGTATCCCACATTGTCCTACGTCGAGGACGAGAAGGGGGTTCATCTGCGGCGTAATCGCATCTGGTCTCAGTTCACTCAGCAGCCAATTAGAGCGTAAGGAGAGTGTATGAACACACTGGTAAGATTTCCGCGTGACCCGAAGAAGCGTGTAGCGGAGCGCGGCGCGGACAGTAACCGTGCGGCTAAGGAGAAAGAGCGCGATGACAAGTTGGTCATCGACTCCACGCTTGAGGACATGGGCATTAAGCCGTTTGAGCAGGAGTACCGCAAGCTCCGCAAATTGTCGTCCGGTGAAGACTTCTCCGCGTCCAAGGCATCGTATGCGCTATTGCGTGCTCAGCTCGCGATGGTAATCCAGGCGATGCCGGTACTGGAGCGTAACCTCCACAAGTTTAAGAATGAGCATGCTGCCTATGCGCTAGTCTCCCTCTCTAGCCATGCGCGCGAGCTCAGCCACGACATGCGTGCATTTGGTGATCAGACGGAGATTGCAGAGCGTATCCGCGAAGTTGTGACACAGTCGTCCATCCGTGGTCTCGCTGCAGGAATCGTCCAGGATCTTATACGTGCACGACAGGATCTCCACTCTGGTATGCCATCTGCAGTTGCACGCAGAATAGATGAACGTCTGCGCCTGCTTCAAGATGGTCTTGCAGTTCACTTCACTAAGGCCGAACAGGAGACCTCAGAACAAATCTCTCGCATACTTAACATCAAGTGAAACAACAATCCAATTTATAGCGAATAGCAGCAGTTACCGCTAACATAGGAATAAGCCATGACCATCGACACAGCCCGTCTTACACGTATGTATGATCTGGAGGTAGCCGCTACGCGCCGGTTCGCCGCCATGAGTACTGCCCAGAAGCGCGTTTATCTGAAGGCCCACCCAGCCAGCCGTCTCGCCATTGCCGCTGACATGCCAGAGCAGACAGACGACTTCGGCCAGGAGACTACCCCTGCCAAGAAGATTAAGGGTGGCAAGGACATCGATATCGGTGACACCACTGCGAAGGATCCATCTAAGGGTGGCGGTGGTGATGATATTGACCTCGGCCGGAAAGAAGGCATTGTTACGGAAGGTGTAGCATCAGTGGAATCCCAAACTCGTTTGGTAAGAATGGCTCGCGCTGAGGCATCCGCCGCTCAAATCTTCAAGTCGATGAGCAGCGTTGAGCGTGTGATGTATCTCAAGGCAAACCGCGTATCACGCTTCGCTCCCAAGAAGTAAGAGGCTGTCATGGCGACCCTCTATACCGGCACTTCCTATGCTAGAGCCCGCCTCCTTATCGAGGCGGGCTGGCCAAATCTCGCTATGACATCGAGCATTGAAACCGCCCGACTCATGGCGTGTACTGCGTCTATAGAGGATGCATGTCCTGGCGTAGTGTTGTCGTGGGAGGCACCTGGTGAGTGCGCTACCGATGGTATCATGGCGGTACAGGTGGCACCGAAGGAGCTGTCGCCAGTCGAAACTACCGACGACCATGCTACCCCAGAGAAGCGGCTCGGTGCTGCGGAGGGTGCGGAGATTGGTGGAATTGCGGATGGGATTCTAAACGCCATTGACCAGACCCACCAGTTTATTCGCAAGACCATCATGGGCGACGCTGAGATTCCTAAGCTCGCTGACCTCGTTAAGGGTCGTGGTGGTAAGGATAGCGACGCCGAGTTTGATACCAAGCAGAACCAGAAGGATCACATCGATGATGCCAACTGGTTCAAGCAGAAGCTACTGGCTGGTGGGAAACCTGATGTCGTAAACAAGCAGCTTTTAGAACGCCAGGAAGCGCGTCGTAAGACGCGTGCAGAGCAGAAACGAGTTCGTGATCAGCGTGAGCAGGAGAAGCAGCGCAAGGCTGCCAAGCGTGACATTTCTAAGAAGCTAGGGCAGGTTCAGAAGACTGCCCACAAGAAGATTGACACACATGTGTTCAAGCCCGTCAAGTCTGGAACGAAGGTCAAGACTCCCAAGAGCACGTTTAAGCCAAAGACGAGCAAGACGGCAGTCAAGACGCCAAAGAGCGCATTCATGCACAAGGCACCTAGTGCCAAGACTCTCACCAAGGTAGGGGTGACGAAGCCGGTCAAACCGCTAAAGCCTGCAGTGAATAAGCCACCGAAGCCGATGCCACCGCCGAAGCCGGAACCCATCAAGTCACCAAAGGCACCAATCAAACCAAAGAAGGAAACAAAGATATGAGTAAGGCTTATCAGAGGCTGCTGGCGATTGCTGCAAAACTTGAAACCGCCACCAAGAAGATTGCCGACATGTCCCCTGAGGAGCTGCGCGAGTATCGCAAGACCCATCCCCTAAAGGGAAAGGGTAAAGAGAAGGGCCCAGCCAAGAGTGCTCAGCCAAAGGCACCTGGTACCAAGGCACCAGCTAAGGGTAACAAGATTGCTGCTCCAGCAAAGGTGAAGATTCCGAAGCTTCCAGCAGCTATCAAGAATAAGGACAAGGCACCACCGGCACCGAAGACGCATGGTGATACACCGAAGCCTCCAAAGGCGAAGGGCAAAGACAAGGCTCCAGCCATGAAGGCTGTAGAGAATCCGCACAAGCCCGCCAAGGAAGCCAAGGTCGCAGAGGCACCGCCAAAGGAAAAATTCCCCAAGAAGGGCAGCCTTACACACGACGATGCAATCGGTCACGCTGGTAAGACACTTGGCTTCACGTCGAAGACGACGCCTGCACCGTGGAACGACAAGGACGACGTATCCTACACGTCCAAGGGTGATCGAACCAAGGACGCAATCGCTCACTTTAAGAAGCTCGGATATGGAAAGCAGGCGACGCAAGACTATGGCGACTCGCACGTCCACGTCCTGCAGCATCCGTCAGAGCAGCGCCAGGTAACGATTACTCACCACCCCGCTAGTAATGGTGGTGAGGAGCAGACTATCATTCGTTAAGCGGAGACGGTCATGATCAACAAGCTGCTGGCGCTTACGTGGAAGGCAGAGACCGCTGCCCATGAATGGTACACTGAAGATATGAGCGATGATGAACGCGAGGCGTATCGTTGCGCTCACCCCGATAGCCAGTTTGCCAAGGACTACCGCAAACCTAACCGCGTAGAGGGTGAGCATCTCAAGCAGGCTGCGTTCCACCGCGGTCGTGCCGACGCTCACGCCGGTGAGATAAGACTCAGCCAAGGGTTCAACGCTGTTAATAGGATGCACTACGACCTCAAGCATCATCACCTGGAGCAGTCCAAGGCACACTATGATGCAGCCAAGGCATACCGTGCATTTATAGACTCCGCTGATGGCAACGTAGACAGGAACCGTTCTGAAGGTAAGACTTACAGTGAGCACTTCTCAAACATAAAAAATCTCGGCACAAACATGCGGGCGCGCTACCGCAAGTATGGGCTACAGACGGGACACGGTATAACGGAGTATAAGCCGACGCGGCCAACTGATGACCCCTTCCCAGAGGCAACAGTTCATGTCGATAATCCGCGAGACTTTTTGCCGAAGCACCAAGTGATCTTTAATGAGTTTAATAGGCGGCGCGAAGCTCTAGAAGCGGCCCCTCGTTCCAGCCTAGCTTTAGCTTGACGCCCTTTCCCGAATCTGATATAATTCCCGACGCGGAAACTAGCTATGTTTGACATGCGACGCGGTGCCCCGTTTTATAAGACTGAGTTTTGGCGCGAGCTTTCCAGCGCATGTCGCCGGCGCGATTGCAACACCTGCTGCCGATGCGGGACGCGTGATGGGACTATGCACTCTCATCACATCATATCGCGACCAGACCTACCCTTCGCTACGGGGCTCGACGTCCTATCGAACCTCATTACGCTATGCGTGGCCTGTCACCAACTGGCACACGGAACACACAAGATTACGGGAGTGAAAAATGGTCCAGCAACGATGTTCCGCGCTAAGAGACCAGGTAGACCTAGATAGAGGATAATATAATGTGTTCAGTTTCAGGGTGTATTAGGCCCACGAGAGCTAAAGATTTGTGTGCAATGCACTATAAGCGTTGGTGGAAATACGGCGACCCAGAAATAATTTTTAGAGCGCCTCCTGGTGAACCACAACGCTACCTGCTAGAGCATATGTATGATGGTTGCTGTTATCCCTGGCCCTATGGCAAGCGTAATGGTTATCCTGAGGTAACAGACAATGACGGTCGTCCAAGAGGTGGGCACAACAAAGTCTGTGAGATGGTCAATGGTCCTCCTCTGGATGGAGAAGTTACTAGACACAAGTGTGGGAAAGGGCACCTCGGCTGCTTCAACGCTGACTGCTTGGAGTGGGGTTATCCACAGGAAAATGTCCAAGACTCTATCAAGCATGGGACTTGGGTTCATGGTGAATATCACGGGTGTACAAAACTCTCAACAAGAGTAATAGAAAAGCTTAGGAAGATGTATGCTACTGGTAATTATACACATAGAGGGCTAGCTAAGATTTTTGATATTAGTAAGTCACAGGTGAGCAGTATCGTAAACTTCAAGAAGCGTAGAAACGGTTAGGAGTGAGATTATGATAAATCGAGGCGTCCAAAGCGCTGATTATGAAGCTTTGCGCGCGATGGCTATCGCGGACATGCAGGCCGACGATTCATTCTCTCGTCTTGGCAAGCATGGTCAGGAAGAGTATATCAAGCAACATCCAGGAAGCATACATGCGCCGGGACATAGCAACAACGCTACGCCACCTGCTGCTGCAGCACCGACCGCTCCAGCGGCAAAGCCTAGTTTTGCAGAGCACGTGAAGAGCTTACCGAGACATGTTAAGGATGCCTATAGTAAGCTGAGCAACAACTCGAAGAAGGCGGTCGAGGACTGGCACGGTAAGACGCCTGCGGAGAAGGCCAAGCACGTAGGTGCAGCGGCGGTAGACTTTGCCAAGACGGCTGCACACAACGTTGGCCACGTAGCGAAGCATGAGGCTCATATGTACCATGGTGCCGGCAAGGCCCTAGCACACATGGCTAAGGGCAATAGCTGGTCGTCACTACCCGACGAACACAAGAGCCACTTCAAGAAGGCAATGATCCATGCAGGGCTAACCGCCGCTGATATCGGCCTTACCGGTGGACTACATCACGCACACGGAATGCTCGCAGCGGCCGCAGGCGTCGGTGCCCACCACATGCATCATTCGGCAACCATCGCTGGTGGTGAGGCTGCTCTGAAAACAGGCCAGCACTACCTCAAGAAGGCAATCTCCATGATCGAGCAGGCCAACAAGAAGATTCCACCGAAGATTGATGCAGAGGTTCAGCGGTTCATTGACATGCTGGTCAAAGCGGAGATACCACCAGAGGTGTGGATCGAGATTTTACAAGAGATTGAACGCGAGGCCGCAGCCAAGCTTAAAAATAAGGGGCGCTGATATGCCTGGATTCCTAGATAGAGGAGCGGCCCCTAGACCGATAAACATCTCCGAACGCGGGTTAGAAGCGCTAGAGCGTAGTCTGAAGATAAGATGTGCAGCTCTGCAGGAAAATGAGGACAAGCGTGGGGCGGAGTGGATTGCTGCTCTTCCAGATATCATCTTCTCCCCAGAGTCGGCGTTTTCCGCTTCAAACCAATTCGGCGGTGCTTGGTTCGATAGGCAGCTCTGGTCTCATGAAGTAAAGAAGAACGCGCTCAAAGCACTAATTCGTGCTGTTAGTGTGTATCCACCCACTGATGATTCGGCGTGGCGCAAATACCTTGTTAAACTGGAGTCTATGGAATGAGAGTAGCTACACCGACGCACGAACATCGCAGGAACGGATAGAGCCATGATCAAGATTGATACAGCTGACACGGCCTTCGAGGCGGCACTCAACCGCATGCGTGCAGTCGAGTCCCTCTCGACCACCAGGTTGAACAACGCCTTACAGACACTCGCCGTAGCTGCCAACCCTAATACCGACGACGCCGACGACAGTAATGCAGAGGAAGATGAGGCGACCCTTCAAAAGAAGCTGGCGATTAAGTATGCTCACTTCACTGCGCCAAAGCCGCTGTATACGAAGATTGCAGAGGCAGTCGCCGTAGTTGCTGGTATGCTATCGCTGAAAGCTTTCAGCGAAGCCGCTGGTGATGATCAGGACGAAAATGCCGTCAAGCAGTCCGACCCAGGACTCATGGTGACGCGCACCCTAAAGGGCATGCATTACCAAGATTACATCATGTGCGACCCCAAGGCCGGTTGCAAAATGATCTTAGCTATGCCGATGCTAGGTCACATGACGCATGGGCTCGCCGCCGACGCGGATGGTAAGCAAAACGCTGCATACCAGCTAGGTCGCAAGGTGCTGGCCCAACTGTTTCCCAAGCTTGATATCGAGAAGCTAAAGATTGGGGATGATGGTGTTGCAATCCTCGACCCATCTACATCGTCTGCTGAGCTTCCCCTAGAGCAGATAGCTGGGTTCAATATACCAGGTGTAGGCCAACTCGACATTGCCGAGTGGAAGGAATATAAGGGTATCGTGAAGCTACAGTTGGCAGTTTCTTCCCTATATCTAACCAATGAGCACCCACCACACATCAACCAGCACAATACATTCAACGCAGAGATCATGGTCAAGGCGGAGATTGTATTCCCGTTTGAGTATGCAATGTGGTCGACGTCAGCTACGAGCGAAGAGGACTTCATTCCCTTCAGCTTTTGGAGCAACATAAAGCGCTTGCATGCTTGGTGGTGCAAGGAAGATGCTAAGGGTAAGAAGGTTCCGAAGGGCCGAATGGCTCACCCAGACGCAAACGCTCACATGTCCAAATCCGTGGCTGAGCGCTTCAACCTGAGCCCACGCCCACGCGTTAATGGTGAAGGATTCTGTACGGTTCCCACAGGAGATATTTATTGGGTACCGCCGGCGGATAAGGCCACTAGCTGGAAAAACGTTTTGAACTCGTGCGTCAATCCCAAGACAGGAACGGTATCATCAGCCGACGCGCTCGGCCTGCACATAGCTACTGACTGGGTAATCTCTAAGATGTTCATCACCAATGATAATGGTGATGCATTCGTTATCGACCTTACTGGTGCTCGCCCGCTCGTTCCTGGTGTGATAGCCCATGTCATGAACTCCACGCCAGATAGCGCGATGCTGGCGCGCATGTTGGAGCTATGCAGTAAGTTTGGAGTAGGCGTCCATGCGAACTGGATCTCCATGGTCGATGAGATGGTCGCTAAGAATAAGTCGCTGAAGTTTACGTGGGACAATATGATCGACGTCCCATTTAATCACCTAGACGAGGGACACCCGGTCAACAATGGCTTGTTTGAGATGGGGTTGGCGTTTGCCCAGTGCTACGCGAAGCTCGCTGGGTCTGCTATGCCCGTCTACAACCAGTACCAGGTCCGCCCCTACTTCGCGCTCTTCGGTGTATATGCTCCGAAGCGCTTGGTCTACTCGAAGATCCTGGGTGAGACGATAGCAAACAACCGCGCGCAGGTTATCCTAGATAAGGAGAAGCCTGTGATGCTGGACGACATGCCGGGTTGTAAAACATGCATGCCGCACCAGGCGCGTGTCGACGCAGAGCTTAGGAAGTTTCCTCTCAAGGCTATCTTCGATATTAGCGCTGGTGGTGGTAAGAGCTGGACCTACATCAACGACGTTACCAAGCTCCTAAAGGCCGGGAAGATTAAACGCCCAGGCATTGCTATGCCTCGAAACTTGATGGCGCAGTTCGGAAATGAGGTTATTAAGTTTACGAATGGCTACCTACGCCCGTTTCTGATCAATCGCGTTATCTGGCGCTTGCTCACCATTCGTGTCGGGTCTAGTCCCCTAGCTATGAAGCAGTTACTCATGGCCCAGCCAGCGAACACGCTGTTTGTCGTCGATTACAACTGGCTTAGCGGTGAAGCTAAAAAGGTGTTTATGGGTGCAGCTGACCCTGAGATGTTCTTCCCACGGGCAGCCTTCCTCGCTGAGCTAAACTTTGACTACTTCGCACTTGATGAGTCACAACGCGTCAAGACGCTCTCCTCCGGTCGTACTATGGCTACTGCCGTCTTGTCTGCAGAGGCTGCTGTCCATGATGATGGAACCGAAGGTTATGTGCGTATCGGCACAGGAACCCTACTTCAAAATACCCCAGCAGATCTAATCGGCCAGATGGCACAGCTAGAGCCGATGGCTCTAGGCGACCTCGGAAAACGGATCAAGGCAAACGATTCTATCGAGCAGAAGGATATACCGGAGCTACACACACGTACCGATATGTTCGCGAAGCGCATAAAAGTTAGCCGTCGCGAGTGGGCTCACCTGCTACCACCTGTGGTAGAGCGCGTGTGGGCGTGCAAGATGACCAACAACCAGCAGGAGTTTTACGACGCTTACATAAACAATCAGCAAGCGCTCCTGATGCAAAACGGCAAGTTTGCCTCTCTAGTGGAGGCTGCAGAGAAGGGTGGTGAGGAGGGCGAGGCTGCGCAAGATGCCTTGGACTCCATGCTTAAAACGAAGTTAGCAGGTCTAGAACAGTGGTTGAACGCACCAGACAGCGACCTTACAGATAAGGCCAGCTCTGGTTGGATGGCTATGAAGGGGCTCAATACAAACTTCGAGAGCAAGGGTTGTGATCTTCTATCCCCAAAGATGGCAACCATTAATAAGTTGATCGGCCAGCACTTCAACGGCGGCAAGATCAACCTCTCTGGTCAAGAGGGTGGTGATATTGAAGTTCCACCAGATCCAAACAAGATCATTATCGTCGGCTACAACAAGGTTGTGTCGCGCCATATTATGGAGCATCTGAGTGATAGCTATAAGGCGATGGCCATCCACTTCACGGCCAGCACACCAGAAGCGATTAAGGAGTTTCGGGACAACGATGCAATTCGTATCCTCGTAGCCGACGAGTGCTTCCCAGGTTACATGCATGTATTGACCGACTACGGTAAGTCAATGTCGATGGAGGACATTTACAAGACTGACTCCATACAACACGTGCTCGCCTACGATTTAGAAAACAAGGAGATCATACGCCGCAAGATAAACAAGAAGGTCCGGCACGACGTCAAGGGAGATGAGCGCTGGTTAGAAATTTCAGTACGCGACGAGGAGCGTAACCTGACTCTATCGTTTGAGGTTACTGATAACCACGCCATATTCAAGAGCAGTGGACTAGAGGTGCACGCTCGTGACCTAGTAGTAGGCGACGAGCTCATTACCCATGGTCAGAAGGTACAGCGCTACCGTGCACATGCATACGATGGAGTAATAGTAGCGCATGGAAACGAGGCAATGCGTCATACCGCATCAGCAATGCGCAACTCTTGTCCGCATTGTGACTTTACGGCCCATCCGGCAGAAGTTCGGTGGCACCGTAACAAGGTGCATGGAGAGTTTACGGAGTGGCGTGATAAGGTAACATCTGCAGTAAGTAATACGCTAGTTCGTGACTGGCAGGATCCGAAGCACCGCAAGGCACGCCTTGCGAATATAGCCACTGCACGAACTACTTTTGAAAACGATTCGGTAAGGGTTGCAGCGAGAAATGCGAAGATCCAGGCAAACGTCGACGCTGGCATATACAGTGACGCCTTTGCTAGAAAGCCGAAGGCTTACCGTGACGCGCAGATAAAACGCTTCATGGAAGCGCCGAATTACAAGGGTGGTCCAAACAAGGTCGAGACCAGCATAATTGACATGGGCATTGATAACCTTGTCTATACAGGTGATGGTTCCTACTTCGTCACGCTGGAGGTAAATGGGAAGAACCGGAACAAGAACCCCGACTTTATCAAGTGCCCTACCAAGTGCGGTACGTGCGCCAACTACGCTGATGGTAAGTGCAAGCTATGGAACAAGGCTTACCCCACAAACGATACTTGCGGATTATGGGAGCGTTCACTTAGCTTCCGAGCCAAGAAGGTCGTGGAAGTCGCAGACACTGGGTACTGGCACTCGAAGGAGGAGATGGTTGGAATACGTAGTGCTTATTCAGAGAAGGGTATTGAGTGCCTGCTACTGGACGCCGCACGTAAGCCAGATTACATGCGTGCTCGTATTGAGTCACATGTAAATAACCACTTCTTGAAGATAACTCGCATCCGAGAGATTCGCAAGAAGGACAAGCTTGGGTCGTACAAGTACGACCTAGCCGTAGAGGGCGATCACAACTACTTCGTCGTAGCGGGATCGTCTGGGGCTCACATGCGTGGTAGCATTCCAGTACTAGTCCATAATACCGGACTTAGCGAAGGTCACAACCTACAGTGCGCTTCGCGACTTATCAGGACGCAAACCATGTGGACGCCAGGTGCTCAAGAGCAAACCTTGGCACGACTGTGGCGTCCAGACGTTCCAGGTCCTAATGGGCAATATAAGTTTAAGCGCGACCGCATCTACATGGACTGGATCATTGTCGAGCCATCAATCGATGTGCCGAAGATGGCGCGCATGATTAGTAAGAAGCTAGAGAATGCAATCGTTAGTGAGATCCAGAGCAACGCAAACCTCGCCAAGGTGGTGAACTCCCCTGAGAATGCCGCCTATTTCGCGCAGGCGAAGCGCATTCCGATGATGCTCAAAAAGATTGTCGAGCAGGACATTGACATCACGGATGAGGATGGTAATCTCATAAAGAAGTCGGACATGCAGAGCCGCGAGGCTCTCACCAACCACTTCGCTGCATACACGCTATTCCTGCAGTGGGAGGAGTCCGAGTACGCCGCCGAACGCAAGAAGCTGAAGGCCGAGCTGCTGACGCGCCTTCAGAAGAAAGACCCTAAGCGCAAGTCGATTGCCGACTACGAGCTAGGCCATCTCTCTATGATGGAAACCCAATCTACAACCTCTCCGTCGTTTGCGCCAGGTGACGCCTTAAACGCGCTGGGATATGTACCGTGGACGGATGGCTTCTATGGAATGAACAACACGCCGCTTGAACTGGTACCTGTGGTCACCAAGACTGTAAAGGATGAACCAGATAGTGCACCTGATGTACTAGAGGCTGGTGATGTAAACGTGGACGTCGTCATAGGCGACCCGGTAATGACGGAGTTTGGTCCAGGTTGGATTGCACCTCCCACGAAGTCTAATGCCCTACTAGTCTGGGTGTTAATTCCTGGGCTCAGTGAAAAGCCGGTGCTAGTGCGTCGCGACAGTATTACGGCACCAAGCGACGCCGCCAACAGAGAGGCTCTAATCATACTAATAAAGAGCTACGGTAATGGTGGTGCAGCTGTACTGAAGATAGATCAGCAAGGCGCGCTCGTGCCGAAGTCCAATCTGATACCGGCGCAGAAGGTGGTCGATGCAGTAGCGCAGGGGAAGGTGCTGGTAAAGGCTGGGCAGATAACGCCAAACTCCAAAACGAAGGGCGTGAAGCAGCCGAAACATATTACAATTCCTGGGGTCACTAAGCCTACCCCTGGGACGAAACCAACACCAGGAACCAAGCCTATATCTTCTGGACCAAACCTCGGCCCAGAGGAAATTCAAGACTTGTTCCACCAGCACATAAAGGCGAATCCAGCTAATAAGGAACGGTGGAAGAAGATCCAGGAGCTGAAGAGTATTGCAAAACCAACTTCAGCTCACAAGAAGCTACTCGCGCAGTTGCTAGAGGAGCGCACAGCAGCTCGTGCTAAGGCGATGGCGCTGGCCAAGGCCGGTAAGCTTCCTGGTGGTGGACACGCTGGAACCGGGCAGGAGCCTGTGAAGGCACCGAAGATGACGCCGAAGTTTACGCAGCCAAAGACGCCCGGAACGCAGCCAATGCCTGTAATAGTGAAGAAGCCAGTGGATGATGATAACGGGCCAATCACTATGGGTAACAAGGGCATACTAAAGAAGGCTGCTACCAATCTCGACAAACGCGACTTCCAGGCGATGATCTACAACGGCATCGAATGCCTAATCACAGATCCAGGTGGAGCCAAGGATAAGATACTGCTCGCCAACGGCTTCGATCATATCAATGAGAGCATCGTTGTCCAGGTTAAGAATCCGGCTGGCTTCCTACGGCTAGCAAATCTTCTGGCCACGAAGTTTTATATCCCACCGGCCGTGAAAGCCAACCTCGACGCGTTTGCCATCGCCTACGCGAAGCACAAGACAGCCTTCCCATTCAAGAAGGCCCAGCTGAGGATCTTTCATACAGCGTGGGTGAAACAGGAACGCATGAAGGCATCAAAGAAGGGCGAGATTCGTCCCTACGGCGTTGTCGAGAATGGAAAGGTTTACATCTACGCAGACTGTCACACGTGTCCTGCTGCGCGAAACATACCCAAGCTCAGCATGCCGATAGGTTGCCAGAAGGTTCCGCAGACGCTAGCTGCTACCCTCATTAAAATGACACCAAATATCGCGGCCGTCAAGGCTACCGTGCAGACGCTCATGAAGGAAGGTGTAGTGGTAGCTAATCAGAAGCAGTTTGACGCATCAGTTCAGGCTGTGCACGGCTAGTAAAGATACACGAGCCTGCGCGTAAGCGCAGGCTCTAGAGGAGATTACCATGGTAAAGTTGGTTGACCCCATAGCACTTTTGAAACAGAAAATGCAACACCGGGAAGTCGCGTCAACTCCGGCCTCAGACGCTGGTGTTCCCTACGAGATTTCAATGTCACCTACACCAGGGGCGAAGCTCATGCGTATGACCATCGCATCGACATATCGCACGCCAATCCCAGTAGTATTTGACCCAGCTACTAGAACTACCTTTCCCCTGACTACGGAGTCGTAATATGTTGAAGGGAGCTGGAAGGCACCGGATGGTCGGTGGAAAGTTTAAGACCAGAGGTGACATGGGCCCACGTCCGCGTCAGCGGTCTGGGTTCACGGCTCATGGTAGTTCGGACAACGGGATGACGCCCGGTACTGGCATACCATTACCAGATACGATGGGCAACGGCATACCAAACAATACGGTGGTAAGGTCGTTTGCAAAACCTACAAACCTATCGCTCTCCGCCGGCTTACTGGTAAACTCGCCGCTTGAGACGATCATGCTCGCGCGTGAGATGTATGACAATGATCCAATTAGTGGTGCCGTTGTAGATACCATCGTTGGTGTTCCGTTTGGCAACTTCTCGCTATCAGGAATGCCGGATAAGGACCACCTCAAGCCCTACTTGTCCGGCATGGATCGCATCCGCGTCAAGAGCTTGCTACCCACGCTGGCGGCATCCTACCTCGTCGACGGTGCGTTTCTCGGCACCGCCATATTCGACGACAAGGACAAGTGCTTTAGCGCGATGATGCCGCAAGACTTGATCCACGCGGAAATTACACCAGTTCCATTCTTTGGGGCGACTCCGGTCATCGACATCCATATTCCGCCAGAGGCGGCTCGCATGATGCATATCGGTCTTAAGGACCCACGCATGCAGGCATACCTCAAGTTTATGCCGGAGGATTTTCGCAAGGGTGGTCTCGTAAAGCTGCAGCCGGAAAACACGCTCTACATCCCGCGCCGTGGCCTATCACACCAGCCGCTTGGAATCTCATTATTCCGCAAGATTATGATCACCTATATATTGGAAAAATCGCTAGCGCGCGGGACCACTGAGATGGCCTACCGTAGGCAACGCCCAGTTCTCCACATCGTTGCCGGTGACGAAAACTGGGATCCATCTGTCGAGGAGATGCAGGAGCTGTCTGGGTTGTTTCTAGATGCCGACCTTGATCCGTTGGGTGCCGTCGTTACGACGCGTGCAGGCGTCATGCCACAAGAGATTGGCGGCGCGGGAGATTTCTGGAAGTGGACAGATAATATTGATGTGCTCACGAGCATAAAGCTCAAGGGCCTCGGCATGCCTGACGGTCTGCTTGGCGGCGACATGAGCTTAGACTCCGTCAGCGCAACGCTAACGATCTTCATTAACATGATCCGCGCCTTTCGCGACTACATCACACGAAGCGTTTTCTACGAGAAGATATTTCCATACACGGCCATCGTCAACAATCACCGCCGTGCGCTCATGGGCGATTTTGAGGAGACCAGTCTCCGCCGCACCATGCTAGGAGAAGACCGCAGCTTCCATTATACCAACAACTATGTTGAACGTGCGCAGGACAGCGATGTCGACATCGGTGACTACCTTACGCCAACTATCAGCTGGCATAACAGCATCCGTCCAGAGGGTGATAAAGACTATATCGACATGCTCATGCTGCTGCAGCAGGCCGGCGTCCCGATTCCGATCAGGATGATGGCGTCGGCTGGTGGTCAGGATATTGGTGACATCATAAACGGCGCGCAGGACGACGTCGAGATGCAGGCGAAGTTGGCGGTCTACAAGCAGGCCATTCAGCAGGCCGGTGGTGTTACCGGCCAGGAGCAGCAAGACGGTGGCGGCGACGATCAGGGCGGTGGGGAGTATGGAAACTACGATCCCCACAAGGCGCTTGCTCCATTCAGACGCAAGAGCATTCTACAGCGCTTCGACCGCGACGACAAATTCCAACCGCGCAATTCCATCAACGGTCATTCTTACCACACAACACAGCGCTTCCGCAACGATACTGGTGAGAAGCAGAATCGCATCGTCGCGGCAGCCAACGCGTCTGTTGCGCAGCGCATGAACTGGCTTATGCACGACAAGCATGAGCCCAAGAAGACCACCCACTTGATTAAGAGGTATGGATTGCAGTATCAGGGAGCGCCAGAGGGAGGCTTCTAATGGTTGAGGAAATTGCTTCTACACCGACTGATGAACTGTTTGATGCGTTTGCGCTCATCGCTGCCTTTGAGCGCAAGCTACAAGAGTCGATGCTGCTACCCTTTGCATATTTATGTGATGGGCCGATGCAGCAACTATCTTGGCCTATTGAGCGCACGCGTCCCATGTACAACCCAGATGGAAGTTTGGCGTTTGAATACCTGGAGCCGAAGGCAACATATTCCCCATCCACTCGCATTAGATTAGATGGAGCATAACATGACGATCCCAGTCGCTGCCTACTGGCCATTCTTTAAGACGACTGAGCGACGTTGGTTCCACTACGTGGATGCGACGGGAACGTGCCCATCGGTGTCGTCACTATTCTCATATGATCTAGCAACAGATTCCATGTTGTGTAAAGACTATGATGCCAACGGCACATGGCTGGACACCTGGTATCTGCAATATGATCCAAGCCTGGGGTTGAAGGAGTGGCGTGACGACTATCCGCAGAAAAATGCACTCCTAAAATCGGTATTCGGACCTGTTCAGGAGGAGGTGCTATCTACCCCGATCCTGTGGGGAAACCTGATCAGCATTGGTCAGATAATATCAAACTATCCGACCTACAACCCAACAAAGAGCTGGCCACCATTTTGCGTCATAGGCAATGGGTATCAAGTGGTTGTGTTTGAGGCGCTGCTTCCAAGCCTCACACTCGCAAGTGGTGTCGTTCACCAAAACGTATTACAGTTTTCATATGCGCAGACGTGGAATGGTAAGACAACCGGCGCGCGCTACTGGAACGCGCTTGAAGTAGGTCCTGTAGCTCTGCAGTGGATTGGCCATGAGCAGGCTGAAATAATCACCCAACCGAGAATGGATGCACAGTGATGAACGACACCACAAATGAAACAAACCACACATGCAAGGCGGATCATGTATGCGGCCCGTTGCGTTGTCTTCTCGATAGCATCCAACATGCCCGTGACATTCTTAGTTTTAAGGTCGTCTCAGACGATATAGACGACAACCCTAAGCTGGATCAAGCCAAGCTAAATCTCGTAGCGCATACGGACATCTATCCACCGAAGGGTATGGCGTTCTATTACCACCCTGATGGTTCGCTCGCCGGTGTATATCCCGAACCAGAACCATACATTGAGTTGAATTTTATAGTCACAAAAGACGGAGTCGACTACGAGCCAATGAGGAAATCTGCCTAATCATATCTGAGCATAGCGCAGCCTGGTAGCGTGCCTCATTCGGAATGAGGAGGTCGTAGGTTCGAATCCTGCTGCTCAGACCATTATCTCATACACAAACCCACAACGCGGAGCCGACCCTCATGTTGAATGTCAATGACATCGTAAAGGCAGATGCTGCAAATACCGACTCACGATTGTTGTGGAGAGTAGTTCGAATTACACCAGACCGCGTGGTAGAGTTGGTTCGCACAGATGATGAAGAGTCGTCCTTCCTCATTCAAGAGTCGAATCTGGTTGGCAAGACAGTCTTCCGCGAGACATTATTCATCGAACATGAGACCGCCGCAGAGGCTCGCAGCCGTGAGTTCTCAACATTCTTCGACTTCAATAGCTTTGGTGCAGATGCTCGCAAGTGGGCTCGCGCGTTTACCAGCCGGTTCAAGCTGCAGGCACCAGACGAAGTTATCATGCTCAGCTGGTTCTCATGCGCCATCGCAGCTGGTAAGGAGCACGCTTCCAAGATTGAGTTTAATGCAGACCCAGACAACCTTGATCGTTTTTCAAAGACAGCCGCCGGAGCCCAGGCATGACTCATACCTGGCGACCCTTGGGTAATTATAGCATCTACCCAGACTCTAGCATGACAGACGTCACATGGATCATGGTAGATGAAATCATAAACACCCTCGCGCTCCATGGCGACCTCGACGCAGATGTCATGGTCGACGGTGAGGAGTGGCACTGCATTGTGTGTGCCGACCACGATGATAAGTTTTATCCGTGGCTTGCCTACAACCCGGCTGGCGACGTCGCCAGCTACACTCGCTTTGGACGCGGGTCATTCCAAGCATGGATTGACTCCGATTCAGGAGATTAGCATGAACTTAATGATGGCCAGCGACGAAAATCGCTTCGTAGAGTATGCTGCTGCAGAGGATTCTACAGCAGACGCTCCTATAGACATGCATCAAGTTGTCAAGACAGGATCGCTACCCGACGGCGTTACGGATAAAGGCCAGGTTGCCACCGCGCTCCTAAACGTCAATAGCTGGATGCCCTATGCGTCTGAGGTCTACGGAACCTCAGCGTCGATGTCCGACTACATCATCGTTCCCTGCACAATCTTCCTGACGGACCTACCAAACGCAAACCTCGCGGCCTTCCCGTTTGAGGAGATGAGCGCGTGGAATCCAAACGCCGGGCGCATCTCATACCGCACGTGGGTGGGTAAGCCGACGCACGAGGAGCACGCAAACCAAGATCCCACGATTGCGCGTGGAATGATCTTCGATGCGTCGATGAAGCGCGTGCCAAACTACGTGGGCGACTTGCACCGTGTGGTGCTGCTGGCCGGGTGGGATCGTAACAAATTTCCTGAGCTAGCCGCACGCGTTCAGGGTGGGCGTTCCGGGTTTAGTATGGGCTGTTGGGTTAGCGATTACAACTGCTCGGTATGCAACGCCTCGCTACGCGAGGGCGGTTGTGGTCACATCCATCCGAAGCGTGGCGTGTGTGTTGGTAGTGTTGGGAATAAGCTAGTCTACCGTATCGCTCGTGGGTGCACCGGCTTTGAATTATCTAGCGTCGCTACACCAGCGTGGCGTGGGGCAATGGCAGAGCCAATCGGGTGATTTGTTAATAGGAGCCAGTGATGATTCCACCAGACCTGCCACCATTAACCGAAATAATATGTATCGATGCCAAGCCGCGCATGACACCGGTATCGCTAATCAAGGGTCAGTTGTATCAGGTACGTGCTTACAATCTTCATGCATCAGGAATAATCTCAGTCCTGCTTGTTGGTGTTTCTGTGTGGGTTCATCCACTAAACGCCCCGGATGAAGAGATTGGCTTTTTCAGAGACCGATTCCGGTTGCCAATCATACCCAAGCTATTTACGGATATGTTAGAAGTTGTCCCCATTAAGATTCGCGGGCGTGTAATTGAGCCTGTGGATTAGGGACCAATTTAGGATGTGAAACCTGCAGGTTCCATGACTATACAAACCAACAGAGGAAACAAACATGAAGTTTAAAAATCACCTAGGCTGGATCGGTGCAGTTGCCGGTGCCGCCGCGCTGTTCGGACTTGCCACCAGTGCAAACGCCGTCAGTCCAGTTGTCACCTACTCACCATACCAAGCCGGTCCAGTAACGGCACCAGGAAACGGATACCCAAATCCTTCGATGGGTGGAGTAAACGTCACGCTTCCTGTTACCAACCTAGACGGTCAGGTTTCTGGTTACGTCGCCAGCGTTGCATACTCCGTCATGGGCAGCGGTTACGTTATCGGTGATACGCAGACCCTCACCGATGGTGGAGTTACTCACTCCGTGCTTACCATCACCCACGTGCAGCTCTACTCAGCAACAGTTGCCGCTGGTGGATCCGGCGGCACTACTGGTGCTACTACTTGTACTGGTACTACCGGAACGGGCACTAAGTTTCAGGTAACTGGGACCATCGCTGGTGGTGCAATATCTGGTGCGCTTGTAGTATCAGTTGCAGGCGACTACACGGTAATGCCTACCAGCCTCACCGTCGAGCCAGGTAGTTGCACCGCGTCGTTGACCGGTGCAACCTTTGCCCTCTCGTTTGGTGTAAAGACTGCGACTAACACTGCTGGTTCTGGTATCGTGTATCCATCGACCACCATCCTCGGTGGCGTCACTACAACTGGTGCCGGCACTGGTGCAACGTGGACGGTCACTATGACCCCCGCCGCGCAGACTCTGGCCATTGCTCCCGTCAATGGCTACAAGGTGTATAACAGCATGCTAACCGCTTCCCACGTATTATGGGTAACGGACAATGGCACGACTCCAGTTGCCTCTGGTTCTAGCGCGCAATACGTCGCGGTAGTTTCCGAGATTCATACCAATCCAACCGAGTCTCCTCCGGGCAGCAAACTGCAAATCCTCGGATATGCAGTTGGCGATTGGTTCCAAGCGAGGGTTTGGTAATCTAATAAACAGGGTGGCGGAAACTAATCCGCCACCCTCCAAGTGTAATCTCGAGTGTCTATGGAGGTGTCATATACAGAGAGTGCGAACATCATGCCACCACTTAACGAACAGCAGTGGACGACATCCACATTAAAGATTTACTTTGACGAGGTATTTACAGCGAAGTTTGCTCGTATTGAGCAGATGCTGGCCGACCGAGACAAGGCACTACTAGTGGCACTAGGGGCTATTGAGGAGCGGGCAGTGGAGCTAAATGCTTATCACCAACGAACGGAAGAGAAGATTGCCAGTAGTTGGGGTCACGAGGCACACGAGCGTTATGCAAGCGCGGTAGCCATTGAAATCGATCGTATCAAAGATTCAATCAAGACCAGCGACGATGAGATCAATACCCGGATAGCCGAGCTAGAGAAGCCAAAGTGGGCTACGTGGATATCAGCCGCGATGCTGATGTGTACGATTGTTGGTGGGTTGTGGTTTCTCGCAATAAATCCATACCAGCAAAACCTTACTCGAATGGAAACCCAGATCGAGGCAATTCTACAAGGTAAGAATCCTACCCAACCATCCATTCACTTGAGATAGGAGGTCACCGTGGCAAATATGCAATGGAGGACGTCTGCAGGCGTTGACAACAATCCGTTTAGAACGCGTGGAGCGTTTGATCCAAACGCTCCCGACAATGCCGTAGCATTAAACCTACCCACTCTTGGTGATATCACAATATGCCCGTCCGAGGGTATTGCCGCTTATGATTCATTCACCGTCGTAGGTTCATTTACGTATGGTGGCGGAACACTAGGTGCCGGATCACTAACCGTATCTCCTGGGGATCGGCTAGCTTACATGGGCGGTGGCGCAGGTATTATTAGTAACTGGGTATCAATCCCAGAGTCTGCAATCTACGGCGCAAACGTCCAGATCATAGCACAGCGCTACGGGGCGTTTATGTGAATCTTCCCACGTTGTTTTGTAGTCCTGAATGTGAACCTTAAAGAAAGATTAACCATGGGCCACGTAGATGATTCCAAATTCACCAGGTTCCACACAAGACCCATTAGATATAATGCTGGTGCAGACCACCACGCGCGTCCTCGTCACGCCGACCGTCACCGCCGCGACCTATGCCGCGAACAAGGTCATTGGCGGCATCATGACGTTCGCCAACATTCTTCCTAGAACGCCGTTTTCCGCGCTGCTTGAGAGCATCACGCTTCGCTTCAAGGGCAGTTTGCAGACGGGCGGCTTCTATGTCGCAATCTTCGACACGTCGCCCAGCGGCACATTCACCGACACCAATACCGCAGCTATCGTCTCGGGCGATACGGCGTATCTCCTCGGAATCTATCATCTCACTAACGGCGTTAGCGTCCTCGGGACGCACACCATCTACACTATGGATGGCATCGCAAAAGCTATTCAGGGGCAGTCGTCGAGCCTCTTTGTGGTGGTGGTGCCCGATGCGACGACGGCGGCCCTCAACTCCACGTCCGACATGAGCATCTCGCTTGGAACATTGTGGGGTTGATCGGATGATCGGTACCAGACGCGCACTATTAAGTAGCACAGGCATTAAGCCTTTACTGCAATACAACTTTACCAAGTCAAGCGTGTTGCCGCCGTGGTTAGCTTTTTCCCGCGCCGGCAACGCAATGATGTTCGACAGCACGGGCACGCTGACCTATGCGCCGAACAACCTGCTAACGTATAGCAACACGTTTACAAACGCCGCATGGACAAAAACTGCCATATCAGTTACCTCCGGTATAGCAGACCCATTCAGTGGAACAAATGCTTCTACACTTACCGCAACAGCTTCGGCTACATTATACCAATCCAATACAGGTCTAAACGGCGTAAATGCAGTATCCTCCATCTGGATTAGAAGACGGACAGGAACCGGGGCTGTAACTTTATGGACTCCGGGTATTGGTGGCAATACTACGCTGCCCCTAACTAGTAGTTGGCAGCAGTTTTCTACATATAGTGTTGGCGGTGGAACATCATATTTCTATTTAACGATGTCAACCACCGGCGATGCTATAGATGTATATGGCGCGACGCTATCCGCCGTCACCTACGAAGCCGCTCCCCGTGCCGGCGATCAAGTCGTCACGGGAGCCTCCGCTTACTACGGCCCGCGCTTCGACTATCCCAACTCCACGGCGGCAGGTCTCCTGCTTGAGTCCGTGGCGGCGACGAATGTCGTCCTCTATTCCAACGACCTCACGAACACGGCGTGGGCAAAGAGCAACATCACTGCCGCGCTGAACCAAACAGGCGCGGATGGCGTCGCGAATGGCGCATCCTCAATCACCGCGACCTCAGCAAACGGAGCGGTCCTCCAGAGCATAACCCTCGGTTCGTCGGCCCGCGCACAATCCGCGCTTGTGAAGCGCATCACCGGAACCGGCGCGGTCTACATGACCACGGACGGTGGAACGACGTGGACGGCCATCACGATCACAGGCTCGTGGGCCTCGCAGACTATCCCCATACAAACGCTCGCTAACCCTTCGGTCGGATTCAAACTTGCCACGAATGGCGACGCCATCGCGGTGCAATACGTCCAGAACGAAACAACTCAACAGTCTTCGCCAATCCCGACCACAACCGCCAGCGCAACCCGCGCCTCCGAGTCCCTAACGGCCACGCCCGCCGCTCTCGGTTGGAGCGACACTACGGGCACGTTGATTGTTGAGGGGACGTTTGACCCCGTAGTCGAAAATGGCATCATCGCAAGTATTCAGGGTGTAAACATTCTAGAACTTCAGCGCGGCAACACATCCGTCGGCGTTCCGGGCCAATATGCTGGTCAGTTTGCAAGCGCGGGCGGCGCTTGGTCATATGACGCGGCGACAAATCTAACGAATGGTTCTCCTGCGAGGATGGGTGTTCAAGTCATTTCTGCGGTTCCATATCTATCTGTTAATGGTGGTGCTCTAGTAAATGGCGGCTCAATAAGCTTTCTGGCTTCAACTGTAATAGGATTTGGCGACAGAGGCGGTTCTTTCCGTCTCAATTACCACCTCCGTTCCCTCGGCGGCTACAGCGCCGCTATGTCCTCCGCCGTCTTCCGCGCCAAGACAACTGTAGGAGCTTCTTATTCATGACGCAGATCATCTTCACCGCAGTGGACATCGCGAGGATCATCGCTGAAAATTTGCCGAGTCCATATGCCCTCGACGCCGTTTGGAAACTAGATCCAGAAGATAACGCTTCCGATGTACCACAATTTTCTCTCGAAAGACAGCCGGATTACGTCGTGAGCGAGTGGTATAAGCTTGTTGAGGCAATTATGGTGGAGCTTGTCAAGCAAATAGAAAATTGCAAGGTCGAGCCAAACGACTCAAACGACGAGGGGGCAAATGGCTTCAACGACGGCATCGACGCCGCCATCGCCCAACTAAAGAAAGTTTGGAAATAAGATGAAAAAGCTCGCTCTTGTTCTAGCAGTTATCTTCGGACTATCCACGCCGGCCCACGCCGTAGAGCTGGTCGTCAATTACCCATCGACCGCAGTTCTCGTCCAACTCGCGCAGGCGCTCGGCTATTATAATGCCGCGCAAAGCCAAGTCGTTATCGCGGGTGGATTAGCGGCAAATGGTGACTACTTTATTAATGTTGTTGGAGCGGTCGTGCAAACGCCTGCAGTCTACGACACAGCCACGCCACCAAACCTAATAACTCCCGCCGTGATGGCGCCAGGGCTCTGGCTTCGTATTCGACATAATGCCGACCCCGCGATCATCACCACAAAGATGAAGCCGACGTTTTTGGCGCTAGCGGCATCGCTTGGTGCGACGATTTATATGCAATACCCAATCGGCCCCAATGATGTTAATGGTAACCCCACGCTCGCATGGTCTAGTGATGGCGTCACCATCGCGCCAGCTTGGGTAGGCTCGATCGGACAAATCATGTGAGCTGTTGTCGCCTAATCAGTGGCCCAGCCGTCTGAATCATATTGGCGCCAGGACTCCTGATCTTAGATGGTAAATTGTAAGCAACCTCGTATAAGGAGCATGTAACATGAAGCCCAACCTTCCTATCATCCACTCCCTCGCACTTGTTTTCGCACTAATCCTTAGCACCAGTGCGTTTGCCTGCGAGAATGAAGTCAATACTCCAAACGGTCTAGCCTGTATCGACAACCCCCTCGCCTGGATTCACGATCATTGTCCCGACGCGCGTGGGCAGATACATGGAACCAATGAGAAGATCACCGCCGACTGCGGACACGCAGATTCACCGAAATCAAGTGAAGGATCGCTTTAATGAAGCCCAACCTAACTACCCTGATCATCGCTGTGGCAATTGCCATTCCGCTCGCAGCCTACGCTGCGGTACCAGAGGCCGCCACTGTTTCCATTCCCTACGGTGACTGGTTAACTGCAATCCTGCAGAGCGCCGCCGCAACCTTCGCCGCCGTAGTCTCGTGGATTGTCGCAAACTACGCACCGGCCGTGATCAAGTCGTATCTCACCACTGAGGCCGTCCGCGCGGCCGTCGACTACGCCATCGCAACCATCGCCAATGCAGAGCATGGAAAGACTCTCGACCTCTCGGTCGCAAACAAGGTCATTGCACAGGCTGCGAATTACGCTATAACAAGCGAGCCAAAACTCGCTGCATGGATTGGTGATGAGCTACGTCCCCTGATTGCTGCCAAGCTGGCGTCGCTTAACATGCTACCAGCTGAATCCACAAACAAGAATCTAAACATCCGGTGACCGCGCTTGCCGTTACGTTTGGCTTCACCGCGTTTCTGACCCTCGTTGTGTTGGACCTCGGGCTGTTCAAAACCGGGATAAATCGGGTGAGTAAATTAAAACTAGCAATAGCGATATCGGTTGTTGCTATTGCATTAGCATACCTCATACATTGATAGGAGAGCAACAGTGATCACTATTGGTAACAAGATTCACGACATTCCTGTGGTGCTCTGGTCATTTGGTCGAGACGGTGGAACTTCTTTTGGTGAGATAACCCTTAAGCCTGGAGAACCACTCTCCGTCTAATCTTGCGCTGGCCCGTCATTATCTAACTACAGGAGTACTACGATGAAAATGGAAACAGATCCAGGCTACAAGTGGCCGGTTGGTTGGCGTGGACCATTAATAGGACCAGGCCCAAAAGCATTTGCTCGCTATGCTGGCTGGGTTCGTGAGATTATCTGGTTCAGCAAGACATGCTGGATTCGCGCCGTCGACGGTGGAACTACCCTAATCGGCTGCCAGCTTGAGGCTGATCCTTATAAGTGGCCGACCGACGGTTGGCGAGGACCGATGATTGATCCAGGTCTAAGCCTTTGTCGTATTACCTGGCCGGGTGGTTCACCATCACGTATTGGTGAGACTATCATCTGAATCCAATGTTAATGGCTCTCGCAGGTGCCGTCCGGGGCTTCTAATCCTATGGCCGCTGGGTTCGACCTCCCAGGAGAGCAGCCAATTCCACACAACCAGGAGCAGCTCGTGTATTAGATTACATCTCCCGCGTGGACCACCGTAGATCCTGATGGATTGATATCACTAGTCAACCAACAGGAGAGTACAATGAAACGCTATGTTGAGCTAAAAATAAAGATCATCAACCTCGCTGACGAGGCCAAGACCATCCGCGCCAACGAGATTAAGCTTACCGGCAACATGCGTGCAGATCTGCACAATCACCGCGTAACAGTGGTTCGACATGTCGCCAGGCACAACCTCTTAGCCTATGGCTTCCTGCGCGGCAAGGCTTACAAGAGCATGGAGCAGAGCTGCTACGAGAAGCCAAACTTGGAGGAAATCCTAAAGCACGTATTGAAGTTTGGTGGAGCGCAGGCAACTGCAATCCCACAAGGCGCGCTTGAGGAGAACATTTACGACTGGTATCGCGGTCGCGTGTGGCCGTCGCAGATGATGCAGGCCGCTGAGTAAACAGGAGTCTTCATGCTCAAAAACATCCTAACCGTGGTTGGCATCGCCGCCATCCTATTCATAGTCGTAACCATCGGCATTGATGTGTACGACTTCAACAATTGGGCCTTATTCCGATGATCAGAGTGAAGATGCGTCTCGCCGACGTCATCAGTCGTCAGTGGGTTGGACAGAAGGCATTCTTCCACTGCGAATACGATCCGAAGCTTGTCGAGGAGGACATTTCGTTCTCCAAGGCTACACCAACCGGACTAGCCGAGTTTGTCATCGACAACCCAGCTGCTACTGCACAGCTCGTGATCGGTGCAAGCTACTATTTTGACATCACCCCAGTACCAGTCGACCAACCCAAGGAGATAGCACATGGCAGTAAATGAACCCGTCCTAGTAGCAGAGTTGCTTGCTGCTGGCGTTCCCGACGCCTCAATTCCTAGCATCCTCGTCGCCCTCGCTGCCGACTTCTGGAACAGCAAGGAAGTTGTTGGTTACATCGCCCAAATCCTTGGGACAAACGATGCAGCAATCGTAAATGACCTCTTGCTCCACGTTGCTGAGGTTAAGAGCCTCCCACTTGGCCTACTAAACTTGGTTGGCGATCTGCGCCTACCGACTGCTACCGTTTCCCATATTCATGCTGTTCTCGCGCCAATCAGCGTCGCGATTACGGAAAATGAAAACTGGATTACGAAGACTCTCTGAGCCGATTCGGAAAAGGGGTGGGCGCACGCGCCCACCCCTTTAATTTAGCCCACTTGACAACCCGTTCCACCTGTAGTATTCTGACTTTGGCTATGAGTAAATAAAAACGATAGAGGAAAGAAATCATGGCATCACAGGTGGATGAAAAGGCGTTGGCAGCGTGGCTATCTCTGATGGCCGGAACTGTAGTAGCCTATCGTCGCAACTTGAACAGCAAGGCCCTCGCCCATCATATGCAGGGGCAGCTATCGGCAGCGATCCAAGTAATCAAGTTGGTTGGTGGTAAGGAAGCGAGCGCTCAGTTCAAGAAGATCATCACGATGATCGGGGCGAACAAGGCGCGCGGCAAGAATGGGATGCCCACGACGGCCTACGCCGAGCTGATGTATGCGGCGAAGATTTCGATGGGTAGGTTCCCGAAGCCCAAGGCGCTGAAGACTTTTTTGGAGAGCACCAGCGTCCCAGAGCCAGAGGGTAAACTTGCTAATCTCATCCTCGGAATGTTCACACCGACCGCAGAGCGCGTCGACGCCAAAGAGAAGGCGCTGGACACGAAGCTCGCGATTCTCCCAGATACCTTCATCAAGTCGATGTTCTGCCCAGAGAAGATTCCCGACCAGCAGCAACACGTCGAAGAGTTGAAGCATATAATCAAGCAGGTGACGGGCAAGCCGGGACTGGTTCTAACCCCAGAGCAGCGGGTCGCGTTGAAAGAAAAGAAGCCAAACGTTCACAAGCGTCTGGTTCAGGTCGAGGGCAACATAACCAATAGCTGGAAGACTTATGTGCGCATGCTCGTGCGTAAGAATCCAGCCGGTGCCGGCAAGCCGATGAAGATCGACCTGGTTCTCCAGGCGCTGGCGAAGGCTCACATTGATGCTCCTGCACTCAAGTCGTTTGGCCGACTATTCGTTGGAGAGGACTGCCGTCTCTATACAAGCGCAGGCAAGCGTATCAACGTCATGCCAATGCCAGGTTCGGCAATATATTGGCGCGTTAAAGGAACGGTCCTCCCGTCGGGACATGTTGTAGGTGAAAGCTACGATCCTAAGAAGGACAACGGAATCATTTTCTGGTATCGCGTCCCAGGATCGGTGGCCAAGGATGAGGGCAAGGCATACACCGAAGGCAAGCTGCAGGCAAACAAGGGCAACAAGGACGCGAAGATTGAGCACGCGCGTCACGTCGTTCCGCCGATGCGCGACAAGTGGATTGCCTTGCTAAACTCCAAGGACCGCTTCCAGCAGACCGTCGGCGCAATGATGGAAATCCTCTACACCTACGCCTGCCGTGCAGGAAATCCCGGCAACTCGACGAAGGGTGAGGATACGTTTGGGCTAACGACGCTCCAGGTCAACCAGATCAAGCCACGCAGCGGTGGCTATCTGTTGACGTATCCTGGCAAGGATCATAAGCTACAGGCCCATCAGATAAGTCCCACCAACAACATTGCAAAGCGTGTCATTGCGGTTATCCACCGCGTAGTTAGCGGGCGCAAGGGCGACGAGTATGCGTGGGTCGTAAACGGCAAACGTATTTCAAACGGCGTCATAAACGTTTGGTTCAAGAAGCTTCACATCCCGATCACAGCCCACAATCTCCGCAACATTCGCGGAAGCAATATGATGGAGAAGCTGATCAAGGATGCCAACATCCCGAAAACGGCCAGCCGTGCGGACATGTCCAAGATCATCAAGGGGCTCGCCATAAACGTTGGCGGATTGCTCGGCCACGTATCTGGTGACAAGACGACGGGCTCGACTGCCATCACGTCGTACATCCTTCCGCACATAATGGCCGCGCCGTTTAGAAAGCGAAAGCTGAAAGTTCCTGGTTGGGTGCCGCGCGGCGGTGGAGACGTTTATCCAAGTGGTCCTGGCGGCGTCCCTAGTCATACGATGCCTGAGCCAGAGATGGACAAGCAGCCCATGCCTGTGCAGGTAGCCCCACTCAAACCAGCAGCCAAACCAGCACAGAAGCCAACGGCTAAGGCCCCCGGTATCGGTCACAATCGCGGACCTTCCATGCAACCATTGCCGAAGCATGTGAAGCCAGCCGCGAAAGCACCTCCCAAGGCTGCACCGAAGCCAGTGAAGCCAGGATCACCTCCGCCGAAGTGGGTGCACACTCCTGGGAAATATGATCAGTGGTAAGTTGATATGCACCGCGCCAGTTCCGCACTTGTCAAATACCTTCGCTATCACCCACGACTACCCCTTGATAGGTGGCACGATCCATCCTGGATGTTTGGTCTCTACATCATCGTATTAATGACCGTTGGAGTTGCTACCCTCTACCTCTACATCTTCTTCTGCAAGGTCGTCTACCACCTACAGCGAGAATTTTAATGACCGACTCCCTATATGGATTTGACCTCGTGGTCACCGACAAGGCTGGCCAAACTATTGGGCTCATTCCCGTCGTCATGGACGGTGACAATGACCGCGCTGCGTTAGCCCGCCTCAGGCTACGCCAACCAAACGTAAATGGCCTTCCGACAGGTGCAGCTATTACCAGCGTACAACATCATGTCGCTCACCTAGGTCACCTATTTGCGGACCCAAACAGTCCGCTATTCGTAAAGGGCTGGAGGCCATTCGCTGGCCCGGCCGTTCCCATTGCCCAGGCCAGAGAGGCCCTGAGCCACACCGTTGCAGTCACTAAGTTGACTGTCTAAACCCATTGCTGCCCGTAACAGAGAGGATAGAAACGAAGCGCGCAAGCCTCACAACCCGCGAGCACTCCGGCTCGCAGCACCCTAATGGAGAATACATGCCTAATGCTAAAACAATCTGGATCGCCGTAATAGCAATCCTCATGACAACGATGCCATCGCTCGCGCGGGGTTATCACCACCACCATTATCGCTACTCTTACCACTACAGCCACCGCTACCACACGGCGGTCGCGGCACCAGTAGCAGAGGTGGATCCACTAACTTCCTTCCTCAATGGAATGTCGGGCGCACCACAAGCCGCCTACTCTGTTGCCTACCGCCGGTCTACTTACGTCTACGGACGTGCAGCGACCGGAATGTCAAACGCCTACCATTCGCACTTCTTTCGACCCGTGCGTCGGTCGTTTGCATATGCGCGGCGAATCCCGTTTAAGGTCTATGCCGGATCTCGCAGCCTTCTGGGAGTCGCGTCAAACTATATTGGTTACGGAAACTTCACAAATCAACGTGGTCCATGGTGCGCAGCAGCGATGCGCAAGTGGGTAGCGTTGGCCGGTGGCACTCCTGTTCAGTCTGACCGCGCCATTGATTGGCGCTACTTTGGTCACGCTTCCGAACTAAAGCCGGGTGCCGTCCTAGTCTGGAGACACCACACTGGGATATATGCTGGCAACGGTATGACGTTGAGCGGTAACGGGCGCGGAAGACGCGTCCACCTAGGCCATCACTCCCTAGCAGGTCTCGTGGCTATCCGCTCGATGTAACGCAATCGCGGGTATAGCTCAGTTGGTAGAGCACTGTCCTTCCAAGTCAGATGTCGCGCGTTCGAGTCGCGCTGCCCGCTCCAAACAAAAACCCCGGAGACCTTAACTGGTCTCCGGGGTTTTTCTGTGTCTGGATTCAGCCTATTCAAACTTAATCGCATCAAACAGTCTCTCGGCTTCAATGCGTCCTGCCTCAAGATCAGCTTTCGACCAGCGTTCCTTGCGAAACACGATTTCACCCTTCGTCTCGTCGACCCCTGGAATAATTTCACCAACCGAGTCGCGCAACTGCGCATCTCGCCGGCTAATCGTCCAGTCGAAGATCCCTCCCACAACGACAAACTTGCGTTCACATTCATCGAGCATTGAGATTGCTAGACCATACACTCGCTCTGAAGCCCGCGTATGGCCTGCTGTGATGTCTACCAGTTCGGCGTAGTAGAGCCCTGTCTCCATATCGACTTCATCGACCACACCCTGCCAGTGCTGAATTACCTGCCATTCATTCATGATCAACACCACCAGCTACGTTTCCAACGCCGGAACAAGTAGAGCCAAACGCGTGGATGCGTTAGGAATGCAATCGTGCCTTTTCCCGTCAGTGCTTGATAACCGCTCTTACGAACGGCATAACCCTCATCAACTAGGTAGTTACGACTCGCCTTGCTAGCGAGGCTGCCGTCACATACTAGCCCATCTCGGAATAGCTGGAAGGCTACGTCGAGGTCCGCCCCAGAGTATCGTGGGCCTTTGCAAGTAACAATTCTTCTGATCATTACTACCTCACTTAGCAGACGAAGCTGCGTTCGATGAACCTGAGCTGTGGCCGCAAGTAGGCATCAGTACATGCTACCCGTCCTTGCAGCCGACCGAGGTACCCGTGCTCTATGATAGATGCTGATGTCCCTGTTACCAGGTGATCGCCGTAGTCGGGAATGCTCTCGGCCCACTCAGCTATATCACTGTAGCCAATTGCAATGTAGCTTGCGATAGAACCATACTTGACAGCAAAGTCGTCTTGCGCGCTGGTAATTCCGCCCAAGCTAAAGTCGGTAATGACCACGCATTGCTCATCGCTTATCAGATTGAGTGGCCAAGTCAATGGCCCGTCGGTATCGGTATCTATTGGTAAGGGTGCGTGGTCTGTCTTCGTGACGTGGTCAATAAACGCGCGGTCCATGACGTCGGTCATCTCCCAGTCCTCTGCGAGTAGGTCGTCGTCGGTTAGCCCAGCACCACTGAGGGTTCCGTTACCGTCGTTGCGATCTATACGACTCTTGTACGTGCAGATAGTGCCACTGGGGAAGATCCCCAGCAGCGGTGCGCGGTTAACGATGAAGCTCCCACCTCTGACTAGGTAGATAAACTCGTCGTCGTCCCACTTCCCTGACCTATGAACGAGGTTTCCAGCCTTCAGTAACTGGAGGGCCTTGTCAAATCCAAACATAGTTGCTCCTACATTACGCTTGATTCGTTGGGGTCTGAAGCTACTGGTGCACATGTATGCTCGTTGAATATTTTAGGACGTCCATAGAGCGGAGGAAGATTGCGAAGGCGCTGCCGCAAACCTACGATGCCGCTACCGACTCCATACATGTAGCTACCAACGTTCCATTGGCCCTCGTTGTATGCTTCACGAGTTGTACGCTTAAACTCCATCCATATACGAATGTGTATGACCTCGGTTACAGAATCTGTACTGGACACGAAGTAGTCACCGTGATACAGGTCGGTAGCAGAATGTCGCTGTCCAAACCGACTCTCTACCCATGCGCCAAACGCCGATAGCTCTAAGATTGCACTACGTGCAGTTAGTGTTAATTTCTCATCAGTCATAGACGCAATGACGAAGTCACGTACGGCATCCTCGTGACGTGCTACATTTCGCGATTCAATCTTTTCTCCTAGCCACTCGTGTATCCACTTCATTGCTTGGTCGAGTAGCGTTGTCGCAGGTTCTGGTGGATTGCCGCGCCGATTCTTGGCAGCAGTAACCATCGCTGATAAATCATTATCGCTGATAGTATCAAACTTACTCCTGCCCGTGACAATCTGCGCGTTTGGACTGCGCCCGTCGTCGAGAATTGGAATCACGTCGGGGCGCATGTCTGCGGCAACCTGGCGGTCGAGCCACTCTGCTCGCTCCCTAAACTCTTCTTCCATCACGTCTGTATTTGACATGTCTTCTCCTTTCAAAGTTTTCTTTAGGCCGCGCTGCATCGCGAGGTATATGTCCGCGACGCTTCTTTCCTTGAATGGTGCAACAATAGTCGCGGGGGTTTTTACCGGCAACAGGTTGTGTTTGTGCCGGTAGAATCCCTCTATGTCGTCAGCGCTATCAACCAATACGGAGATGTGATCCCATGGTGGGTAGCTCTTGTCAGCCATTACTAACCCACAATCGCAAGAATGCGAGCGTCGCGCGTCTTGCTACGAACATAGCGCTTGTCGACGTCGGTCATGATGTCTAGCAGGTTACGAAGCATGACAAGGCGGTCATCGTCGCTGTAGTCCTTGTTCTCCATGATGTCAACCACGGGTGTCTGAACATTGGCCGTCTCAACATTAAGCTCACCTGGTGCTCCACGTGGAACCTGAGCGTCTGGATGCATGGCGCGGAACGCCATGTCGTCCTCGACGTGGTTCGGCGTATGCACTAGCTTGGCCTGACGCACGGCCTGTAGGCGGTCGATCTCATGCATTGCAGTGTCGTTGTCGAGTGCATGCTCGGCGTCTTCTGAACTCATCAATATGAGAACACCATTGTTCAGCTGTCGCATGAGGTCGGGGTTGCGTAGTAGCTCTGCCTTCGGTGCATAGGCAGCTAGGTCGATTGGAACAAACGTCATTGGAATCTCAATGACGAATGTCTCGCCACCCTGCGTGGACTTGTGCGGCAATAGCACGTGTGATGGAACGCCCATCAGCTTAGTTGCCTTGGTCATTACATAGACACTGTTGCTATCTTCCAGCTCCAAGTCTGCAAGGCGCATGCGAGTCTTGCCGCTAATGGGCCGTGCACCAGGTCCCTGACCATGCTTCGTAGCAACCGAACGATCTCGTGTATCATTTACCATCTGGTCTCTCCAACATTCGCAGCACCTGCTGCAGTAGCAATGCGTGGTCTGTCATCAAACCACGCCACTTCTCGGCGTTCATCTCCACGACGTCCGCCAACGGTGTTCGTTTTGATATTTCAACAATTTTATTCTCGACGCGCTGGCAGGTTCCATCCCCAGCGCAATTGACCCGGCCACATTTTCCGCATCCACTACCCAACGGGATGCACTCGGCCGCGTCTACTAGCTTGAGCCACAGTGCCAGCTTGTCCTTTCCAGCATCCACCATCTCCTGAGCGGCGCGCTCTTTGATGCCGTTTATCCGTGCTATGTCAAACTTGGTAATCTCCGTATGACCACTGTCGTGAATCATGCAGTTGCCAAGTGCGCGGGAGTTGTGCATCCAGCAGCTAGATATGCTACAGGGATCACCAACCTCCATCAAGGGCTCTACTAAGCACTTCACTTCGCGCGCGCCTTCTTTTTCTTAGGCTTGGGAATCCTCACATGCGTAACCGAATTTTTCAGTAGCCACATGCGGCATACCTCCAAACCCTTCTTTATCCGTCTCCAGTCCGCCTTTATGAATCCAAAGTTGTTTTTCATAAAGAAGGCTATGCAAAGAGCGTCCACTACGTGGTGCTCCATGTTTAGCAGCTTGGCGTGGGAGTAGAGCGCATCTAGGTCACCGATCTGCTTGAAGCACTTCTTCCACGTAGATGCCATAACAGCATTCTCGGCAACTCCTTCAGAATCACACAGCATCTGTATTCCACCGATCATTATATTTATGACCTCCGTAAGCTGCGTGCCGAATCCACGGACGGCAAACTGTTCCAACAATAACACATCGGGACGCGTATGTTTCATGAGCTTGCGCATGGAATCCCTATGCAATGCACGCTCCTCGTAACACGCACGAGCCATAGAATGGATCGTGTTTTGTATCATCCGTGCATACACGACGTCGTGACCGTCAATTACGACGACTGCAAAGTTTGTGACTCCAGGGTCGATGCCCATCACTCTCATTAATGCTCTCCCAATCCAATAAATCTTTACTAACCGTGCATACTCTAAATGCTACATTACGTTCAGATTCAATTTAATACATGGAAGCCGCCGCGCGTGCATCCTAACGGAATCACAGTTGGCATTACATTGCCACGAGATCATACCCACACGAACACTCAGGCTCGATAATGAGCCAACCACCGTGGAGAGCACTGATGTCAAGATTGAATCTAAAGAGCACTGCAACACCGGTGCTGTTCGCGGCACCAGCTGGGGGCTCCGTAGAAGTTGCTGCGTACCGCACCGAATCTGGTGATCGCCTAATTAGTTTGGCCTCACAGGTGCCGTTTAGCCCTGTAGACGGTGAACAGATGCAAGTGGCATCTTCTCGCAAGGAGACCATCACCCAGCGCCAGATCAAAAACGCATTTGTTAGCGTTGGAACCTGCGCTCACTGCCATTCGAAGCTGGTAGCATCAGCATCACTTGCCGACGTTATTGAGGCTGCCGGCGAGGAAATCCATTGCCCGGTCTGCACCTCCAGCTTCCAACCAAGGATTGACACCATGCAGCTAGTCAAAGCACTGGCAGAAGAATACACCGGTGGAGACGACGTTCCTGAGGATGAAGACTACGGTGACGACGACATCGGTGGTGAGGAAGGTGATGAGGAGCCCGACTTCGGCGACGATGAGGGTGACCTCGATGAAGGCGATGAGGGTGACCTCGATGAAGGCGATGAGGATGCTGGGATGGATGATGAAGAAGATTCCCCAGAGACAGAAGACGCTGTTGCTGCGCTAGTAGCTAGCGTGAGACGTTCCAAGCGCCGCGCCGCCGTAGCCTTCGATGAAGAGAATGACATCGGAACCGATGACGAGATCCAGGGTATTGACGGCGCGGACGGTGAAGATATGGGCGACGAAGGTGATGAAGTCGATCCCGACTTTACTGGCGACGACGCCGACGTTGACGCTGGTGGCGATGAGGGACTAGGTGATGATGGTGAGGGTGATCTCCCAGCAGCCGACCCAGACATGGTAGGTGACGACGAGGACTTGGCAGCCATTGCTTTTCTGCGTCGTCGGATCAAGCGCCGCTTAGCCGCTGCAGCTACTGAAGATGCCGAAGATGGTGATGTTGATACTGAGGTCCAGGAAGCTGCATCAAAGCTACGTCGAATTATTCGCAAGCGTATGGCAGTAGCCGACGACCTCGATGGGCTCGGTGAGGATGGAATCGGAACAGAGCCTGGTGCCGACGACATCGTTGACGATGGTGCGGGTGAGTCCCCAATCGATGACGACATGGGTGAGGACATTGGTGAGGACCAGGAGGTGGTTGCAGCACTCGCCAAGTTTGTTCGCAACGAGTATTCACGTCGTGGGATTAAGTATCCCAAGAGCGCTACCGCTGCAGAGATGGTGGATCCACTCGGTCTTGAGAACAACTTAAACTCCGACGTGACCATGGACCGCATGGACGACGTTACCCCAGGTACCGGCGAAGACATCGACGGCGAAGTGAACCTCGGCCCAGGTGGTGACAGCATCACTCCCGGCACCGACTTTACAGCTGACGATGGTGAGTTCCCACCCGATACCACTATCGATGAGAACCTACACAACGATGAGCTGTCTGGCGACTCGCTAGTCGACTGGCGTAGTGCACCGATTGAACTGGTTGCTTCAAAGCAGACGGATGACCGCTGGGTCGTATCTGGTGGGCGTCCCGTTGCTCGCCTGATTCGCGCCAAGGCTTCCGCAGGCGTCAACGCGATCTGGGAGACGGCTACACTAGAGACTTCATTCCTTCACGTTGCACGCAATGGTCTGCGTGCCGCCGACGCAAAGGAGTTTGGCTTCACACCAACTCGCTACCGCGTTACTGGAACCGATGCAATCCGAACAGCAATGCGCCGCTCGTCTGAGTTGTCAAGCGAGAATGCTCAGAAGCTGGCTAGCAAGTCGGTAGAGCGTCATCAGCAGGCACTTCGCACCACGCTGCTCGCCGCCATCAAGGGCGTTGTCCCTGAATTAAAGAATCCGGTCCGCGACCGTCTGGTTGCAGACCTTGCCAAGCTCGGGGTTCACGAATCCCGGACCATCGTCGACAAGGCATTCGCGTCCTGCGTCGACGAACTGGTGACGGGTGTATTCGCCTATGCGGATGAACTCGCTGCCAAACCCGACGCAGCCCGTAACGAGGCCGCGAACTTTGTTGCAAAGGCTGCCTTTCAGTCACGAGACATCGACCCGTCGGTCGGTCTCTCTGACAATCTCGTGAAGGGCAGCCGTACGGTAGCATCGACCACATTTACTTCGAGTGTGGTGGCTGGCCCAGGTACCGATAGTGGGGATACGTCCTCGCGCGTTCGCCTGGCACTTCGTAGCATCGGAAGGTAACACGTGAAGACGGGGGTCGGCAGAAACCGACCCCACCAAATATAAACATCAGGAGAGAACATACCATGGCCATTAACTGGACACTATCCAACCACGCAATCTCGTTTGAGCGCAACGTGGCGACCGCAAGTCAGGCTGCTCTGCGCTCAGGCATGGGACTTGCCGGCATCCTCGAAGCGAGCACCAGCAACCTCGACATAAACTACCCTGGAATGGTCGGCAAGGTGAAGTACACCGATGGCACGACCACCGACGTGTTCAACGGCATCGCTATTGCTCCCAAGAAGGAGTTTTTGATCGATACCTTCATTGACCAGGTTGTAGTTCCTGCGTCACCATATGTAGTGCTGCTTTCGCATACCACAAGCAACACCGCGCTAATCGGCGCATTCGACCTAGCCACCAACGCGATGGTTACCGTGTCATCTTCTGCCGCATCTTCGACTAATATCCAGTACGGCACCGACGCCGCTACCGGCCTGACCTCACTAACCTTCGACTCGACCCACGTTGGCGTTACCTTCAACATTACCTACCAGTACACGATGACCCTGACGCAAGAGTCCGTCAAGTATGGCGACTCATACCCAGGTTGGACTCAGCTGGATCAGCTTGGTCGTACTGGTGTAATCAGCAACGGTATTGTTGCCACCAACTGCTTCGATCCGCTTGCTAACTGGTCCGTTGCTAATACCCCAAAGGTCAAGTGCATTGCAAATGGCCTATTCACTAGCGCGGATGGTGGTGGAGCTAGCGCTGCCGGATTCGTTCCTGCAAACGTAATTGTTACGGCAGTCCCAACCTTCCTAGTTCCGTGGCTCGTCCTAGAACTAATCTAATAGTCTACGCGTAGCTAACATCGTAAGCGGCGCGTCGCGCCCATCAAGGAGAATGACCTATGACTATCAATATCATGAAGAAATCTGGTGGGGCGACACCGGCCCTAGCATCGCGTCGTCCAGGCTCAAACGAGCGCTGGTTCGGCGGGAACGGTGAGATGAACGCCGGCAGCAACGTCGAAGCCATGCAGAGCTTCGCCACGCTGATGGCTGAAGTCGCTAGCGGCCGCGTCAAGTTTGTTGATCCAGACGTTGCTGAAACGGCTACGATGAGTGCGTCAGACCGCACTCAGCTGCTCATGGACTCCTACTACGACCATACCACCGCGTCGTGGGCGGAAACTGGAGCCACCATCGGAGCGGTTCTCTATGAGACCGCAACGCGTGAGGGCTTCATGCGCCGCTTCATGGAGAAGGGTGAACTGCAAAACGGGGCTATCCCACGCGTGCAGCTTCGCTTCCAAAACGTGCAGGCAATTGTCGCTACCTCGCCAATTACCGTGCAGCCACAGATTGTCAACCAGAAATATCTCTATCCGCCAGAGTTTTACATCCTCGGCAACGTTCGCGTTGAAGAGCGTGATATTGCCCAAGGCGCTGCGGATATCATGGACGACACCTATGCTCGCGCAATCGAGCAGATCAACGTCCAGGAAGATCGCTCCTATCTCAATCTACTCGACAAGAGCGTTGGTGCTTCCAATCCAATGTTCCTGCTCTCCGGCGGCATGACTCCTTCAAACCTCGCCGCTGCTCGCACCGCGATCCTCACCTGGGGTCTGCCGGCCGAGAACCTGCTCCTGGCCGCCGACTTCTGGACGGACATCGCAGGCAACGCAGCTGCCTTCGGCAACCTGTTCGATCCCGTCACACGTTACGAGTTGGTCCAGACTGGCTTCCTCGGCACGCTGCTCGGAATGGGCATTACCACCGACGGCTTCCGCGATCCAATGCAGCGCGTTGTTGCATCGAACACGGGCTACATCCTGTCCAGCCCGGTCAACCACGGCGTCTTCACCGATCGTGGTCCAGTCAACAGCAAGCCAATCGACACCTATCCCGATGGCATCCCTGCTCGCGGTTGGTTTTTTCACGAATTATTGACACAGACGGTCGCGAACAGTCGGTCAGTTGTAAAGTTCATGCGCGTCTAGGATACGGGTGTTACCAATTTACCAAGAGGTGGGGGATACGTCCCCCACCAACCTTGCTAGATTGGATCAGTAATGAAGACCGGACCAAAACCACGTACCAATAACCAGCTTCAGGCCGCACTTGACGACAAACGCGGCAGAGGCACATATATTATAGTTGGCAACGTAGGAGCCGACGGCTATCGCATAGTCAGACATAACTGCGGAAACGAGTTCAAGGTGCGCATAGAGAATTTGATGCGCAAGAATCCCACAGCCCACTGTCCCTGTGAACACAAGCGCGTCATGGTAGTGACGCCGGAGATGCACCGAGCAGAAATACTGGACGCGCGCGGACACGACTTCGAGCTAGTAAGGTTCGTCAAAGGTAAGGGGTCGAAGTGTACCTATAGACATGTAGCGTGCGACCAGACGTTTAGGACAACGCGCGACTCATTTAACCTAACAAGGGGTTGCCCTTACTGCAACGGGTCTGGTAGTGCAGGAAAACTCACTATTGATGGTATTCAAACTGATGTTAACAAAGTTCACGGAAGCGACAATTACCAAGTTACAAGTCTAATTAAAAATGAGAATGGTCATGTGCGTAGGATAATGATCAGGCATAAGTGCGGCTACGATTACGAAGGAAGTTCAAGGTCACTTACTGCCGGCTTAAATAGGTGCCCGAAATGCTTCCCCGTCGTATTCTGTATCAACAAGAAGGTCGAGGTAGGTGGCGAGACGTTTACGTGTCAGGGGCACGAGCCAATAACGCTGCGTAAGCTCGCCGAACGATTCCCACTCTATGATATAGTCACTGCACATGATGCTGAGATTCCCAAGATACGTTACAAGTTTGAGGGAACCTGGCGGACCTATACACCAGACTTCTATATCAAGTCAAGGAACACGATCATAGAGGTCAAAGGCGTTGCTACAATGGGGCTAAATCGCGACGTCGATGGATCGTTCTTTGGAGAACATCTGCTAGAGAAGAATCAAGCTAAGGCGCGACAGTGTATCAAGAAGGGCTTTCGCTTCATAATACACTTGTACAATCAAAAGGGTCATCGCATTAAGCTTCCACTTGAATGGATCAAGATGGACAAATACCAGTTAGCCTTGGCTACTGGCCTTCCCGTGTAGCATTCCTAGTCAGAAGGGCAATCCGCATGTCAAGCCACTGTATCTTAGATGTCGTCACCGTCGTATCAAATCCCGTTGGGTGGGAGAGCCGCATCCGCCTAGCTCGTGAAGCAGTCCAGTCATGGCTGCGAGAGCCAAACGTCCGAGTTACGCTAGTCGAATGCGCGCACGGATCTCGTGAGTATGAGCTAGCCGATCTTGGCGCACATGAGCGTGTAAACTACGTTCAGGTTAAAGCCACCACTCAGGCGTGGTGCAAGGAATCGTTGATGACTCTTGGTATTAACCGATTGCCTCACGACGCGCAGCACATCGTTACCGCCGACGCCGATATCAAGTGGCGCAACGCTGGTTGGGCGACCAAGACAATCCATGCATTAGATCTCTACCCCGTGGTTCAGCCATGGAGCGTCGTACACGATCTCGGGCCAAACAACGAGCTGCTTGCCAGCTACAAGAGCTTTGCATCTCAGTATCACGCTGGTCATCCGGTAGTTCCAACGTTTGACACCAAGACGCTACAGTTGACCAACAGCCCCTACGACTATCCGCATCCCGGATTTGCATGGGGCTGGCTACGAAGCATCCTAGACATGATTGGTGGGCTATTTGACATCGGTGGTGTAGGTGCGGGAGACCATCACATGGCTCTTGGGCTAATAGGCGACGCCGAGATGTCCATGCCACCTGGAACGAATAAAAATTACCACGATGCAGTTATGACCTGGCAGGAGCGCGCCTGTGCGCAGGTCAACAAGAAGATTGGCTTTGTGGACGAGCTCATTGACCACCCATTTCACGGTCGCAAGGTTGATCGTGGTTACAATGCTCGCTGGGGAATGTTCTTGAAATACGACTTCGACCCGCATCGCGATCTAAAGCGCAACACCTACGGCGTCGTGGAGTTTTCTGGATCAAATCCACCGTTGGAGCGCGAGTGGGCTCGCTATATGACATCTAGAAACGAAGATGCCAATACCCTTAAGTGAGGACTAATAATGCCGCACCCAATCGCAGACATGCTAATCGTATCACGCAAGGCAGCACTCGCCGCCATTGCGTCTGGTGATGACGCCGCGCTGGGTAGGGCTGTTGAGCTGGCCATTAAGGTCCTGACGCACCCAAAGGCGGGCCCATTCTTCAACGCACTGACCGCCGCTATTCGGCAAGAGATTGACGACGCTGAGATGATGGGCAACGATCCTGAGGTGTTGAACAACGACGGCGCACCCGTCGATCCGCAGATACCCGACGAAACTTACGATGACGACTCAGCAGATCCAGTTGACGAGGATTCTGATGCGTCAAACCCAGCTGATGAGGGACTGGTGGACCACGACCACGTAGAGGATCAGCCAGAGGAAGAGCAAGACGCCGGTGCACCAAACCTCCAGGCAACCAGCGGAATAGCCACCTTCGTTGCGGATACTGAGCGGGTTGCGCGTCGCGCTATTACAAACTTTCGCAGGTTCACGTGACCACCGAGGGAACCCCTCGCGTAGAACGTGCTCCACTATTTGTGGAGAGCTGGGAGGGCGTGCTCGCCGTCATTAAGAAGATGTACTCTGCTCAGAGCAAGATCATCGGTCCGAAGGACATCCAGGTAATTCCAGTCGCGAATCCTGATGCATTGGAACGCATGATACTGCAGCAGGAGAAGCCGCTTGCGCTACCCGTCATCGGTGTGAGCATAATGCAGGTCGAGCCAAATACTGGCAGCTTCAATCCAACCGCCATGCGTCAGCACGGCTATCCGATGCAGGTAGACGATACGCGCGACTACTGGATCATGGCTAAGGTTGCTCCGGTCCTGATGACATTCCAGGCAACGTTTTTAACCGACGACATCCTCACCATGCTACGCATGATCGACCGCTGGATGTCCACGGAGAATTTAGCGTTTACCCTGGCCACTGAGTCAACGAAGCTGAGTTTCAAGATTAAGCTCACCATGGACAAGACTGTCACCGTTCCTACACCAGCACCTGGCGCTGGAGGCTCAGATCAGTTCAAACTTACGACCAATCTCAAGGTTGAAGCATACTCAGGCTTCCTATGGCGCTGTCCATCTATCCGCGTCATCGAACATACGGTCAATATTCTCAAGCCCAATATCAAGGTCACCGAGCAAAACTTCCTCGAAGTCATCGCGAATCCAGAGAATGGCATCGTGGTTGCTGAGCAAAACTTTACCAAGGTCGTCAACGAACCAGAGTATTAGCAGTTCCGACCAATTTGAAGTACGAGCCCAACTACTGAGGAGACTGCACTTGTCTGGACCGACGTTTACCATGCGCTCCACGATTGAGATTGCCGAGCGTCTTGCGCGCCGTCTAATCGGTAATGTCGCGGCTTACTGGGCATGCACGACCTATTCGGACCAGGTATTGAGTCTTGCTCCAGGTGCTATCACCTACCTTCCTACAGATGGTATTGCCGTGGTAGTTGACTGCGACGCCAAATTATCACTCATTCTTGGGTGGACGCAGACCCTGCCAGTTGCAGCCACTGTTGAGATTCCAGTTAACCAGCTAGCAGTAGTATCGAGTGCTCTTGCGGCACCATACATCCGCAACGCTGCCTCCACCGGAACCCCAAGCGCCCTCGCGCGCATAATTACACTATCCTGAAACAAGGAACCCACCATGATCATATCAAACCCCAAAGACCACGCCATTGTCCTGAAGTCGTTTGACGGCGATAGCGTACACGTTCCAGCTAAGGCCATGCGAGTCAGGGTAGCTGATAAGTTTGGCTGGCACGTTCCAAACCACGTGCGCGTCCACGTCGACAAGAATGCCAAGCCAGAGCTGATCGATCCAACGACCATCGTACCTAGCCGCCCAATCCCAGAGCCGTCTATCCGTCCGCCGAAGAGTGCAGAGGAAGCGGTAAGGCTCCGCAATGAGATCGGTGCCATGCGCTGACGGTGTTAAAACTTATGAGAGCCTTGGTGTAGACCAAGCCACACGTAATACAGGAGCAATACCATGACTTTCAGAGTTTCTCCCGGCGTGTGTAGATGAAGTTCAGGGTCGATCCAATCAAGCATCCAGATCGTTGGTGTAGACATTCCCTCGCATTGAAGGGAGTGTCAATAGACATGGTACTTGAGTGGGCAAATACGGTACAGACGGAATTGCCACAACAATCTACCTCTCAGCTTATGTCCTATGACGAGCTTGCCTATATTACGCGACGAATGGTTCTAGGAGACCCACCACATATTGCACTAACTAGGGTCGGTGTTCCCTGTGGATTCGGTGCTCGCGAGGTTGCTTATAAGATCCAGAATGTACTAGTCAGTAACAACTTAGTGGTAAGGCCCTCGCGCAAGTTGCCAATCCTAAATACGGCCCGTCTAAACCGGATAATTGATGGTTTATGGATACCACCAGATTGCTTAGTTGGTATTAGGACGCAGTCGCGTAGCGCAAATAGGTACAACATCTACTACATGATCTACCTACGCCAGATAAAAGACCTTAGCTCGATTCAGATTCAACGTCTAGCCGGATGTCCACGGGCCAAGTCGCTTCTAACTGCGTATGGAATGTGGAATAACAAGCGGGCTAAGCAGAGTCGAAGCTATGCTAACGGACGTAAGCTACACGCAAATCCTGTACGAGTTGAGTGGATTCATCCAAACCGACTTGTTGTGGACCAGCCGTTAGACAAGTCGACCTATCGCATGAGGGTTCGACACTATACTAATGTCATGATATCAAAGTACGGCAATCTAATACGCAACGCAAAAGATTTAAACTCGAAGGGTTACGTCGTCGATCATATTATTAGTGTTGCCGACGGCTACTCACATGATGGAAAGCAGACTCCGTGGAGCATGCTATGCCACCCAGCAAACCTTCAGGTCCTTTCTTCTGCCGATAACAACTATAAAGGTGGTGGTAGTGAGATGTCGCCAGCTAAGTTGGAGGTAGCTATCCGCCAATTTAGTAAGAGGCATGGAACAGTTCTCATTCCAATAGACACCACATCTCTCGAATCCGTCAGGATGAAATACTCCGCGATGGGCTTAACCAAGCAAGGAGCAACCTCATGACTTTCAGAGTGTCACCCGGCGTTAAGGATCGGCGCCTGAAGTAGGTAACTACCTCAGCAAACTCTTCTAAACGGGGAACGGTCACTGACCCAATCCCGTAGGAAAGAAGCCTACCAGCTAGTCTGGAAAGCGGAAAACCTCTAACGACTATCCCGCAAGGGAGTAGAGCACAAACGATTGGTGCTCGAAACGAAGAGGGTCCTTACAGGACCGTGATATAGTCTGATCTGCATGGCAACATGCAGCAGCTCGAAAGAGCGGGTGGGGCGTAGTGAACCCCGTTGAACATTTGCTATCCACGCATCATCGACGACAGCCTACAGCCATCCTACGTCAATGATAGCATCGGAGCCATCGTTGGTGCAGCAATGCGTGGGCCAATCGGTCCAAACTTCGTATCGAGCTACAATCAGGGCGTTCAGACGTATGGTCTGCCAAACCCACAGATCGGCTACATGTTAGACTCGGCCTACGCCTTCCTGTTGGAGAGCACTAGCCTTTGGATGGACCGCGTGGTATCTGCCGATGTTACCTACGGTCTCGGTCTGCTAAGCAACAACACTATTGGTGGTAATGCAGCCGGCACAAACTTCACTACGATGCCAGCGGGGTCGCAATACGACTACACGCAGGTCAATCGCGACGTCCAGGACATCGAGTTTACCGGCCTATTCGTCTCCGGTAGCGTCTGCACCATCACGATCAACAGCGTATCTGGTACGGTGGTAAACTTCGCCACAGATCACAACACGACCATCAATGCAGTAGCCCAGTCGATCCAGACCGTGCTCGACGGTCTCGCCGGTGGCGGGCTCGCTTATGTAGTTCCGCTCGGAACAAATTATCCCATCATCCGCGTAATCTCTCCTGAGGCCATTGTAATGACAATCTCAGCTGTCATTACCGGCGCGGGTGCTCCAACCTCGAACATTTACGAAGCCGACTGGCTCGCGTTTGTCGTTGCGGAGAATCCAGGATCATGGTCGGCCAAGGGAAATTCCTACGGCCAAGCTGGTATCGCATGTGGAATCACAAACGTCGACGTTGGAACTCCGCAGCGCGTGCAGCTAAGCTTCTCTGGTGCTCTGCTAATAAACAACGTGGTCACCGCTACGATCAATGGCACCACATTCTCCGCGACGTTTGACGGAACTACAAACGCTACCAACAATGATACGCTGACTGCCCTCTGCGCAGCCTACACCACAGCGTTCCCTGGTGCTACTGCCGCCGTAACAAATGCCAACAACGGAACGTCTGGTAACCGCATCGTCACGCTCATTGCCCCAGACTCCGCTACAATACTCTCCATCTCCGCTCTAGCTGTTACGCTCGGAGTGACACAAGCTACCATCACCTATACGGTAACACTAAACAACACGCCGAGCACCAACGGCTTCAACTTCGTGGTCTATGAGAGCTTCACGTTTGCTCAGCCGACAGAACTCTATTCCTGCACCTTTGCCAACGGCATCGACGGTCTCGGCAATCCTACTGGGTTTGAGTATGTAATCAATACCAGTGCAAACGCCTCGCCGCGCGTGAAGGTGAATGTGAATCCACTATTCTCTGGAACGGTAAACGCCGCGACGCAGCCAGTATGCGCGCTAAACACCGCATGCTACCTTGGTGGTGGATCGGACGGCTCCCTACCATCGACGGCACAGGTCGTAAATGGCTGGGCCGACTTTGCAAATACCGACCAAGTCACAGTTCGTATCCTGATCAACGGCGGCTATGCCACTCCAGAAGTGCATCAGTGTATGCTAAACCTCGCGGCTGCACGCATGGATTGCATCTCTGTTCTGGACATGCCGTCCGATCAGCAGACTCCAGCAGCGGCTGTAAACTACCGCCAAAACGTGATGAACATATCAAGCTTCTGGGGCGCAATCTACTCTCCAGATATCCTGATCTACGATTCCCAAATGGGCGCGCGCCGCTATGTTCCACCAAGTGGACTGGTTGCATGTCAATACGCCTACACGGATAAGGTCGCCGCCGCTTGGTGGGCCCCAGCCGGTCTCACGCGCGGTCTCATCAATACAGCACTAGCCCTTCGCGTGACATACGTCGAGGGTGATCGCGACCTGATGTCGGCGGCGCAGGTAAACTGTATCCGTAAGTTTGGTGCAGCCTTCACCATCTGGGGCGAGTATACGCTTCAGCAGGAGATGAGTGCGCTTCAGTCGGTGCCGGTGGTTCGGCTCATCATCATCGTAGTTACGGAGTCCGTAAACGTCTGCGCCTACTCGGTGTTTGAGCCCAACAATCCATTCACCTGGCACACGATCCAGACCGTCGAGAATGCGATCCTGCAGCCAATTGAAGACGCGATGGGGATAACCGACTTCTACGTCCAGTGCGACGCGACGAACAACACGCCTCAAGTGATCGACCAGCGTGTGTGTAAGGTAGCGTTGTGGATCAAGCCGACCCTCAGCATCTTGTACATCCAGCTAGACGTGGTTGTTACGCGTCAGTCCGCCACCTTCACCATCGAAATGGCTGCCGCGAATGGTATGTACTAGTACGACCACAAGGGGTGGCTAGAAAGCCGCCCCTCCTACCTGAGGATTGTGCAATGACACTTTTTGCAAAGATCCCACCCAAGAACACGGCGCGGATTCGCTTTACACTAGGTCGTAAGAATCTGCTTTCAGAGTTTATCGTCCTGGAGCAGGGTGCGCAGTTCGCCCACGCCGAGGCAGTCCTTTCCGACGGAACGATAGTTGCGTCAATCATAAACATTGGCGTGCAACACTACCCAAACAACGAGTGGTACAACAGCGGAACCACCGATCAGCAATTCATTGACCTGCCCATGACGGCTGATCAATACGCCAACTGGGTCAACTACCTATTCAGTATCGTAGGTTCCAAATTTGACGACGAGGCTGCCATCGGCATACTATTTGGGTTGCCGCTCCACTGCGCCAAGGAGTTTATATGCTCCATGGTGGTAATCAGCTCCCTGGTCAATCCCAAGGTCAAGTGGTGCCGCATGCTAGACGCCGATCAGATCACTACACCCACACAACTCCTATGGATGTTGAAGGCCGACAAGCGGTGCATCGTTCACCCACCGGAATCCGAGAGCAATCCATAGTACCAATTTTGATCATGCCATCCGGCTTGCTACCAAGCCCACTACCATACCAGGAGAACAACCATGGCCGGCATCGCATATTCGGCATTCAACGCACTGCCCGACATCATCCCGACAGATCGATTCCAACTGCTGATCGTCCCTATCGGCGGCACTGGAACCAACGCTGACCTCATGTTGCGCTGCCAACAGGTAGTAGTTCCTGAAGAGAGCATTGAGCCGATGCTGCTTCAGATCCACGGTATGGAATTTAGCTATCGCGGCCGGCGCGTCTACGACAAGGCTCTTGGAGTTTCGTTTGTAGAGACGTCAGACATGATCGTCAGCAGCACCATCGCCACGTGGATGGAAAACATCGTCGGTGCCGAGTCTGAGGACAGCGCGACCGCCAAGGCTGGTTACGTCACGGTCGGAACGCTAAACGTGCTCGACAACACAGGCGCGACTGCCCTCGCCTACCAGTTTGATAACCTGTGGCCCAGCCAGAAGCCACAGACGCAGCTGGACGGCTCCTCTGCCAACCCCTTCATCGTTCAGGTAACGTTTACGTTTGACCGCATGCGCCTAAACGGCGTCACAGTGATATGATCCATTACAAACATATTTGCAGCTATATTCAGTAATGCATCCACTACCTCGACGCAGTAACCCTCTTGTGAACCTGTAAGTTACGTTGCGTCGGAAAAACTATCGGCATCAGCCATAGAAGGGACGCACCGTCATGAGCAGAATCACCACCACACACGTATGGACCGAGCTAGTCTGCCATTGCGCAGCTTGCTCGGTTTTGCGCGTCTATGAGGTCATATGATGGCTGGAATATCTTACACAAACATCAATACGAGTGTAACACCAGCACCGTCGTGGCGCTTTATCGTGCAGTTTCCTACCATACCTGGTAGTAAGGTAACGGCGCAACAGCTATCGTTTATGGTGCAGCGCATAACCGCATCTCAGAAGAATCTAGACGTCGAGCCAATCGTATTTCAGGCAGGTGTACGCCACTTTCCCACCGGCTGGTCGGTCGATAACATATCACTGACGTTTGCGGAGGATATCAGCTACGATGTCGCGTCTGCGTTCCGTTCGTGGATTGACATCGTCGTCTCTGATAATGGGGTATTTGGTCTCCCCGGTGGAACCAATGGTTATAAGCAGCAGATATCGCTGCAGGCAATCGACTATACAGGAGCGGTAGATTGCACGTTTACCTGGACCGACTGCATGCCTGCGAAAATTGATGGTTACGACTTCGATGGTACTGCTACCCAGCATATCATGCCAACAGTGTCGTTTGCAGTAGATTCAATCGGCGTACTAACTCTAGGTAATACGGCAACACCAACCTTCACCACCGTTACTGGATAATTTAAACCTGTAAGAGGAATACAACATGTCGTCAAAATTTACGCCCAGGCCAGGTCGCCCGGCAAATGCCAAGTTGGCAGCGGAGATCCAGGCAGAGCGCGACAAGGCAAACGCCGAGTTTCGTAAGCACTTAGCTGTCAAGGCCGCTCAGCCGCCACAGCAGGCATACGTCGAGCTGGTTCCAGATAAGAACCCAAACCCGACTGAGGAGTCTACGCCACTTGATGCATCGGGCGTAGTGCTAGACTCGTCGTGGGAACAGGTAGACCTGCCATCGAGCTTCATCTTCTACGACTGGTCTAGCATCAGCGTCCGTCGTTTTGAACCGATGGATCAGGCGAAGCTGGCTCGCGCCGTGCGGCACAAGAACATCTCACTGATTCTCGACGTCATCGCCAGCACCTGCAACCGTGACTCGCGTGAGCTATCCATTGGCGACTTCCGTGCCCTGTGCCTGTGGCACCGCCGCAACAGCTACGCAAATACGAGCGTCAAGGTGCAATGGCTCTCCTGGTATGGAAACAGAATCGACGTAAACGTCAACAGCACGAACATCAAGGAGACGCGACTCGACAAGAACCGTGCCGACTACCTGGCTGATATCAGCAAGGGGTTTGCGGTTCCCACAGCACGTGACCTAGAAACCGTCGAGATTAACGCCATCGAAGAGGACACGATGTACCTATTTGACCGGGCGCAGTTCATCGACCCGGCTCCGCTGTCTGCTGAGATTGAAGCGCTGAAGTCGAAGGGTGATCGCATCCCAACCGTAACTGCACGTATAAACCGCCTGCAGGAAATCGGAAGGGGTACCAAGTTTCAAATCTTCGAGGACATCGACAAGTTTGCTGAGACGTATCAAAACTTCGGCCTTCAGGAGATTGCCTCCATTATCGATACCCAGTTTGAGCCGGTAGCTGCGTTGGAATTTCTGCGCAACTCAGACTCTGAGGCATCGCTGGCAGAGGCCAAGCGCATCCAAGACTTGATTGATGCAGGACAAACTCCAAAAGCTAAGGCCGAGGAGGTGCCACTGGCCTTCAACCTCTTTAGCATGTTTCCCTATATCTAGCCTTGAGGATGTGCTGAACCGCATGTACAATGTGGCGATGCACACGAAGCTACCAGTGACCGGCATACCGTTCTCGTGGTTCATGCATTGGAGCAACATCCTAGAGACGGACCTATCACAGGCGAGGCTCGTTGCATTGACAAACAAGAACAAGCCCAAGAGGCGCTAACGGCATGATATCAGTATCACAAGCAGCATCCTTTATGCAGAAAGACCGGGGGGCCAAGGGGCACCCGGTCACTGAGGCGACTCTTGTTCTAAGCAACAAGAGCGTAGGTGCAACGCTGATTGTGGGAACTGTTATTCAGCGACTGACGCGGCTTACCAAGTCGGTCGAGAAGGTGCTTGCTGGGCAGAAGGCTGCCGCTACCGCTGCCGCCATAACAGCCAGGGATCCAGCTGCACCTTCCGAGCGTGCCAAGGCTGTCGCTGCGGCAAACGCTAGTAGCCCAACTAGTGATAATGGTGCAACCGCATCAACCGGTGGTGGTGGTGGAGGTGGAGGAGGAAGCAGCATCCTAGACTTCGCTGAGGGTGCGCTCTTTGCTAAGTATGCCAAGCCGTTGCTGAGCAAGGCTGGTAGGCTCCTTGGCATGATAGCCGCCCCACTAGCTACCGCGCACGGTGCCTACGGAGTCTACAGCAGCCACCGTAAGACTGGTCGCACAAGCCTGTTGTCCGCCGCAGAGATGGGTGGTGGGTTTGGTTTTATGGTTGCTGGTATTCCAGGTGCCGTAGTTGGTGCTGCGGCTGGTGCGGGAACGGCCTGGCTACTAAATACCACGCAAGACATATGGGAGCACGGTAAGACTAGCTGGGGCCGCGTCGGTGCTAAGATTGTTAGCGGCTGGACGCGCGTGTGGGACCGTGCCACAGATAAGATTAGCAGTTCGTGGGAGTCGACACGATCCTTTATCGCGGATACTGGGAAGTCTGTAATAGACGGTGCTAAGTCGGCGTGGGAGAGCGTGACCAGCGGCAAGGCACTATCCATCGCTGGTCATATGATCCAGGAGACGTGGGAAGGAATCAAGACGTCGGTCAGCAAATACAAGACCATCATTGGCGAATGGATGTCGAGGCAAGGGACAAACCTAAACGCGTGGCTGGATACCGTATCTACAAATTTACGTGCAGCGATCAGCGTTCATAACCTATCGTCACTGGCACTTGAGTGGTTAGGCGAGCTGAAGAAGTGGGTGCTGTCTAAGCTGCCAACGTGGGCCGGCGGGACTGGTGGTGAGGAGTCTACCTCGAAGACGCCCGCCAAGAGTGGTGCTGGTGGTAACGAAGGTGCATCGGCACCAAAGATGAATACCCAGGGGTTTAATGGGCAGCGTCATCATCCAAGCGTTGGTGGATACACCAACACGCCATCGGGAAAGTCGCCAAACCTTCCACCTGATCTGACGACCGTTCCGCTACCCAATGCGTATGTAGGCCCAGGCCCACAAGCCGATCCTACAAAACCCACTCCTGGTCAACCGGCGATTGGAACAGGTCCAGCGCAGTTTGGCTTTGGTCCGGCTGGAACGAACACTACTGCCACCGACATGTTTGGTGCGCAGCAAAACAACGCGACGCAGACACCGACACCAAAGGGTGGTTATAGTGGTACGCCGCAATCGCCAGCATTCATGCAGCAAGGTGGTGCACTTGACCTCCCACGTCAGGAAGGAACACTTACACCAGCAGGGTCGACCGCCGCCCCAGACCAGGGTGGGGGAAAGCAGGTTCCAGGAGACCCTACCAAGATTAACTGGGCAAGAGGCACATCCAATTATTCTGCAGAAAACTACCAGCGCGCCGCAATGGTAATGAACGCTGCTCGGTCGTCTGGGGCCAACCACGCGGCTGCTGCCGCTCTTGCCGGCAACGCTAATGTCGAGAGCCAAGGGTTCAAGAGTAGTGCTGAGAATAATCATGGTGAGCGTAGTTTTGGCCTGTTCCAGTTAAACGGTGACCGCCAGGATGCGTTTAAAAACTACGCTGCACAGAACAAGCTGAATCCATATGACCACAAGGTCCAGGTCGACTATGCCCTAAACCACGAGCCATCTAGCCTATCGAAGGTATCTCCCAAGGAGATGGAGGAGTTTAAAAACGGTAAGGGAACGTCGCAACAGAAATCAGACTGGTGGCTTCAGCACTGGGAGCGTGCGCGAGACCGCATGCCAGGTGGTCAAAATAGTCGCGAGCGCGGCGCACTAGCAGGAAAGTATGGCGACTATTACAGCAAGCTAGCAGACAATCCTGATGGATCAAAGGCTGTTTCATCCTCACCACATGGGGTTGGTGTAAAGCCTGGTGGAGGATCAGCCGGTGGTGCTGGTGCATCCTCATCGTGGGACCCTAAGACTGGTGCGCCGGCGCAACCAGCGGCGTCGACGCCGCAGGGAAAGATTGATCCCAAGGCCCAGGAGGCCATGCTCGCAAACGCTAAGGACATCGCAAAGCGTGACTGGGCTGAGGGAACCAAGCGTCCAAGCTACGGTGCGGAGGGAACTAAGAGCATGCGCGGCGGTTGCGTTCAGGGAGCACTGAGTGCGGCCTCCGCCATGACAGGTGGAACCAAGTTTTCTCACAGTGGTGACGCCGACGCCTATGCAAACAATGGTGTGTTGCAAAAGAGCGGTAAGTATGCAGATGCACAGCCAATCGGTAAGGATTACATGCACGACCAGTCACAGTGGAAGGTTGGTGACGTCGTCTCTGCATCTGGTGGGCATGCTAGTGGAAAGGGTCATATCCAGACTTACATCGGAAATGGAACTTGGGTATCCGATGGAAAGCAGTCCAAAATTCTACCGGGTTACGACAACTACACCCTGCACCGCTTAAACGATACCGGAAATGCCAGTCTCGACCCAGCATTCTCCTCTGGAAATAAGAATGCAGACCCATCTCAGAATCCAGCTGCACCAGCAAAATCTGGGAAGTCGGATGGTTCTACACCAACCAACGGACAGCAGGGCCAGGCTACACCAGCGCAGCCGGCCGCACCAAATGCAACAACTAAGTCGGTGAACAAGGCGAGCGCGGCGGACCCTGCTGATCCCACGTGGGGCGGCACACCAGCAAACATGGCAGCTGGGGGAAATTCAGCTACGCCCGCAACTAAGGACGTTGCCTCTTCAGATACGCCTACGCAAGCAAACGTATCTAACACAACTACACCAGCTGCTAGTGCAGAGCCTGCTACAGCTACACCTGCGCCTGCGGCCGCAACAGCTACGGCCTCTAGCACGACCTCTGCACCGTCGGCAACTACACCATCAGATGCTACGGCGGGGAACTCAAACACTCCGAGCGCGGCAGCTACACCTACATCCAGCGCATCGTCTGCACCTACGCCCACTCCGACTACAACAACAACTCCTACAGCTTCAGCATCGGCGTCGGGCGGTGGTGGGGGAGATACCGAGCCGTCGTCGCTCGCGGAATCAAATCAATCACCGCCTGCACCAAACAATGAGTCGGAGGGTAAGGCGAGTAGTGCTGATTCCTCACGCGGTGTTGGTGTTGGTGACATTAGTATAGCAGACATCGCGTCGTGCCTACAGGCTGGTGCAACGTCGCTCGCCCTAACAATCCTATCGTGAGGAGGAACTGATGCAGGCATCGCTTACACGCCTTCTCCGAGACATCCTCAGCGGTGGCAATGCCGCGCCCTCTGCAAAGGAGGCGCTACTAATCCCTGTTGACAATACCACGAGCCTGTCGAACACGCGCTTGCAGTCGAGTCGGCTATTTGACAGGCTCGATAAGGCGTTTGCCGCGATAGCAAAGGGCAGCGCCGCCGCGCCGGCAAAGACTGCAAAAGTCGCCAAGCAGAAGAAGGTCAAGACCGCAGCTGTAAAGCGCGCTAAGGTCGGATCTAAGCTACACGGCAAGGGCGACATTGTTGGTGCGCTCATTGGCGCTGGTATTGGACTAGCTGTAGCTGCAATCCAGCATAATAACCAGCACAAGAACGGCGCGATTCCTGGTCAGCGACCAGAGCATGGTGAGGGCGACGGCGGTGAGAGGACCAAGGAGATTGTTGACTGGGCAGCGAATAAGGGAACCGAGCTGCTTGAGGGCATCGCATCAGTAACCTGGAAGCTGGTCAAGTATGGGTATGACCTCGTAGCTGATGCATTATCTCACGTAACCGTCGATTCCGTAACAAGCTTTGTCAAGGGTGCTGCCAAGACTGGGTGGAGCCTCATAAAATCTGGATACGGACTAATCGCTGGTATTGCTGAAGCAGAGGGCAAGTGGGAGATTACCCAAGCCGCGAAGTTTGAGTCGGACTCTAAGCCGTCGTCCTCCGACATGGACATCAAGCCAGACGACTCCAAGATTAAGGCCAGCATAATTGATGGCGTCAGGGATGCCGTATGCTCCTTCTGGGAGAGTGCTAAGCGTGCAATTAAGGACTGGTTGTGGACGCTGTTTGGTATCGGGTATGATTCCGTCGCCACACCAACTGCAACCACTGGTTCTGCTGAACCGTCTTCTACACCAGCGGCAAAACCAGTACCCACAACCCCAGCCACAGGTGTGGTTGGAACCACACCTGGCTCGATGCCGGCGCGTGCTGGTGGAGGTCCTGTTAACAAGGGCCAACCCTACGTCGTAAACGAGCGTGGCGGCGAAAAGTTTAAGCCAGCTGGCAGTAGTTCAGCACAGGGCATAAACTCTAGTGGTCCAGCGGTATTCGTTCCACCGAAATCAGGAACTGTCGTTCCCCATGGTGCCTCTGGCTCTGAGACTCCGCACGGTAGCGCTCGCATGTTAGATGCTATATCCAAGTCGGAGGGAACCGCTGCTGGAGGTGGTGGCCACGAGTACGACTCTGTATTTGGCAATGGAAAGTATGGAAAGTCGGATACACCAATAACGCAGATGACGATTAATGAGGCTATCGCTGACGGTGTAGAGCGCCGTAAGGCCCAAGCAATGGCTTCCAACAAGCAGGGTGGGCACGTTTCGTGGAACAAAACGTCTTCAGCTACTGGTCGTTATCAGATGACTGGTACGACTACTGCAGAGATGGCACAAAAACTTGGTATGGATCCAGACAAGACGAAGATGGATAAGGCTACGCAGGATGCTCTAGGAGCCAAAGCTGCAACTACTGGACCGAAGCTCGGTCGCTGGGAAGGTCTCAAGGACAATCCCGAATACATGCCAGAGGCTCGCAAGGGCTTCAAAGAGATGAAGGCTGAGCAGGCGACGGCGAGTAGGGCGAGCCCAACTACAACCATCACACCTGTTACTATACCACCCACACCTTCGGCTCCTACACCAGCTGCCCCATCAGGGTCGGCAGTTGCATCAAATTCAGCAATGCCGTTTATATCCCCACCTATCACGTCGTATGGTGCAAAGCCCGATCCAGCAATTGGTAGCGGTAAGAGCGTTGAGTTTTCTTCGCGCTCGCCGAAGCCACCAGCCGACAATCCCAAGGCCGTTCGTGCAAACGACGCGGCGGCGACAAGCACGGTCGGTGGTTATGTTCGAAACATACAGGGATCTTCTGGTAGTGCTCAGCGTCCAGGATACTCCAATACCAACATCTTCACTACCCCAATAGGACAACAGCCCGCACCAACCACTGCCGGTGTCTACTCTAGTCCAAATGCGAAAGGAGCAACTCCAGGATCGGTTTCCACCGAGAACTATCCTTTTATGCACAAGCAAATGGGGACCCAGCCTAGTCACGGCAGTATTGACATGCGTGCTGATGAGCGCAACTTCCCAGCAATCCCAACAGCTACCACATCACCTGCCGCCCAACCACTTACGTCGCCCCAGCCGATACAGCAGAGCGATGGTGCTAGCGCGCAGGCCGTATCAGAACCTCCGGTCGTGGCTGCCGACCGGCCGCTGCCTGCAACTACCCCTAGTGGCTCTCCGAGCCAGGGTAATGGGAATGATGGTGGTGGGTCCGCGTTCCCAAGCAATGACGGTGGTAGTGGTCAGGGATCATCAGATTTCTTCGTGAATAGCAACAACCGTAATAACGGCAACACCGCTGGCCTTATCTGCATGGGCTCTCAGTTTGAGAGATGATAACAGGATACTCATCACATGGCCGCATTAGGACAGAATGCTTCATATTTAATCACTATCCAGCAGAATGGATCTGGGCTCACAGTTCAGGCAAACGCGCAGGCGAAGCTGACGCTGAAGATTGACAACCGCTGGGTCAACATCCTAGAGGCCATTGGAATATCAGGTGATAGTGGAGTCGTTGGTTCCGCACTCGCAAACGCCGCCAACTTAGGCCAGATATTCTCAGGTAACAACTTCCTACCAAACTTCCTCACGTCGCACGTGTGGCGTGGATCAAATGGGCTGGACATAAACTTGAGCCTGCGATTCGATGCATGGGACAATCCGGCCAACGACGTCCTAGCACCAGTAGAGAATTTGATACAGATGTACTCACCGATGCGGGGAACTGGTGACAGTATCGGCACCAGCATTATCGGATCGCTATTCATGATGCCTCCAGGACCTACTCCGCTAGAATACTGGAACTCTGGAAACAGTGCTCGCGGTATGATTACCATAGCGGTAGGAAAGCTAATGATAATCACCGGTCTAGTGCCGACGACGCTTGACTGGGAGTTTGAGAATAGGTTTGAGACGAGTGGTTATCCTGTTGCGGCAAACGTAAACGTCGGACTGATGAGCTATACGATCCCTGACCAAACAGAAATTCTATCCTACTTCAAGCTAGCGGCTGGTGTTCAGCCGTCAGCTGGCGCAACGTAAGGGAGGCTCACGATGGCATATAAGACTCCCCTTCCACCGGGCTATGATCCCACCTACGAGCTATCGTCGATAGTCGCGACTGTAGATGCGACAACCCCAATGGATGAACTGATTCGCCCCGGAACCACCAACTGGCTAGTAGACGCGTTGGACCAGCGCTTCCTCGACCTGCTGCAGAGCCTCACCTCATGGACTCCTGTGGTGTGGCGCGGCGGAAAGATTACGACGTTTTGCTACACCCACTATGGGGTGCAGAACATGTGGCTGATCCTGCTTGCCTACAACGGGCTATCGTCGCCGATGCAGCTACGTCCAGGGATGTTTTTGCGCCTACCGCAGAAGACCGCAATCGATGCCTATCTGAAGACGCTGGTTCCGCCCGCCGGTGTTCAGATCGGTACCGTGATCACGATATGAGGCGCTACAAATGACTTTTCGCAACGTCGACACGGGGGAATTTGGACTGCTCATCAATGGCATGGATATGTTGCTGGGATCAGACGGTCTAAAGTCGTGCACGATCATCGACAATACCACGTCCGCCGCGCCAACCGTATCAATGACGTTTTTAGACGCGCGACGCAAGGCGGTCGCCGCTGGGGCGTTTACCGACGGCTCGAAGATACAGGTGATCATGGGCGATGGTCATAACGCCCCCGTGACCTACAACTTCCTACAGTGGTCGCTTGCAGACTCCGCCGCAAACGTCGCTGGAGAGACAGCTACCATATCGGGCGTGGCAGACGTGCTTCCGTGGATCTCCAAGATTAACACCAAGCGTTTTATCGGCAACGTATCCGACGTGCTGCCTCAGCTAGCCCAGGCCGGTGGAATCAATCTTACTGACATCGACGCAACCCAGGATAAGATGACGTGGTTGCCAAACAGCAAGACGCTGCATCAGTTCGCGCGCGACCTTCAAGACCACTCATGGATGGGTTCAGGGGCCTCTCCAATGCTAGCTGTCACTAGTCAAAATGGCCAGTGGCAGCTGCGCATGAAGGATATTCTAAAGCAGGGAAGTAGTGGAACACCGATGGCCTCGCTACCATTCGCTGCGACAGGTGACATACTAATCTACGACTATCGTGCTCACTCCGATGCGATGTTCTTCAACACGTGGGTCAACTACGGCTACAAGGTAATGCAGGAACAGCTAGACGGGACGCTCAACAGATTTCTCGGAATGAACATTACATCCCAGACATCCAATATCGGAATTAGCTCAGCTGCATCTTCGGCCGTAGGTCTAGTCCGCTCGCTCTATCATCCGCCAAACGTGGGTAATACGCACGCAAACTACGCGCAGGCCGCTCACAACAACCTCAAGGCGCAGGCGGCGTTTACGACCACGGTACATGCTATGACGGGTCAGCAAACGACTTACAAGTTGTTGGATGACGTGAAGGTAACTCTTGCGCAGAGCGATGGAACGATTAACACCGCCTATAGCGGTATGTATAAGGTCAGCTCAATATCGAGGCACATGTCTAAGGGCAGCTATCGGGAGAAGTTTGTGCTAATCAGCCAGGGCATAAACGCTCAGTTTACGGGAGCATAGAATGAGCTTCGCAAACCCAACACGTCTACTCTCCGGTCGTAACCTCGCCGGCACGCGTCTACAGGGATTCGTAGTCAACAATGACGACTCGCAGGATCAGGAAAAGGTCAATCAGGAGCAGCAGCGCATCAAGGTTCGCATCCCTGACCTGGATGATGATATAGAGAGCGATAATGACCTCCCCTGGTATGAACCGGGAAACTTACCGCAGTACGGCGGCACCAACAATGTCGGCTTCCACGGCGCTATCCCTCCAGTAGGCACCAAGGTATGGGTTCACTTCGAGGATGACTCACGATACCACGGACGCTATATTGGTGGTGTGCAAAACCAAAATACCAAGATGCCCGACTTTACCAAGTGGGACAGTAAGAATACGAGCAGCGGAGATATGACGAGTTCTGGTGGTGGATCAGGCTCAGGTAGCTCCTCTACATCAGGATCTTCCAGTAGCGATTCCTCTAGTTCCAGCTCAAGTTCGGGGTCTGGTAGCAACCAGCAGCTTCCTGGTTGGGCCTTTGGTAGCTCATGCAAAACTGGCAGTAGCGGTGGAGCATATGAGAAGTCGTATCCGCAGGCGTGGGGTAAGGTCGATCCATCTGGAAACTTCTGGGGCGTCGACAACAAGACTGACTGTATAGAGCGCACTCACTGCGGGCGCGGCACATACCAGATTGACGGCGAAGGCAACGTCTACTTCCTCGTTAACGGTGGAACCAAGACGCAGGGTAGTCAGGACGCAAAGTCTAAGTGGCCAAAGGGCTTCACCATGGTTGTGTTTGGTGACCATACGCTCTACGTCGACGGCAACTTCACTGCAAGTGTTGGTGGTGATCTATCAGTAGTTGCCAAAGGTAAGGCCAACGTCGCGTCGGGTGGTGCAATGACGGTGCAGAGCAAGGACAAGCTAAGTGTCGTCGGCGGTTCAGATGTGACGGTATCAGCGAAGGGAACGCTGAACCTTATCGGCGGATCAGCCGTCAAGATTGCCGCGCCAAATATTACATCCAGCGTTGCGATAGTGCTCGGTGGTGGTGGACAGCCTAGCAAGGCATCAGCCGATTTCAAGTCGCAGAAGGCACCTGAGCAGGGGACTCGTCCAACGCTATCTCAGGCGAAAGATCCACCAGAGACTGAGGATGGATCCAGCGGTTCCGGTAGTGGGGCAAGTGGCGGCTCTAGTGGTGGATCTTCAGGATAACAAAACGTAGGAGATTATCATGGCAGCTGACCTCGGCGCACTACCTCTAATCCCGTCACTAAATCGACTTACCGACATCAACTACAGCTACTCGTTTGGATCGTCGGACATAATCATATCAGAGGCTGAGGCGGTTATCATCGGTGACGTCTATAATGTTTTGACAACGTTTATTGGGGATGAGCCTGGAAACCCCACCTATGGATCGAACCTGCAGAAGTATGTATTTTCGCTATTCACTGAGGCCGTCGAGCAGCTATGTCTCCTAGACGTGTTCAACGCGTTTAAGGCCAACATACCACAGTTCCAGATGTCTCTTCCAAACTCCCACGTGTTCGTGTCATCAGCTAACCGCATAATAGGCATCTCTGTTGGCGTGATAATCAACGGGCGCGTGATTCCCGTGGAGATCAATTTTTCATAAGAGGTATCTCACATGGCAAGCACACCTCCACCACTAGTCTTGAGTCCAATCGTAACCGACTACTACGGCATTCAAGCCGCATTAGAGTCTGATCTAATCGCTGCACCGTCTGGTAGCTGGACGAACCTCGCTCCCGCAGGAACCGGGTCAGCAATCATACGATGGATTGCCAGCGTAGGTTCCATGAACCAGGGTGCGCTGGCACGTTCACTGCAGGAAAACTACCCAGACACGGCGAGGTCGCCCAGTGCAATCCTTCGTGCAGCACGGTTACAGGGAATCAACCCAATTCGCGCGCGGGCTGGTCAGATTCAGCTATCGGTAACGCGAACCGACTCGTCGCTAAATTCGCTCGCCATTCCCGCCTACACTCAGTGGAACATCAACGGTCAGCCATTTGTAAACCGTGTGGCGTTTACCCTATCGGCATCAGGCGCGGCGGTATCCACAACGCTAAATCGTGGGCTTGTTACCACCGAGACGCATACTAGCGATGGCTCCGCATTCCAGTCGTTCATCCTCGGATCATCTGGATTGTGGAACATAAGCAACGACGATTTGTGGATGGTCGACTCCAGCGGAGTAACGTGGACCCCAATAACTACAGGGCTCTGGCGCGAGCCGTCTGGATCCACTACCTTCTTTGCCAGTACAATTCCAGACGGACGAGTGGAGTGTAAGTTTGGTGACGGCAACTATGCTGGGCTCCCAGCCGCAGGGACGCTCACGTTTGGTTATACGGTTCTTGATACAGCGCAGAAGACGTCTACGCCACCCCCAGTCGGTTCCACCGCCACTGCAGCTGGCTATGCCGTCGTGGCGACGGTAACGAGTTCATCATTTCCCACGGCAAACCAAGATGCTCCGCCGCCATCATTTTATAAGGCCATCGGTCCAGGAGGTGCAGCCAACAACCAGCGTGCGGTGACGCGCGATGACTGTCGTGCCGAGGCCCTTCAGTATCCCGGCGTGGTCGACGCTCTGTTTCAGGGACAGGCAGAGATTAACCCGAGCGATCTGCGGTGGATGAACGTGCTCACCGTTACGCTGATAACGACTACGCCGTGGTCTCCCTTGCAGTGGCTAAACTTCAAAAACTTCATGGAGTCGGAACGCACGTGCGCTGGGTTCTGGCTCGTCAGGCTCGATCCGACGCCGGTGCACATAACCCTGCCGGTCTCCATTGCTGCGCTGTCCATTGCCGACCTAAACTCGGTAACCAGTCTGACGCAGGCAGCGGTAACGGCATTCTTCGCGGTACAGGCTGGGTCGCTAGGCGGTAGCTATGCATACTCGGATATAATCGTCGCTGTGATGGAGGCATGCACCTACCAGGCAGCGCCAAATGAAACGGGACCGCTGCTCGATACGGTTAGCTGCCCCGCTGATGCAATCACCCTCGCGCCCACGCAATACTTCGTGCTAGATTCATGCCCAATTACCGCCGCCTACACTACGAGGAAGAGTAGCGCCGCGTCGCTGGATGTAATAGTTGGTCAACCTATAATCTCCCCATCAAATCCACGTAGCTAAGGAGCACACCATGAAGATCATCACAAATTCCACAGGACAAACTTTCAAGATGGGTCGCGTTCGCCCATTGGTCAAGAAGCCTCGCCTTCACCTATACAACTTCCTATCTGAGCCTGCTGAAATTTTGCCACCACCACCGGCCGCTGTAGACTATACGAAGTGTTGCAAGACAATGCTCGCACAGGTGCTGGGCAACGACGTTTTGAGTGATTGTACCACCGCCGGCGCATTTCACATAGCTGGATCACTGATCATGAATGCGGGCGGAACAATCCTCTGGACCGACGCCCAGTACATACCATTCTACTCTGCATCGACTGGCTATGTTCCTGGCGACGCTAGTACCGATCAGGGTGGGGATGAGCAGGAGGTATTAAACTTCTGGAAGAATAATGGCTTGCTCGCGGATGCGTCGCATAAGATCGCCGGGTTTATGGCTGTAAACTCTAGAAATATCGTGGAGATTAAGCAGGCAATCGCTCTATTCGGCAACGTCTATTTTGGTGTTGAGATGCCAGACGAGTGGATCAAGCCATTCCCAGAAGCTGATGGGTTTACGTGGGACGTAGCCGGCAATGCAGACGAAAATAACGGTCACTGTTTTACATCAGATACGAAGGTCTCGCTACTGAATGGTAATGAGGTGTCGTTCAAAGAACTCGCAACAGGAAAATATGGTGACAAATTCTGGGTATATAGCTGTGACGACAAAGGCAACGTGGTACCTGGTCTAGCACATAGTGTAAGAAAGACGCGCAGTCGTGCTGATATCGTAAAGGTAACGCTAGACAATGGTGAGGTGATTAAATGTACACCAGATCACTTGTTCATGCTACGCGACAAGACTTATATCAAAGCCTCTGAGATGACACCAGGTACTAGTCTGATGCCGCTGTATCGCGAGTACAATGAGAGAGGTTATGAAAGGTTCTACAATCCGGCAAACGGTAAGTGGGGTAAGACCTACATTAGAGTGGCCAAGAAAGTCTATAATCCTCCGAAGGGTATGGACATCCACCACTGGGATTTTGACAAGAACAACAATGATCCCAGCAATCTAGTAATCATGTCTCGTGAGGAGCACTCTATTTTACATCAGCAGACAGCTGGAGTTCTCAAGTCTTACGCCAAAAGCGACAAAGGCAGAAAAAAGAGCAGCGAATTGATGAAGAATCTATGGGCTGATCCAGAGTGGCGCGCGGTACAAACCGCCCGGCTGAGGTCCACCGCTAGCGCACGTGGTAAGAGGAATATTGAAAATGGTGGTGGCTTCCCAGGAATGGATCCTGACAAGTTGAAAAAGATGCAGCGAAAAAATGGTAAGAAGTTGGCCAAACTATGTAAGGACCCAGCTTTTATAGAAGCGAATAAATACAAAGCTGCAGATGGGTTAAGACGCAAGATTGACTCTGATCCAGAATATCGTGCAACTCTAGTAGCAAACGCTAAAAAAGGATCAATAGCTGCTGCAAAACTACCTGTAACAGAAGAGCAACGAAAAGCTAGACGAAATAACATTAAATTAGCACGAGCGGCCAAAGAATATCGAAACCATAAAGTTTTATCAGTAGTACCAGCAGGTAAGCAAGATGTTTATGATATGACTGTAATAGGACATCACAACTTCGCTTTATCAGCAGGAGTATTTGTTCATAACTGCTTCGTAGGGCTCGGATACAACGACGTCGGAATCATCATCGACACGTGGGGCATTATTGGCACCATCACGTGGGCAGCCGTCGAGGAGTATTGTGCAAACTCCGTAGGTGGAGAGCTGTGGACGTGCATCTCAAAAGACGCCATTGCCAGCGGACTAGCTGAGGAAACTTATGGTCTCAACTGGTCCAAAATGGAAGCCGAATTTGCCGCACTAGGTGGCAGCATTAAGGCGTGAGGATAACATCATGACCAGCTCCCCTTTTAATCCACCATTTAGTGCAGACATAAACTTGGAGGGGTTGCTGCCTATCGATGGGATCGATGTGGTTGTTCCAGAGGGCGTCCCTGCGGGGTTCAATCTAGTCGACCTGCTGTCCGAATCCATGGCTAGCAGGCCGGCCTGGAATGACATGGCTACGGTAACAAGCCAAGTCCTCTACAACTACTTCGAGCAGTACCGAATCGCATTTGAGCTATCGCGTTCACCTGAAAACATCTCCACCGTCTTGAAGGTCATCACACTTAAGATGATGGGACTCGACTGGAGGTCGACAAATCTAACTGACGACGACTACAACCGTCTACTCTACTCAATCTCGCTCTATGAGCAGAACCATGGGCCTCAAGACTTCGTGCGCTTCATCGGCTACGCGCTCGGCGTCCCGATGGAGATGATCCCACTATGGACAAAAGACTATGAGGAGTTTGATCCGCAGGACTGGATTCCAAACAAGAATAAGTCGCTATGGGATTCGCCGCCTGGTCCATACTATCCCACGTCGCACGTCGGCCTGCTCTACGAGGAGTTTGCCAAAAACGTTGCGGCGGTAGACCTTAATGAACTGCGCGACGTGTTCTACAAGCTGGCCCCAATCAACCTCGTGCTTGAGTGGATCGCCACAGAGGTTACGCTGCGCGTAGGGCCACTCTACATGTCCCTACAGTTCTTTGAGACTAGCGAGGACACGATACAGACGTCTGACAAGGTCATGACGCTGCTGCTGTGCCCGCTTCCATACGAGCGTAGTGAGGACGTGTTACTGTTATTCCCCGACGCCCCGCAGCGCGAGTTGCCCGTCAATATGATGGTAGCTGGTTGTGAGGTGGATGAGGAGTTTGCATTTACAGCACGCCCCTACGTCGATTGGAGCCCGCTCGTGTCTGCACCAGATGGTGGGTTGGTTTCAGTAGGATCAAACCAGACAATCGTTGGTAGCACACTAAACAACAACGTCGCTTTTGTTACTGAGCCTTGTTCAGACTACATTGGGTGGTTACCAGGTCAGTATGGCGCCTTGATAAATCCTGCGCGCTACGGCTATGTGCCAAACAGTAGCAATCCCCTAGCGCTATCATGGACGAAGACGAATAATACAGTAATTGGAGCGGCCTCGTGGGCAGGAGAGTTTTTGTATACTCTTACCACAACTAATCAAGCACCCATATACACGACCGGTGTAATCACTGGAACAAATGTGGTTACCTGGACACTAGCTCTCGTGGTTGGTTCTGGGTCAGAATATGTTGCTCTACAGCGGGGGGTAGATTCGGTAATCGTCGATTTAGTTTCTGGGGTTGCTCATCCTAGTAATGGTGTAGCGTGTGGCGTTGAAATGATGGGTGATGGATTTGTAACCATCTGGGCCGTCATGACTGGTGGTGATATTACCATCTACCCATCATGGGGCAACGATCTGATCGGAACCAGCACCGCTACCAACACTATATGGTGGTATAATTTACAGGTAGAAAACTCTGTATTTCCGAGCGTACCTTTTCTATCTGGAGCAACCGTTCCGATACTTCACGCCCAAAGCACATTCGATCTTGGTAACGGTACTCAGTTAAATTATCCATTTAGTTTTGCGCTTATACAAGCGATGCCATCGTTTGCCGAGTGGTCATTATCAGATCAGACTTTATTCGACTTCCGTAACCGGCTAGGTGATCGTATCATCGCCTGGATTAGCAGCGACAACCTTGTTCGCTTCCAGGTAGTTGGTTCTGGGGTTACTACAACAGTTATTTCACCAGTAATAGCCTACGCAGCGTCATCTCTGTGTTTTGGATTTAGATTAAACTCAACAACTCAGACAATACGCCTCTATGTTGATTGGTGGTATGAAGACCTCTTGGTGCCTATACCCACGGGTTTCGCCTTCTGCAATATCTTACACCCTCATAACGCACCGGTAACTAGTCAATGGACGTTGCAGCGCGTCATCGTAAACGGATTCAATCAGAATACCGAACTTCCGACAGATGCTGTGATGACGTGGCTCTTTAATCCACCAGCGTAGCTACGCGACCAATTTTGTTTCAGATATAAAGGACACTAGATGGCACAGGCTGCTGTATTAACAAAGACGGGACGCAATGTATTGCTTGCCGCAATGACGGCTGGTACAACTGTGAATATTACAACGGCAATTATTACTGATCAGGTCCTTGCGTGTAGCGGCGACGAGACGAGCCTCCCCACAAACGTATTTCGGATGACCACGCCGCAGTTACTGATCTACTCTCCCGGTCCAAACGTGCTGCGCTTTGCGCTTCCGATGGATGCGACGATTGGTACATTTACGATTGGCACGATTGGTTTGTTTGATTCAAACTCAAATCTGATCGCTCTCGCATCTTTTCCTGGTGCTGGATCTAAGATTGCAAATTCACTACCAAATACATTAGGAAATATCCGTACATTCTACATCGATATTGGGTATGATGATATCTCAGCGACTGTAAACCCACTTACCATTACTGTGGCTCCATCTGTAAACGCACTAGTTAGTGCCTTGATCTACGGATAACAACAATGACAAAACAAATAGTAATTCCAAACTCGTTCAATCCGGCAACAGGGGCTGTAAGTTTTGCGAGCGTCGACAACTTTATAATTAACCGTCTCCTAGCAATCATAAACGCTACATCTCGTGCTATGATCTACGATCCAGTAACACCAAATCTAGGTGCCTCTAGTGTAGCAGGCTCGTTGGTAACGCTACAGTATGATACGTCATCGCAGAGCGCTGCTGACGTACTTATTGCAATATATGATTTCCCCACTAGCTCAGTTGGTGTAGATTTTAGTATAAATGCTCCGACACTTCCAAACGTCGGATCAGGATTCAACTCGTCCGCTCCATACGGCAATTTCCTTCTGCTCAATACTATTCCAAAGAATATGTCTCGTGCTAGTATAACGATCCAAAACACATCTGGTGCGCTTGTCATCGCCCTACTTGATGATGGTACTGCGCTGCCTGGTGCACCGCCGGTAAATCCTTCAATAATTTCATTAGGATTTGGCTCTGGATCTGGGAGCTCAGGAACTATATGGACGTCAACTACATTTAAAGGGCGGGTGCAATTATATGCGTTATCATCATCTGCCTTCGTCTCAGTTCATGTGGATTAGCCACGATGGCTGTTAATCCTTATTTGGGCCATCCATGGGAAGATGAGATTGTGGAGTGGTCTGTTCCACTATCGTCACCCATTACCATAGATCTTAGATCAGATGGATTTAATTGGGGGCCCATATTATTGGCGGGGCCCACTACTCTTGCAAACCCACAAGCCAACATAGCCACTGTTGGTAAGCGTGGTTATATGCGCTTCCAACAGGACCAGGAAGGCAACCATCAGGTTAACCTTGGTACGTCATGGGATTTGATCGGTGCTAACCAGTTTGTATTAGCCCCATACTCCACCACTATCTTAAACTATATCGTTGTCACACCTGTCCTAATACAATACTGGACCACAGTTCCGCTAGGACCGTTTGATAGGGTCTACCAAGTACAGTCACCAATATTCCCAGCACTAGATGCCTCGCTCTATGAAAAGAATGTGCAGCTAATAGCTCCTCCAGCGCTATCATATGCTAGTGCAAGATTTTGTTCACAATTTATTTCGGGAAATGCACACCTCACTCATGGAGCCACTGCCACTGCAACACTAGGCTCTCTATTTGCAATTATATCTGGGCAACTTATCATCATATCAAGTGGGGGTAATACCACAATATATGTAAATCCGCCCGTATTTTCATCTGCATTAGCAAAGCCGCTATCGACTATAAATTATGCTTCCCCACTATCTATCGCTGTTAATGCAGCAATTGGTTTACTACCATTAATTTCCTATACAACTATTGCACCCACTACTGTAACGGCGTTGGTTGGCACAACTACGTGGGAACTTTTATTATCCCCGCTAACTGCAGTTACTACGGCAACTGTAGGAGAGCCTGAATTATTCGTTCCTGGAACATCCGCATTAAATATCGTCAATGCGACAGCAACCGTAGCATCTTATCTTTCCTTTACGTGGGGATTTGGAATACCAAACGCTACAGCAGCTACTGTGGCTGCTATTTTATCCGCTGGACCTGTAATCGGAATAGTTCAGATATCAGCGCTGGCTACAATAGGTTCGCCTAATGCTTCAGATTTCATACTACCTACAATTAGTGTAGCTGCAGCGTCGGTAGTTGGAGTTGGTGCTAACCTTAAATCTAATGTAATCCAAGGTATCAACATCAATGCATCTGTGAACAGTTCCGTATCTTTCTTCGTCGCAGCTGGTAGCGCAGCCTGCGTAGCTTCTGTCGGTACGGTTTCCATTGTTGCAGTAAGTTCTGGTGGAACGATGGCATCTAATCCAATTGGCTCTAGCCCAGTAGCCTAGTATATGTAGAGGAAATCCTTATGGCTAACATTACCTACTCCGTATCAGGAGTTATAACCCTGGCAGGAATGTCAGCGGCAATCGAGGCAGGAATTACCGGACCTCAGATAAATGTTGCTGGGTTCCGTATAGGAACCCAGAGTGCTGCTGAAGGTAGTGTAGCATTAGAGACGGATACCGATGTCGATGGTTACATTTATTCAAACGATACATCGATGATGACCTATAGTCAGGTCGATCAGGATACAATCATCTGGCGTATTCGGTTAGATCCTAGCATCGGAAACTTCGAAGTTGGTAATATCGGTATCGTGCTTGAGGGTGGGACGTTATTCTGCAAGACTGTACTGCCTGGCCAGTCAGCCAAGTATGCATCAAACCCACCGACCGTCGTGGGTAATACTACATTTTATAACATCGTCATGCACCTTGCAAACGCAGCAGGACTAATAAACCTGACGATTATCGAAAGCCTTTCTGCTAGTTTACCGGAAGTTGCTACTGAAAATGATTTACCAAATGCAAGCACTACCCCCTTCAACACCTACTTGGTTGACAACCACACGCATATAGGCGAGCCTGTCATTGCGGTTCGTAACAATGGTGCGTGGATGTTTGCACCCCATCACGTATGGCCAAATCAGGGAATAAACGTTATTGCGTGTCAGCTAGATATGTTTGATTCAACTGCGCTAGTCGGCTATGCATGCTATCTCAATACTAACACCAATACATTCTTTCCAGCAGACGGCGGGTCCACGCTTACACAAGGTATAGGTGTACGTACTAGCCCATACGAGATTACTATGTCTGGGATGGTATCAGCTGCAGCATGCGGACTGTCAACACCATTAGTTCCAGGAACTGTTTATTATGTAGGTACCGGACCCAATGTTGGAAATCTTACCACTGTAAACAATGGTAACCCTGCTGGATTCGCTACTAATACTACTGATATATTCATATCAATGGCTGGTGGTCTCAATATCAACGTAGGCTATACACAAGAGAATATCGGTTGGCTAATAGGTAGTGATGGAATTGCACCAGGTTTGGTTCCAGGTGACGTCGTCTACCTCGATATGAGCGTAGGGCGTGTATGGCGTGCTGCTGATCCTATGCTCATAGCAGACCAGAACACATACCTTGCTCATCGACCTACAGGCGTGCTTGACAGCACGATGACCCATGTCGTCTTTTTCGGAATCCTAACTATTCCGTCGACAACTGCTTGGCCGATACCTCTTACATCAGGTTCGCTCTATTTTGCCAACACTGGAACAAATGCCGGAAAAATTACACCGGTCGGGTCATCCACGCGCTGGGTTGTTGGTACTGCAATGAACTCTAATACCTTGCTCGTTGATATGTTTGAGCTGGCCGGCGACGCTGATTATCTCACACCACCTTACACGCACGTAAAGGCCGCGACGCCAGCAGGTGTGGCAACGATGATTGCTGCCGCAATCGGCGGCTTGCCTATCGCAAATGCTATCCCAGGTGCAATAGCACCAATAACTTTTAACGGCGTCGATTATGGAATTTCAAACGCTACCTCTATAGCTCTAGGTGACGGTAGGGCTGCGACCAATGCTGAGGTCAATCTTGGTGTTAGTCAGACATCTTTTCTGTTTCCATGGGTAACACCCGCGTCGCTAGCGCAGTGGAAACCTGCTATTGTTTCGGATGGAACTACTATAACTGGTAATGGGCTTCCTAGTAATCCACTAAAAGCCGTACCAACCCTTCCACTCGGTGCTGCTTCACGATATAGCAACCTACTCATTGTTAATTCGTCTGGTGTGCCAAATAGCGTAATTAACATAACTGCTGATTCAATCATGGGGGTCACTGGATTTTCAGCAACGATCAATACCGCGTCAGTTGGTGCTGGTGGAATTGATACTGGAACTATATCAGCATCAGCCACATATGATATTTATGTCGGATATAATTCGGCGACATCGATGCAGACCGCGTGGTTGACAATCGAGGGTAACGCACCGACCGTGCCGAGCGGCTACAGCATTTATATGCGCTGTGGCTGGCGGCGTACCGACTCGTCTAAGAATCTCTACAATATTAGGCAGGTCAACGATCAGTGGCAGCATTTCTTACAATCGTCTGGAAACACGATTGCGTTTCCCGTCGTGGCATCTGGTCCGATTGGCTCTGAGTCAAACTGGAACGCTTGGTTACCAGCAACCGTCTCTCTTGCTGGCGTCGTCCCAGTTAAGTCTGTCGCTGTAGACTTCTACCTCTACACTTTCTCTGGTTCGGCGGCGGTCTGTTCGTTGTCGCCAAATAGTAACTGGTTACCTTATATGGCATTGGCTGGCCCTAACAGCGGTGCTCCTGGGCGTGGTAGAGTAATTCTCGAACAGGTTCAGACAGTGTTTGTCGCCCTGCAAGCCGGTTCTAGTTATGTAGGCGTCGAAGGTGGACAGATTAACATCTGAGGAGAGGTTTTGCTATGCCAACTTATTGCTACACGCACCACGCGACGACAGGGCTTTCGTGGCGAACCGTTCACCCAGATTATGTCGCTCAGGAAGACGAGCATATATCGTCGCCAGAGCCGGCAAGCGTCGAGCATCTTGAAAAGCGATTCCCTCTGTACTCGTCCAATAGAGAGACGCTGAAGCATTATGCAAACGTTCTTCTCGACACCTACGAAAACGCGGGAATCCGCGTCAACGTCGGGACTAAGGAAGCCCCGCGCTTCGTCCGTATGTGTTCGGACATCGCTTGCTATTCCCGTGTAACGCTCGCTTGGAATTTTCTTGCAACCCATCCAGATCGTAATGTGACCCTAATTACTGGATTTGGCTTCCGAGAAATTCTGAACAAGCATGAGGTCGATATTCTAAAGATAGCACACGAGGAGCATTCTGGCGCGGTCTATGCCGCGCACGCGGATGCGCTCATGGGCGCTGATAACGGCACTATCACTACAGAGGCACAAATCAACTCACTACCATGGCCACATATGCCAACTCTCGGCCGAGGTAGTCCAGAAACTTGATTATCAGTATAATAACGGCCTGCATTAATGCTAACGTAGATTCGGTCAAGACAGAGGTGGTGTCTAATGACTTCAATACTTGTCCTTCCCGATATCACTATAACAATGATAAATCCTAGAGGTGATACCTGGGTGGAGGGGTTTCAGTACTTCTACAGTGATGGGGTTACTGAGATTGCCCTTGATGGAATTATATTCACGTTTAAATTATATATAAAATATTCTGAAGGAGCTATGCCGGTACAAACGTTTTCTACAGCTGATTATGCTAGTATTGGACCCAACCTGGTTGGCAATCCAACGTCAGGAACAAACTCTGTGTTAGGATGGGCTGTGCCATCCTATATGATGGCAAAGTTGGCCAATGCTCCAGCTTCATTAGACTTTCGCTGCGTCGCTGCTGGTGATGGAATAACGAAGACGTGCATGATCGGAACCATGTCACTGACATAAGGAATTACAAATATGACAGTAACATCAATCGTCAACACCAATAGCAATACTGCCGTAGTTGTCGGGTATGTACCCGCTAGCCTTGGAGTAATTCTGGCACAGGTTCTAGCTGCCGCTGCGGAGACAGCCAATGTACATACGGATCGGCTTGCATGTGATGCGGACGTGCAAACCATTCAGTTTCTAAAAGAATCACTAGCTAGTGATTTATCTACAAATATCCCAATCTTGGTAATGCCTGAACTGGTTGGGGATGTGGCGCTCGCCGTTGGGTCTAACATAACTACAATACAAGAGAATGTGGTAACCAATGCAAGCCTTGCGCTAGCTCCGCCGAATACACTAAAGGGTAACGATACTGGTTCAATAGCTAATGTGGCTGATCTCACTATGCCTGAGGTGATGGCCCTACTAACAGATTTTATAGGTGATGCAGGCGCTGGTGGTGCAGCGGGATTGGTTCCTGCTCCACCTGCTGGTTCCTCAGTGTCAAATGCAATGCTCGGTGCTAGTGGTAGATGGACAACTGTGCCTATAGCTATAGGTGATGCAGGCGGTGGTGGTGCAGCAGGATTGGTTCCTGCTCCACCTGCTGGTTCCAGTGCCGCAAGAATGTTCCTTGGAGCTGATGCAACATTTCAAGCATTACCTATTAACGCTGCACCATCACTCCAGACTATCTTGTCAGGACCTTCTGATGCAAATGGTAATCCGACCACGTTGCCATCTACAAGCCCAACTCTGAGTATCTTGACGCAAAACATAACTGCCACCACTCCACTGTGCGTTAGCGCCTGTGGTGGTTATAATGCATCTGGCCCAGTATCCATATTTGGTTATACAGGATTGAATCTGTTGTGGGGAGGATTATCTGCAAATCTGACAAACTATCTATTTGTGAATATATATCAAAATATGTTACTAGGAGGGCTCTCTTCAACACTCCCACCAATCTATTCCTGGGGTGGAACACCCAGCGTCACTGCGGGTCAATTCACATATGATATGACGCATAAGATTGCCTACATGGGTAATGGCACATTAGCGCAGATTGTTACTGCTGTTCCGTTTGGCGAATGTGTCACCAATGGTACGACTGTTACCAGCGCTATCGCTTATGCATATAATCGTAGGTATAACAGCGGATGGGTAACACCTGTCATAGTTGCAGCTGGTGGAAATTATTCATCAACTAGCAACCTGGGTATTGCGCCTCACGCGCAAGATGTACAATTGACTCTACAATGTTTGACTGCTGAATTAGGTTATTCTATAGGGGATAGAACCAACCCAGAAAACGTATCTATGTTTTTTACCGCATATACGGTCGGTTATAGTGTAAGTAGTACCGCTGCTATGTCGGTGTACTGTAAGAATACCGGCGTATTAACAGCAATCACAGCAGCCAATTGGGAGATGAAGATACTAGTTGGTTGCTATATTGCATAACTTACACGCTAAATAAACAATAGGAGCTTTATAATGGGTGTACTCGCTAATCGTGTAAAGATGACAGTTAGTGGAACGCCTGGGGTTGGTGTGATAACCCTCGGATCAGCTGTATCTGGATTCCAATCATTTGCCGCCGGCGGAATCACAAACGGAGCAGTAGTATCATACGTGATCGAGGATGGGACAAACTGGGAAGTAGGTCAGGGAACCTATACAACTTCTGGGACAACGCTTACACGAACAACTATTATCGCATCAAGCAATGCCAATGCAGCTATTACGTGCGACTCATTATCCATTGTATACATTGCCGCGCTAGCGAGCGACCTTACACCTGGAACGGCTGCCGGTCAGCTAATCGCGCTAAATGGAACCGCACAGATTCCCGCTGTAGATGGTTCGCAACTAATCAATATGGCACCTAGTCAGCTTACTGAGGCCATCAATACTCAGACGTCTAGCTATACTCTAGTGCTTTCTGATATCGGAAAGCTAGTTGCTATGAACAAGACGACAGCCAACACATTAACCGTACCACTAAATGCTTCAGTAGCTGTACCTGTTGGTAAGAGCATTGATATAGTGCAGTATGGTACAGGACAAACAACGGTGGCAGCGACGGCTGGTGTTACAATCCTAACAGCGATTGGGCTTGTACTGCGCGTTCAGTATAGTGGCGCTACGCTAATCAAGTATGCTCTCCCAGATACTTGGCTGCTCTTCGGCGATCTAATGATCTAATAGGGATTGTAGCGATGCTCAACAGAATTGGAATTATGGGGTCATGCCCCCTTATCACTAAAGTGATCTTCATTACTGCTGGAACATCGTGGACAGTACCAGCTGACTGGAATAGCTTATCAAACACCATTGAGTGCATTGGTTGCGGCGATCCTAGTAATCATAATGGTGGATGTTATGCTAATATCACCAATCTCAGTTTAACCGCTGGCAACTCTGTTTCATATCAAATCGGAGTTGGTGGTGGAAGTATTGGCTCAGGATCATCGTCAGCTAACACCTGGTTCAAAAGCATCTCTACAGTGTTGGCAGCCGGCGCGGCAACATCAACCTCAAATTGTGTAGGATCACTTATCTACGCAGGTGGTGGTGGAAGCGGGTCTGCTGGTGGTGCAGCTGGGCCTAGCGGCGCTGGAAAATCCGGTAGCGGGTCTGCTGGTGGTGCTGGGGATAATGGTAATGGGGGTGTTGGCGGGTCTGGTAGCGGAATAGCTGGAGCAGCTGGAGCAGAATACACTGCAACAAATACCTGGAATGGGACCGCTTACACTAATACTACACCAACAGGCGGTTCAGGTGGTGGTGGTGGAAGTGGTGGTGGGCAAGGCGGGCTTTATGGTGGTGCTGGTGGTAGTGGTACTCCTGGCCTTATTGTCGTCTCCTATATAGTTCGATAAACGCGAGAAACATCATGTCTCTAAAGCCGATCCTCACACAGGCAGGACCTTATGCCGTAAACTGGGTACCCTGCCCATTCTCTCATGATCCTGTCCAGCTAAACCTCCCACGTACTGGAATCCTACACACGACCGAAGGCTTCTTCGACGGTGCACTAGAAGTGTTCGAGCGACACTACGCTCCACACTTCGAGGTTGGGTTATATCAAGGTAAGCCTCGCATCAACCAGCTGGTGAAGGTTGGCTTCATTGGATCTTCATGTAGGGCTCACAACGACGAAGCCATAGTTCAGATTGAGATGGTTGGTTTCGCCCAAACGACTCCGTGGTATCCCCACGGAAGGTTGGGTCGCTCCGATGGGAACATTGTTGATTACGGTGACACCGACATCGCCCTAGCTCACCTCATGATTGAGATTGAGCGAGAGTATGGGGTTCCGCTGTCGCGTCCATTTACAGACGACGACTGGCCCCACGCAGGACATAATCCAAACCGCAGTGCTGGGAAGTTTGGTCATGTAGCTGGGTGGTATGGTCATGGTGACATGCCTGACCCAGATGTGCACTGGGACCCTGGGCACCTACAGTGGTCTAGGCTATTCGCGCTAGCAAACTCGCTTAAGGGTGGAAAATGAAATACCTAGCAATCACAACCATACTAGTAGCCCTATCTGGATGTGCCTCAAGTGGTGGCTTCGGACCCATGCCTGCTGACAACATGTCGATTCCATATCTGGCACTACAGCGTCAGGTTCATCAACACCGCAGCAACACCCACGAGGCCCCTCTCAAAAACTACGGAGTCCCTGTGTGGAAACACTAGGCAGACGTCGTAAACCAATTTTGTTCAGACACCTCGGCCGAGCTGTTTGGTCACCAATCACGCTAGAATACAGATAGAAGGATGTAATCATGTTCACCGGCATTTTACGCACGAACAATGGGCCGCATAGCAGCGTCGATTGGGCCTATGCTACGGCCTCGATGCTCGCGCTAGCCTTTGAGGTCAAGCCAGAGTCGCCACGTTATGTTGAGATTGAAATGGAGAAGGATGCATTCCGCGCCGCCGTTACCAAGATTATGATGAAGCATCATGAGGCTGCTCAGAGCTCAGAGCGTCAACTCTTGCTCGATGGTAATCATGACCGTCTTGACCAGAGCATCGACGCCGCTGAGCATACCGAGATTGAGAAGGCTGTTGCCGACATCCATGAGGCGGTAAAGCCGCTACTCGCCCTCGTCACAACCGCTGAGGTAGTTCCAGTAAACGCCGGAACCATTGAGCATGTGTCGTTTGCAGATCAACTCGATCTTGTGATTCGCCAGCGAGTCTCGATGGACATCACGTCTACAATGCAAGTAGAACGGTCGTGGCACGCAGACCGGAATCCAGAAAATCCCTACTCCATTGCGTTTAAGGCAAACGTGCCCTACGCCGCGTAACACGCTAAGGCGACGCCTGCCGTTGCCACAACACAGACTCAGGAGTAACGGCCATCGCTACCACCGCATTCACCTATTCTGCGAAGAGTGAGCTAGCCCAAGCAGCTCACTGCTTTCTTGCAACCCTCCCAACATTGGCGTGCACCTGCTCGTCAACAGTACATATGACTGGCCTTTCGACTACTGCCGGCATCGCCGTTGGTATGGCCGTTACCGGCACAAACGCTGGAGCCGGCGGAGTCGTGTCGAAGATCGTCTCCCAGACGGCGGTCGATCTAAGCGTCGCCTCCACGGGAGCACTAACGGCAGCGACCTTCACAGGCGACGTGTTCAACATGCTGCTCATTAAGGCGTCTCCGGTATCCACCTTCTCTGGAACGCAGACAAATGTCGGCACGCCAGGAACCGGTGCGTCATCGGTAACAAACGTCGGAACCGATGAGACGTCAGGATCAGGATATACCACTGGCGGCTTCGCTCTCACAAACATATCCCCTGCGGTTGGAACCACAGCCGGTTACTGGTCGTTTACGACAAACCCGTCGTGGACTTCGGCATCGTTTTCCACCACAGCCGGTATAATCTATAATACTAGCGTACGCCTCGGAGCAGCTGCAAACGGCGTAACCGCCAACGCCTCAGGATCTGCAATAAACCGCGCCATCTCCATTCACGACTTCGGCGGCACACAGACGGTGACTTCCGGCACCTTCACGGTCGTGTTACCTACAAACGCACAAGGCACGAGTATTCTCCAGATCTCGTGATCATAGCATCTCTCTAGGACAAGGAACACTTCCATGCAACTCGGAATCCTCATCACTAACAACATCGTTGGCAACCATCCTGCCGACAAGTGGGCCGACGTTACCGTTGGTCGCATCATGGCCGTCTTCGACATTGCCGACGAAGCCACTGGAACCCCAGAGGCTAAGAAGGCTCGCCGGGATAAGCGCTTCTTCGAAGCAAACCTGCTCGACATCGTCACAAACTATCACCAGGAAGTGCACGATCGTGAGCAGGCTGCTTTGACTGACAAGGCCGGCCTTCGTCTCCACGAATCCATGGAATCCCACGACGTGTGTCCCGACCTACTCGACAAGTGCGTTGCAGAAATCGTTGCTCAAGCAGACATCAACCCAGCGTTTGCCTCCTATTTCGCACAACCAGAGGTCCAGAAGCACATCCGCAATGATATGCTAGCACCCGACTTCACCTGTGCGATCCATGCAAACCGCCTTGGTCACTGCGACCTGAACCCAACCGACACGCACGTCGTCGCGTGGAAGAAGGGCGTTCAGCATCATGGTGCAAACGTTGGTCACATCTTCATGCAGCAACATCTTCCTGAGCACCTCCGCACCGACCTTGCAAAGGTTGCCGAATAACTAGCGAGCAGCTCACAACATAAAGGAATCAAGATATGACTTATGCAAGCGCCACGACAGCCATCACATGTCAAGCGAAAACCGACTTCTTCAACGGCGGAATGTGCCTCGCCACCGTTACTACTCTGACCTGCACCTGCTCGTCCACCACGGCAATGACCGCCATGGGTGGTTCCGGCATCAGCGGTATCGCAGTCGGCATGGCCGTTACTGGAACCAACACCGCCGCGAACACAGTCGTCGCTCAGCTTACGGGCCAGTCTACCCTGACGCTTAGTAACGCCTCAACCGGCGCGCTAACCAACCCGACGTTTACCGGTGACGTCATGTACATCTCGCTGATCAACAACGCTAGCGCCCAGCAGTACAATAACCTGCTCGTCAATGCAGGAACTCCTGGAACCGGCACCCCGTCGGTCACCAACATCGGCACCGACGAGTGCACCAACACCTCCGGTTCCGCCTATACCGCTGGTGGCCTAGCACTCGCAAACGTTTTGGCAGTGCTGTCGTCTCAGACTGCGGTCGGCTCCTTCTCGACCACGATCCAGTGGACCTCCGCATCATTCTCCGTGTACTGCGGCGTGATCTACAACAAATCTGCTCGCCTCGGTGGAGCATCTGGTGGAATTACCCCCGGTGTCGGATCTGCCGGAACGACCTCGACAATCGCCGTCAACCATACGGTGTCCGTCCACGACTTCGGTGGTGTTCAGACGGTGTCGGCCGGAACATTTACGCTGGTCGTACCTACCGCAAATAGCAGCACAGGACTCCTCAGAATCGCTTGATTTTCGCGATTCCATTGCCGAGTATATGAAAGGGCAAACTACATGCCGGCAGCAGTCGCATCAACAGCAGCTTCAACCCTTGTGGCTAAGCCAACAGGGGTTGTCTGCGATTGCGTGCGTTCTGCTGCTGGTATCATTACTCCACGCCGACGTGAGTCCGGTGCGCTAGTATCGACAGCGGCTGCATCTGCGCGTATCATTGGGCGGATTAAGATCATCTCGGTTAGGCAAAAGTTTGTCTATTATACGGTATTAGGCGGCATGGCCGGCATCGAGTCCACTTGTGATGCAGCTAATCGCACGCCTAATATCGCATTAAACGTTTTACCATACAGATTGCCACAACCGGTGCGTCGTAGTCGACGTCTGCCGGTTTTTCTGCGCCTAAAAACACAGATAGGATTCCACTCATGGCCTACTACGCTAGCCTCGTTGCCGAATGGGCAACCATCACAACCGCAAATCCAACCTATACCACGGCGCAGAAGCTTGCAGCGATCAATGCTCTAACTGTGCCTGGGCCGACTATCGATGTGCAGGCTAGCACTGTTTTGGGATATATGATGCTCAACATGAAACTGGGAGTCTTACAGGCATACGCCACCACACCCCCGAATGGGTCCAGCGCCAATATTATAGCGCTGGTCAGAGAACTACTTGTCACTTTCACCTACCCCGCATTTGATACTTTTGAGACCTCAAACGTTGTGACCTACTCAGCGGTGAACACGATGCTAGAGGCGATGGCATCGGATACAAACACAGGAATTACCTCTACCGACGTATCAAACATAATGGGGTTGGCGCAAACCTCTCTTCCGTGGTGGGCGGCTACCGTAGCGCAGGGTGGTGGTGGCCTTACGTCACCCGTAGGTGACCCCGATCTAGAAAGCGCTGGTAATCTTAGTTAGTCGCTCAAGACGGCGCATCCGATAAATACAGGAGAATACAATGGCAGTTGAAAAATGGATAGCCGGCGCAGGCCAGAGCCTTACCTGGGGCAATGCGTTCGCCACGGGCGGCAGCACGGAAATAAATCAGTCCAGCTTCATCAACGGCGATGCTGTCTTGAGTAGCGTCGTGATCGCGAACGGCACGGCGTTGGACGTATTCGCGGACGTGTCCATCTCGCTCGCCTCAATAACGACGGCGGCTCCGAACTTCGTGGGGATCTACATCTACCCGCTGAACCAGGACGGCACGACTTACGGCAATAACCTACTGTCTACCACGCTCTCTGTTGGCGCTCCTGCCGCTGAGTTTTGGGTTGGCAATATCATCCTCCCAGTAGGTACCCAGGTGTGTACTGGGATGCTGTCGCGCATCGTTTTGCCGCCTGGATCATTCTGCTTCGCTTTCTACAACCAGACGGGGGCGACGCTGGCGACGACTTCCAATGTCTGCAAATATCGAACGTACAACCGTTCGATTGCCTAACGCATGGCACCCTGGTCCCCCAGTAAGTTCAACGTCCTAGCGACAAGCCCTCTCGAAAATGAGAGCGGCCTCGTGGGGCGCTGGTGCGTCGATGGCACTGGGTATGACTGGAGCGGCAACCAACGCAATGGAACTTTGATCGGTGGGCCAACCACGGGGCCGGGAATTGTTGGGCAAGGACTTTTATTAAATGGCAGCACTCAGTATGTAAATGTTGGCTCCCTCGCTGATTTGAACTACGTCTCGCCCGTCACCTTCACAGGCTGGGTGTACATAAACTCACTCACGCCTGCATATTCAGGAATATTTTGTAGCGATGTATTAGGAGGAAACTTTTATTGGAACTGCTACATAACCAGCAGCGGGCAACTGGCTTGTTATGTTAATTATTTAGGGTCGAACTCTGCTTATCAAAACACTGGAGCCGTCCTAGAGACTGGTATTTGGTATCACGTAGCATACGTGGTTTCGTCTGCTGGGTTGATCGGGTATGTTAATGGTGTGCAGTCCGCCACCGCAGGCGGTGTCGGAGTGCAGCTTGTTGCAGCTAGCGGGGCCAACAACTTTATAGGCAACGACCCGTCATCAGCGGGACGTGAATTTGGTGGCCTGATAAACGACGCTAGGGTTTACGCCCGCGTCCTTTCTCCCGGCGAGATAGACGCGATTTACCATCAGGCTTTGTCCTACCAACAAGGCTCGCCAGAAGGCGAGATGGGTGCTCTGTTTCTGCAAGCACCGACTACGATAACCGGAGCATCGGTAACCACTACGGCTACCTATCTAGCGCAGCCGACTACGATAACCGGAGCATCGGTAACCACTACGGCTACCTATCTAGCGCAGCCGACTACGATAACCGGAGCGTACGTAGGTGCCCAAGGCAACCTCTTCTGGACGCTGATACCACTCCTTGGCACGACCTCTGCATCTGGTGCTGGGCAGTTTGTCATACCGCCGACGATTCCAATACCACTCATAGGTGAACAAATGTTCCTATCCCTGGGAGCCGCAAACGTTCAGGCCATAGCGCTATCTCCGTACATAGACGGTGGATTCATCGACATCTATGGGGACCCATCATATGTTGGTACCCCCGAGAATATTACAATATCAGCACCATTGGCTACGTTTAACATCGGCGTACCCTTTGCAGCATCCATATCCGGTGGGATGATAACGGCAAACCCGATACCGTCAACCACTGTGACGAATAGCGGCTATGCTAGCTGGTTCAGGGTGACGCAGTCGGATCATCTTACGGTGGTATTCGACGGTACCATCGGAACGGGTGGTGCTGACCTAAACTTCCAAAACCTAGTGTTCGTGGCAGGGACCCCACTCGCTATCCTGGCATTCGTTTATACGGTCCCTGGAGTATAACATGGCAAACTTAAAAACAGACGCTGTAATAGCCACCGGCTCGTCTACCAGCAACATCGACCTAGTTACGCTACAGGCTATAATCGCAAACGTCACCACTACCGTCATGCGTCAGGTAATGACCATAGGCGATCCGATATCCGGCCTGAACATCGCCAGCGTCGTACCCGACGAGCCCCAAGGGTGGGAGGCCGCGCTGGTGACGAGTATAGCCTACTCTAGGCAGATGAAAGAGCAAAGCGATCTGCTAATGCAGATTCTAGCAGAGCTTCAAAACTTGGCAACGATTCAGGGCGGTATGCCCGTAACCACGAAAGAGATTGGATAAACATCATGGCAAACGAAATCGTACAGCGTGGCATCGTCGGTCGCCTTCTGCGCTACGCGCAGAAGCAGCAAGACGGTCAGCCATCAACCCCAGCAGGACTTCGCACCGGACCTTATGGTGAGCAGTTTGCATATCCAATCCTTCACAACAAAGCCGCTCTAGCCGAAGAGGGAGCCTACTACTCAAATGGGCTTGCTCCTAATACAGCTGCAATCACCTACGGCGTGACCACGCAGTATACCACCTACGCTACATCCTACCCACTAGTTGTGTTGATGAACAACGACAACGGTGTTGGCGTCAACCTGGTTCCAGATTTCATTCGCTTCCAGATGGTTGGTGTGCCAACATCGGCTACTGCCTACTACCTCACGCTCGTGGTAGATCAGTACCGCACACCATCAGCAAACTTTACGCAGGTACAGAATGCTGTGAACCATAATACCGGTGTTGGCTCACAGAGCATTTCAAACATGTATGTTCCGTCGACCGGCACTAACATGACGCTACCAGTAGCTACCGCCGCTGCCCGTATCATTGCTCGTAACATCCCGCTTCGGGCGCAGGTTCCTGTGACTCTAGACGAATATGTAATCCAGTTTGGATCAGTTGATGGTCTTGCTGGTGGGTCGCCAATGACCGCCGCTGCAGCCGGCGCTTCACGTATTGTAGCCCAGGTTCCACCGGTTGTTCTAAACCCACAGGAGTTTTTGCTGGTATATCTATGGGGACCATCACAGGCTGCATTCCCAACCTTTACCTGCATCGAAGAAGGTCACTACGAGCGCTAACCAAAACGAGGAAATAAAACAATGGCAAACGAAATCGTACAGCGTGGCATCGTCGGTCGCCTTCTGCGCTACGCGCAGAAGCAGCAAGACGGTCAGCCATCAACCCCAGCAGGACTTCGCACCGGACCTTATGGTGAGCAGGCGATTATCCCCATTCTCCATAACAAAGCTGCTCTAGCCGAAGAGGGTTCCTACTACTCAAACGGTATGGCTCCAAACTCGGCAGCGGTTACATACGGAGTGACAACTGCTTATACCACCTATGCTACATCGTATCCAATAGCGGTAATCATGAACAACGACAATGGTGTCGGTGTAAACTTGGTTCCAGACTACATCCGCTTTCAGATGACGACTGCTCCCGCTTCCGCAGTTACCGCGTTTCTAACTATGGTAGTAGATCAGTACCGCACTCCGTCTGCAAACTTTACGCAGGTACAGAATGCTGTGAACCACAACTCTGGTGTTGGTTCACAGTCGATTAGCAACCTGTACATTCCTACATCTGGTGCCAACATGACGCTACCGGCAGCCACCGCCGCTGCTCGTATCGTTGTGCGCAACCAGCCTTTGCGAGCTCAGATTCCGATTGCATTGGATGAATACGTAATCCAGTTTGGATCGGTGGATGGCCTTGCTGGTGGATCACTTATGACTGCAGCTGCAAACGCTGCGTCTCGCATTATTGCTCAAGTCCCACCGGTTGTTCTAAACCCACAGGAGTTTTTGCTAGTGTACCTGTGGTTCCCATCCTCGACTGGCTTCGCGGCTTTCAACTACCTAGAAGAAGGTCACTACGAGCGCTGATCACTGCTAGTAGAAGGTTTAGACCATGTCGTCAACGACCCTACTGGCCAAAAACCAACCTGGTTATATAAACCTTCTCCTAACAACTGGAGCCGTAGCACCCACTAATTTAGTGGGTGCTACGGCTCCGCTTATTCTCGATCTGACAAACTACGGCACTAGCTACGTAGCGCAGCCCACGACGCTCTTTGCCCTCTCCGCATTCAACAACGCGCTGATCGGCGCATGTAGCTGGGCTTACGCTGGGGTAATTTCTGAATCTATCAATCTGACGGGTACGTCAGTAACCACCACTGCTGGAGCCTTATCACCTCAATCTGGAACGTCCTACTCTGGGACGCTGCAGGACTCTAGCGTCTCAACATCAGCACAGCCTTGGCCGACCAGCGTGCAGCTGGCCTTCACCGGCGCTCAGGTTACCTCGACACCAAACATCTTCTTGATGCTGGCGATGGTCGCCGGTGCATCCACCGTCACCTCGGCTAGCACATTCTCACCAACGGTCGCTGCATTACCAGCTGGTGCACAAGTCGCATCAACTGCCAATCAGTTATGGTCACAACCTACACTACCAGGTGCGTCTGTATCTGTATCGGCGCAGAGCCTTACCCCTGTAACTGTGCAGTCGACGCTAAATGGTGCGTCAACAACGACGTCTGCACAAACCCTTTCATCTGCGCTGGTGCAGTCGACCCTAATCGGAACGGCTGCAACAACGTCGGCACAGACACTAGCACCAACACAGGTGCAGTCGACGTTTACTGGAGCGGCCGCAACTAATACCGCGCAAAGCCTATCGACACAGTTGCAACTTACCCTCCCAGGGGCGCAGTCGGCTGTAGCAGCAAATACCTTTTCCACGATTGCACAGACCGCTGGCGTAGGTGCCGTAGCAACTACGGCATCGCAGGCGCTATCATTAATCGTTGCAGCTGTAGCCGTTGGTGCTTCGTGCACTACAGCCGCGCAGTCGCTACCTGCTGTAGCGCCAGTTACGCTGCCTGGTGCGCAGTCAATATCTGTAGCTAATCAGTTCTGGCCAAGCCCCGTTGTAACTGGCGCGTCTGTAACTACCGCCGCACAGGGTGTAACAGTAACGGCACAATCGGTCCTCGTAGGAGCGCCGGCGACGTCGAGTGCAAGTGCATTCTGGCCGCAGGTGCTAGTTATTGGGGCGTCGGTTGTATCAGCAGCGCAGTCAACTGCAACGGTCAATTCGTTTGGCCTTGTTGGTTCATCATCCACCACCTCGGCGCAGACACTCACAACTCAGCATCTGCAGTCATTGCCGGGTGTATCTGTTACCACATCTGCACAATCCATAGCGCCGGTTATCACGCCGGTAATCGTTGGGGCGTCGACCACGACGTCGGCACAAGCGCTGGCCCCAACACAAACCCAAGCACTTCCTGGGGTTGCGTCAACATCATCTGCACAACCGCTCACTCCACAGATCCAGTATGCGATAAGCGGTACGGCGGTTACGTCGTCGGCGCAGGCACTGGCCCCAATAGTGCAGTTGACCCTAATCGGAGCGCAGGCTGCATCCACAGCCGGGACTGTCGTATCAATACCCACTATCAATGGTGCGCAGGCAACTTCGTCCGCACAGGTAATCGTTACGGTCGCCGTTATATTCACCTCGCTGGTTGGTGCACAAGTCGTAGCCTCAGCCAACCAGTTTGCTCCGTTTGCTGTCGGTGCGCAGGTTTTATCATCGGCGAGTAGGTTCTGGTCTAGCCCCACACTGATTGGTGTGGCGGTATCCCCAGCGGCAAACCCGTTTTGGATGAAGCCAACCATACTTGGTGCCCAGGCGACCGGAGGTGCAAACTCATTCTGGTCTCAGGTAATACTGCTTGGATCGTCGGTAGCGTCGACGGCACAGCCAGTGGCACTAATAATGCAGCCGCTGCTCGTGGGAGCTACCGTCGGGACGACCGGCGCGACTCTAACGACTACCCACACGTCGGGGCTATCTGGTTTAGCAGTCAGTGCTACAGCCGGGACTGTCGTATCAATACCCACTATCAATGGTGCGCAGGCAACTACCTCAGCAAACGTATTCTGGCCAAAGGTCTACGTAACTGGAACGCCGGCGACGGCCTCGGCTGGTCTGTTCCAACCTGCAATAGCCTCAGTAGCATCTGGTGCAGAATGCTCGACGTCGGCGGGAACGACCGTCGCACAGGTAGCAGCCAGTAGCGCGTCTGCCGCCTTAGCGTCGGCCCAGTCGCTCGCAGTGGCATTGCTAATAAGTGTGTCTGCAGCGGTAGTAACCACGGCTGTTGGTGTTCCCGATCCAATGCCGCAGGATGAGCTTCATGCCACGGCATCTGGAATCGCTGCTTCGTGTGCATTTACTACAACCATACAACTACATTCATGTGGTGCTACTGCTACCATAGGTGCGTTGTCACACCAATCCTTCTCGCAACAGCTACCTTCGGCTACGTCTATTGCAATCTGCGGACGCGTCGAAACTATTTGTATTAACCCGGTCGTGCTGCCGCCTTCAAAACGAACGGTGTACGCTACCAGAGGCAGGCAGAGTCGTACCCTAAACATCCAACGTGACCGATCTACGCGCGCAACAGGAGGGTCCACATGGTAACTCTCCATATAGCTAAAATACAGGGAGGTGACCTATGACTGTTGTTGTCTTAACGACAGCCTCCACCTCTCCGTGGACTGTCCCCTCTAATGTTACGTCACTTAAAGTTGAATGTATCGGCGCAGGTGGTGGTGGTGCAAACTATTACAACTACCCAGTAGCCGGCGCAGGTGGTGCTTATGTAAGTATCGCTACCCTTGCTGTATCTCCTGGTGCAAACATTCAGTTTACTGTTGGTAATGGTGGAGCCGGTGGTGCTGCTAGCAGCACCACCGCAAATCCAGGTGTAGCTGGTGGAAGCACCTTCTTCAATGGAACTACACTTGTAGGATCGAGCGTTGGTGCACCAGGCGGCGCAGGTGGTGGAATAACAAACGCCGCCTCGCTTGGTGGTTTGGCAACGAATTGCATTCCATCATCAGGCTACCTCACTAGAAACAATGGTGGTAATGGTGGCTACTTTGGATCATCGGGTTATAGCGGCTCAGGAGGTGGTGGTGCTGGCGGACCAAACGGAGTTGGTGCAGTTGGTGCAAACGCAACTGCTTCCGCAGCTGGTGCTGGTGGTAATGGTGATGGAACATCAGGTGGATCTGCTGGTGCAGCAGGCACTTCTGGATCAACAGTTGGTGGAGTAGGTGGAAATGGATCTGAGCTTGGTGCTGGCGCAGCGGGTTCAGGTGGTGGCGGTGGTGGTTCCTACGGATCGTCGAGCGTTCAGAATACTGGTGGTGCTGGTGGCCTATATGGTGCAGGTGGTGGTTCTGGATCTTATGGAACATCAGCCGGAGCTGGTGGCGCGGGTGCCGGTGGTGTTATTATCATCACCTATACGGTTAGCGCAACTACCCTACCTGGAGCATCAATAACAGCATTAGCAAACAACTTTTGGCCTAACCCTTATGGTGGTGGAACATCTGTTACGACGTCCGCTCAAACGCTTATTCCGGTTAAAGTCCAACCACCATTTACAGGTGCTGGATCCACTTCATCAGCAGGTTTATTTACTAGTGTCGCTGGTACTTCGAGAAACGTAATCTTCCTTACAGGGGGGAGTAATTGGACGATTCCAGCAGACTGGAATACGTCGGACAATACGATTGAATGTATTGGAGCTGGTGGAACTACCGATGGTAATGGTGGCTGTTATTCTAAGATTACAAACTGGTCTGGTAGTGGGTCAATCTCCTATCAACTGGGTGTTGGTGGTGGAACTACTGGTGCGGGATCGGCAACCGCTAATACGTGGTTTTATAGCACGGCTACTGTATTAGCAGCTGGTGATAGTAATGCGACGACAAACTGTGTTGGCACTACAGTATATGCTGGTGGAGCGGGAAATAGCGGAGGCTACGCCGGTGGTGGTGGGGCGGCTGGACGTTATGGCGCTGGTGGAAGTAGCGGAGGCTACAACGGTCCGGGTGGTGTTGGTGACAATGGTAATGGTGGAGTTGGTGGTATTGGTAACACCAACGGCGGAGCTGCTGGATCTACCGGAACAGAATGGACTTCCACTAATACCTGGAACGGGACGACTTATACAGGAACAACGCCGAGTGCCGGCTCCGGCGGCGGCGGTGGTGGATCTGCGCCAGCGAGTGGAACAGCAGGAGTCGCACTTGGTGCTGAGCCTCTAGGTGGATCTTCTAGTGGAGGTTCAGGTGGAGCAGGCGGTCTATACGGCGGTGCTGGTGGTAACGGCGTTATAAATGGTGCTGGTGCTCCAGGTCTTATCATTGTTACGTATGGATCAGCAATATCAGACAACCTACTTGGTGCTAGTGTATCTACGGCGGCGCAAGGACCAACATTTGTTATATCAGAATCACCTACTTTATCTGGTACTGTAGCTACAACTTCCGCATCAGGATTTGTAGCGATTACCACTACGATATTCTCGCAAACTCTATCAGGATCATCCCCAAACTGGTCTGGCTGGACGGATCGGTCGCAGTTTAATGCGAACCTGTTGGGGCCGGCATCGGCTACCGGTGTAATATTAGTCACGTTTAATGCTGCGTCTGGAACTTCGGCTGGTGCATTTACATCAGCGTGGATTGGTCATTCACCTGTTGCAAGCGCCTTAGTTCCAGACTTTGATGGGAATCAAGTCCAGCTTACCTTTGGAGGAAATACCTCATATATAATACCTGGACCTGGTGCATTTACATCAGATGCGGTTCCCTTCGTCTATGATTATACGCGCGACTTGATTGTTTCGTTTTATTGCACCACCCGGGGCTCGTATGGAACGACAAACTTCTTCAATACACCAACTGCAGGATGTACTGACTGGCAGCTGTATAGCAGTGCTACTGATGAAAGCGGTGTAACAACTACTTCAGGATATACCAGTTCGGTTAATACTTCTGAGGCCGTTCAGTCAATTACAATGAGCTACAACGGAGTCACAATCTCGCTTGTGACAAACGGCGCAGCTACTACTTCTTATGCAGGAATCTTTATACCAAACCCGACTGCAACAGGTGCGCAGGTAACTGCTACTGCTAATGCTCTGTGGCCCAGGATTCTACTAACTGGATCTCAAGTAGCAACCTCATCACAGTCGTTTGTTCCTGTATTGATTGGACCCACTCTAACCGGACCTCAAGTTTCAACCACTGCGTGGGCGTTTAGCCCATCTCCAACAACTACTGGCTATCAAGTAGCAGCAATAGCCGGTAATTTCTTCTTATCACCTACGCTGATTGGTGCACCAGTTGTTACCATAGCGAATGCGTTTGTCCTATCACCGACCTTAATCGGACCGCAGATTACATCCGCAGCACAATCTTTTGTGCCTGTAATTGTTCAGCATATATTTGGTAGTGCACTAGGAACAACTACTGCAAACATATTCAACCCTGCACCTACTCCAGCTGGAGCGCAGGCTAGCTCTACTGCAAATATATTTGTTCCACAACCAACGTTGTCTGGTGTTCAGTCGTCGGCTATAGCTGGGATATTTGCCTCTTCTCCAACATTAACCGGAGGTCTGGTAAACTCTACTGCAAATGTATTCAACCCTGCACCAACTTCAACCGGTGCACAGGCTTCATCAACCGCCGGCATATTTGTTCCACAACCAACAGCGGCAGGTAATCAGACAACTGCATCAGCTGGTCCATTTGCCTCTTCTCCAACACTAACCGGAGGTCTGGTAAACTCTACTGCAAATGTATTCAACTCAGCTCCTCGCTTTGTTGGATGTCAGGTAGCTACACAAACTAGCGCATTCTCACCAAACCCCTACATACCTGGAACACAAGCCACAGCATCGGCAAACGCATTTTGGCTTCAGCCAACGTTGATTGGAACTAGCAGCACAACTAATGCTGTGATGTTTATTAGACAACCAGTGTTAGTTGGTGCTCTCACGGTTTCAACCGCTAATGCTCTGTGGATGATAATACCGATAATTGGAACTACCACGACTTCTTATGCAAACCCGTTTTGGACGTCGCCAACCCTAGTTGGTGTAAGTAGTGTTGCTAGTTCATCGGCGTTTATGCCTAAGCCTGTATTGGTCGGCGCGGCGACAGTTGCCATCGCCAGCATATTCAGTCAAAACATACCAGTTACCGGTGCGTCGGTAATAACCTCATCAAATATATTTGGTCAGCAGGTAGCACCGTCGTTTACCGGCGCTGCGGTATCTACTACGGCAAATGCGCTGTGGGTACAAGTTGGTGTAGCAGTAGCCGGAGCACAGGTAGCTTCCAGCGGACAATCATTTTATAATCAACCCACCATACTTGGCACAGCAGTTGTATCTTCGTGCAATCTGTTTTGGTTGGCACCATTATTAACAGGTGTGCAGGCCACTACGAGTGCATATTATTTCCAGGAGAAACCAACACTTCCAGGAGTGGCCGCAATTGCGTCTGCTGGCTCGATTCAATTGGGCATCTGGTTGAGTGTTGGTGCGGTAAGTGCTGCAAACACATTCTTTCCTAAACCGATAGCGACTGGAGTACAAGTCGGTTCGTCTGCTGGATCTTTGGCGTATGCAACTAGCGCATTGCTGTTTGGTTCTACTGTAACCACAACAGCAAACGTTTTCATACCACAACCAACTGTAGTTGGTGCACAAGCAGTTGAAGCTGCAAACTCTTTCTGGTTTGCTCCTATTGTGCTAAGCACGTTGGTAGTGTCGTCGGTTAATATATTCTGGAATAAACCTACCTTAATTGGAGTATTCGTCTCTGTAAGCGGGCAACCATTAAACGGCATAACTCTCCAGACTGTCCTTGCAGGTATTAGCGTAGCAGCTACTGCAGGTCCATTATGGAATAAACCTACAGCAGTTGGTAGTCAGTCTGTAACTACTGCACAAGTTCTATCAACCACATTGACGCCAACCACAACAGGCGCGTCGGTATTATCAGCAGCCCAAAGATTTTGGTCCTCGCCTTCCACCTCTGGTGGACAGATTGTTACGTCAGCTCAGGTGTTTGTGCCCGAACCTACCTTATTTGGAACGCAATTATCTGCAATCGCCAGCATCTTCTCTCCGCAAGATGTGTTGAGCGGTGCACAAGTAATGGTTGGTTGCAATTCATTTTGGCCGAATCTCACCGTCTATAGTGCTGCGGTTGTTACTGCTGGTCAGTCATTACAGACAGCTACTACACTAACCATCAACGGTGCTCAAACCACCTCTACGGCAAACCGATTCACCCCCTTGGTTGCTGTAGTAGGTACCTTTGTAACCACTACAGCAAATCAGTTTTATGCATCACCTACCTTAATCGGGTTGCAAGTTTCATCTAATGCCAGTTGGTTTGTAACGCAACCGACTCTATCAGGAGCGCAAGCTACTTCGGTAGCTAAAATATTTGTTCCACAACAAACTCTAACAGGAGCATTAGTTTCATCGACGGCACAAGCTCCGTTACCAACTAGTGCAATCGCTCTAATTGGTGTTGCAGCTACCCCTTCTGCTGGGTTGTTGCTGCATAATACAAGCTCTACACCTACTGGAGCGAACGTAGCAACTGCTGCGGCAACTTATGCAATCCAGACAGGGTTGCTAGCTATGGGAGCTGTATCTACGTCGGCATGCGGCCTGTTTACGCCTATTAAGTTGTTTACCGTAGCATCCACGTTGGTAGCCGCATCAGCAGGAAACTTCTCCGATGTAATACTAACTGCGTTGGTAGGAACATCCGCAGCAGAAATTCTTGGCGTATTTGCTCCGCAAATATTCTTTATAATCCAATCTAATACTATTGCAGTTGCAACGGCAGTTGCTGCTTCATATTCCGACGTAGCATCAAAAGGGGTTGCCGTTAGTAGTAGAGCATTATCAGCTCCGCTAACTGCTCCTTGGCTCTTTGCGCTGCTACCTAGAGCTGGCGTAGTTGTGAATATAGCTCCGTTGTATGTAACTGAAGCCATACCACTACCGTCAGCTAGGTCAGTTGCAGCAACTCAAGGTGCAGTTGCTGATCCAGGTGGTGATGCTATATCAGCAGATGCAACAGCTACAACTAGATCACTATCTAGCACCATTAATATGTTTACCATACCACTAGCACAAGCTATCGTGGAGCTTGGTAGGGTGGAGACTATCACCATAAACGCTAGGGAACAGCTACCATTCAATACGGTTGCTATCCGCTACCAGTCACGCACGATCAACATTCGGTAATACCAATTTTTAGTGAAACCCTAGGAGTTTTGCCATGTCCGACTTGCTATCTAATTATCCGCATTGGCCTTTGCATGACATACGTGATACGCTTGACTACTGCCTAAACTTCGCGTCGTGGCTCGATCCAGGGGATACCATCATATCAGTTCACTGGGACGCCCCTGTTGGATTGCGAGCCTTCAATGACTCAATTTCACCAGACGGAAAGAAGGTGATCGTCTGGATCTCAGGTGGTTATAATGTGCAGTCGCAGCCAATGGCACTTCTCCAATGCACAATCACCACATTGGGTGGGCGCACCAAACGCCAGACGGTCGGGCTTCCATTAGGCGCAGGATAATATTCTAGGCAAAAGAAAACCCCGCTGGAGCAATCCAGCGGGGTTTTGTCGTCGACATTAACTGATTATCTTTCGCGTCTCTGGAACGTGGCTCACGAGCACCTGCCAGTTTCCAGATCCTAGGTGTGTGGCTTGCAACGTCTGTTCCATGTGCAGGCCATAAGCCGTGCGCGTCATGTGAACATACTGAACGTTGCCGACTCCTGTTATGTCGTTTATCTTCCAATCTTCGAAGTAATAAAGTGCCGCCTCTTCAGCTGATCCCGCCTTGACCACTACGACCTCCCGTTAAATTACGCGACTATATACTCGACTAATAAGCGGCCCTATGCCATCATCGCGGCAATCTTTTTTGCCACATTGCTTGGCAGTTTTGGCTTGGGAATATTGCGATTGAACATGTCCTCAGGAGTTTCCAACATCGACGCCAAATAGGCAGAAATACGGAACTGCTTTTCACTCTGGACGGACATGGTCTTCATACCATTTTCGCAGCGTGAAAAATGCTCTGGGGTCATATCCAAAAATTCCGCGAGCACTTTTGCGCGGACACCCACGGCCTTCCGCAGGAATTTGATTTCTTCTCCGTTCAGCTTTCTAGCATGGCAAACTCTGGCCCGCACGACAGCGTTGATAAGACCTATCGTGTCGGGAATGGACACGGTCTCTTCGCCAGTTTCTTTGTCCACGCCAAACTTCACCCCATTTTTAAGGATGACTTTAAACGGCGCTCCTAATGTGTCCACGTGGTATGGCTTGTGAACAACAGGAGCACCTGCCTCCCGTTCATGCTGCATCGCCTTGTCTCCCTCAATAAACAACTCGTCTCACGCTTCTCACGGTTACGTCCAGTTCCTCGGTATTGATGTCGTATTGCTTCTTGTCCATTGCGTCCTCAATCATCTACCATAGCGACAAACGTTAGGTCCCCACCAAGCTCTGAGGCTTCCATCTCGGCTAACAGTTTTCGAGCCTTTCCCATAAATTTATCGCACGCGCAGCGTGAGCAGGTCCACGGATGATGGGTACAATCTCCAGAATGCTCAGTCTGATACTGACTTCTTATATATCCGTCTGCCCACCCAAACGAGCTTTGCTGATCAAACTTCAGGAGAACCACCGCGACTGGGATTACATCCTCATCTCCCAAGGGGTCCCACTTGACGTCAGTCATCGCTTATCAACCTTCTTGACGTCGGCCCGTGCCGCTGCGATTTCCTGCTCAACCACAGCCTTGCAGCGATGACGTAGTCTACGCCGAATCTCTGAGACACCTGGTTCGTCGGACACGTCGAGCACCTCCCCATACTCGAATACGAGTGATTCATACGACCCCATATTTATGGTAGCCCTCACGTCGAAGCGAATCTCTTTAACCTTCATGGCTTGCTCACTACGCAGACGTCTTTGAGTTGGGCTCCCTCAAAAGTGAGTTTGATTGTGCCTAAGTGCCCATCATCGAAAGCACATCTAGCCACAACTTGCGCCAGGTCGAGCGTTTCGTGGGTATCGCCAATATAGGTCTTGTAGACGTTTGCGTAGGCGACTCGCTTCTCTGGAACGTTTATGAGATCCTTATCACTATGCTCATAAGTTACATGCCATCGTCCATCAGGAAGATGTGTAGTTGGAAACTCTGCTCCATCGCGAAGGACCAGCGCCATTATCGGATAGTTACCCTTGATATCGGTGCACACGATTCGTGCGGGTAATCCACCCCGCGTCTGAACTGGTTTGGTAAGATCAAGCATGCTTCTTCTCCCTCAATGCATTCCACAGACCACGCATCTGTAGCCACCATACGCCGATCCACGTCTTGGGCTGCGGCTCACCACGGTACCCGTTTGCTCTTGCCAGGTTCAATGCGGCCTGGTCGACGTCTTCACAGCAGTCCGACTTCCGCATGTAGCTACTGACGGTCGCCGTGTGCATCCGACCGTCTACCGCCAGCCAACGATATGATCTTGCATAACTCATGGTCCACCATCCACGTTCAGAGGAGCATCCTCAACCGAGGCTTTGATTCTTGCAAGGACCAAGGCCACTGTATCGTCGTGCCAGTGGTATTCTGCCGCTGCACGCTCGTTGTGAAACATGATCGCAATGGTATCCGACTTTCCAAACACTCGCACCATTGCACCAATTGCCTGCTGGTCTAGATCCTTGATAAGCTCGCCTACCGTATTTTTCATCGCTTCACTCCCAAGAAGTTTAGGATTGGCCAGCTCCATATCGCAAGCACCGCGCCGGCAGCTACTCCAACGATGGTCCACATCGCTACTGGATGATAGTGATTCATGACCAGAAGTGTAGTCGCGCGATAGGCACCGTCAAACGTAGCGATGCTGCCACCGCGCGTAAACGTGCTACGCTCTATCTCTGGCGTCAGCGCTGTCATGAAGGATAGTGCGAATGCGTTTACCGCGACTATCAACGTAGCTAGGATTCTGAGCATTGTCCTACTCCACTATCTGCGACTTGTGAATCAGTGCACCACGTTCATACCCTGTGACCCACAAGACGTCGTCCTTAATGGCGATTATCTTTCCCCAAAGAAAGTCATCACCACTTTTGGTGTTACCCCAAGCGTAATCGCTCTTCCACTTGATGTCGTCACCGACGCTGTAGCTCCGAGCCGGCGCATACGTCAGCTTACCTGTGCTGTCGAACATCATCGCGTTGCCGGCGCGGCGGCGTTCTAGAATCTGACTACAGATATCCTCACCAAGCTTATCGTGGCGTTCCAGGACCTCAGCGCGAAGTTCGGCTACCGTTCTCGGTAGCCGTTTCGGTTTATGAAACGAAACTATCCACGCGAACAGGATGGACACTAGGAGCAGGAAGAATGCTATGATAAGCCCTATCCATATGTCAGTGGGTATATCACCGTAGGTGTGTGCCAGCAACATGATCTTCGGCGTACCATCTATAGTCATGGGAGTCTCCTACATGATTTGAGTTGCCCTAGTCCTTGGTATTGCCAGTCCGTGGAGGCGTCCAGCCGTCGCGAACTACCCAATGCTGGGTGCTTTTGAAAGCGGCACCCTCCGGGATGATTCCAACCCTGGTTGTTATAGCAGCAGCCGTTACCAGCACTACACCAGCAACGACTGTGATTATGGCCGTGTCTTTGAAGCATGCAATGTTCATAGTGGGATACCTCTTTTGAGTTTTGGGTACCCTCACCTGAGCGTTTCCTCAACCTTTATTTACTCAGTAGTAGGATTCAGGCGTTCTACGCACCAACCTGTGTCCAACTTGAAATTGGGCAAGCATCCGTCTGCTCCTATAGGCATGACCCTGGGACCGTTTTGATCATAGGGCACGCAGAAGATACCATCTGGGTATGTTACCGAAGGGCAGGCGCGCAGGTAATCGCCGCGCCACACCGGCTCACTATTCGCTGCGTGTGCTGGCGTGGTTATTAACCACATGTAGCCGACGACGAACATCGCGACCAAGATCCAGCTGATGGTCGACCACACACCGTCAGAACCATTTCGCATGCTGGATCTCTCTTTCTAGGCTCTCCGCATCTAAGACTCCCAACCATAGCTGGAAGCGGTCCCACCACGTTAGCCATTACATACGACCGTCGCGAAGTACTAGCACTGGTCCGTCGATGTGCTTCCATTTGATGAATGGCATTGCGTCCTTGCGATATTCGGTAGGCTGTCCATTGATCATTCCTTTTCCTCCCCAAGCGCAACCTCTGCATGGGTTAGCTGCTCCAATGCCTCATGAAGAACCTTCTTTGCTTCCTGTATCTGGCTCTGACGAAACGCTCTCCAGTCTGAACTGGATACATCTAGCAACATCGTTGTCGCGCGGGACAACAGGCGCATGGTATTATTTATGTATTTGCTCGTGCTCATCAGTCAACCCTTGCCTTTGCCTTGTTCAAGAGCCACGCATCAAGATCATTGCGAAGCATGTAGGCAATATTCTCTGATAGTGCGATTCCCTGAGTATTTACCGGCTTGCCGGACTCACGGTTCTCAAACCCAATACAAAACTCATTTGGATCACTATCATTTACGCTCATTACAATATGCTTTGGTAACGCCTTGCTTGTGATAGAGATTAGGTGGAACATGAGGGCGACGAACACACCGGCCGTCACGCCCTCGATAAACGTTAGCCACTCTGGGACTTGACACATGATCATTCTACCCGTCCTTCTTTTCTAGCATTATTTTTGATATCGAGCCAGAGGCTAATCTGGTCACGCAGCCGTACCGCCGCAGCCTCATCGAGGTATACAAACGCACAAGACTTACCGTCCTCTGGGGAGCCTAGGCCACCTCCAATCTGGACGTAGAGCGTCTTGAGGTCCGATGTTGCAAGCCGTACTTCCGCACTCTTTGTCCGCTTGCCAAGACGGTTGATGAACAAGTTTGCCAGTATGAGCACTATGCTTACAATTCCCACTGTCTGAATCGCCACCAATACATCGGCTAATTGATTACCTGTTGTCATGCTTACTCTCCCCTGACCAGAGTCAGTCGCCACTCGGCAATCCATTCGCTATGGTGAGTCCCGCTATGGAACCAACACACCTCAACTTGTGGTTTTTCGACTCTCCATAGGAACCCGGACACCACCCCAATCAGTGTTCGGTCGGCGTCGATCCACACCCGCGCACCAATGTCAAACCTGGATTCAAACATCATGTTCGTTCTCCCTATTTACTCAGTCCCGTTGGCTTGCTGCGTGCACCCGCAATCGACTTAGAACCCCTCCCCACGTAGTGCCACCACATCTCACGGTAGACAACTTCTAGCGCTCCGGTAAATAACTCACCGTCGCACATAGGAGACGCTTCCATCTTGTCGCGCTGTACCTCGCGACGCAGCCTCAACCCATCTAAGTCGCCGGCTAGGTTTATTGCAATAGAGACGTAGTGATCCTCGCTTGTAGCAATCGTTCCTAGTAACCCAATTACCTGTAGCATGCTTAGCGTCTGGCGCGACGCCGGCTGGACTCCAGGAAGCGTGATGACGGGAACCCCCATCCACAGCGCCTCCATGCTAGTCAGACCGCCGCTAAATGGAAACGGGTCTAGCGCGATGTCGACGTCGGCATACTCGCGCATCGTATCTTCGTGATTGGACCAGCCGCGAAGCTCGACGCGGCTCCCATCTACGCCGCCGTCTGCAAACCATCCCATGAGCTTGTCGCGCAATCCACCGGCGTCTTGCAGCGACCGCCACTTGATGAGCATGCGCGAGTTTGGCACCACCAGCAAAACTCTACACCACAGTGCAATGACGTCGGCGTTGTACTTAGTGGGGTTGTTAAACGAACCGAAGGTTATAAAACCATTTTCCAGGCAGGGCGGAGGCGCTTCGTCTGGGGTTCCAGACATTGCCTCGTAGCAGAAGCGCCCGTATGGGAGGCGAACAATCTCCTCAGAGAACCATTCATGTTCGACGCGAGGAACGGTAGCTTCATCCATCAGGATGTAGTCCATTGCCGAGAGGCCGGTAGTTCCCATGTAGCCTAGCCAGCTCACCTGGATTGGTGCCGGACGCATCGTAAACACGCCCAGACGGTTGCCTCCGGTATGGCCGTCTAGGTCAACGAGGATGTCCACGTCGTCTGAGCGAATCATTGCGGCAGCTTGATCGTCTGACAAGGGGAATATCACCCGCCACTGGGTGCAGTCATCGTATATCCTGCGCGCGGTATCATCACGTCGCGAGCCGCTCATGTAGCAGTAGATGTCAAACCTGTCCTTGTCATGTGCGGCGAGGACGCGCGTCATCAGGAACCCAACCGGGTGATGGCACAGGTTTGCGGAGACGTAGCCGATCCGCAGCTTACGTTTGGGGGAAAGGTCGTGGGGGATTGGTGGGACTGCATCCTCCCGGTCGATCATCTCACCAAACCTGTGCGCGCATGCAATTCGCTCATCGACGCTATTTGGCTGGTACTGCAGCATCATCATGGTGTTGCTAAACGCGCTAATGTGCGTCGGGTCGATTGCTAGAACGGCAGCCCTTGCCTCGCCTGCGGCAGCACTGTTGCCACTACCTTGATGAGCTCCTGCGAGGTTACTTAGAGCGTCAACGTAGGTTGGATCAATGCGTAGGACATCTTCAAACGTCGTCTTTGCCTCATCGATGCGTCCCATTAACATGAGTACGTTGCCCATGTTGTTATGGGCCTTGACGTAGTTTGGATCAAGTCGGATTGCCGACCTATACGACTCCACTGCGGCAGATAGCTGGTCGAGTTCTACCAGGGCGTTGCCACGGTTGTACCATGCGTCTGGATATCTCGGCTGCAGGGCAATCGCTCGATCATACGCCTCCACTGCCTCGTTGTATTTCAATTGAGCACCGAGCGTATTGCCCAGATTGCTGTGAACCTCAGCGGCGTTTGGAATCCACTCTAGCACCTGCCTGAAGCAGGCCTCCGCCTTGTCGAAGGCAGCACTGGTGAAGTGGATGAAGGCAAGGTTGTTGTAGGCGTCTGCGTAGACAGGCTGCATCCTAATCGCGTGCTCGTAACGAGCCTTGGCGGCGTCGAAGTTGCCCAGTAGCTGTAGAGCCACACCGTGGTGGAAGTGATACACGACGATTGAATCGTCGACGATGATCGCTGCATTTATGAAGTCGGACGCGCTCTTGTTGTCGCCGTTTTGATAAGCTATAACGCCTAGCGCGTGTAGCGTCACGTGATCGCATGGATCGATTCGAAGCAGAGTCTGGTAGATTCGTTCGGCGTCTACGAGACGTCCCTCTGTATGGTGGTTCGCTGCAAAGCTGTGCAGGGCGACGGTATCTAGCATTTCCATTAGCTTTGTCCATCTAGGATTCCCAGAGCATCAGTTTGAGGATGCTCTGTAATAAGTTTGGCGTCGTGCTTCTCCATACTCTTACGCATGGCCCACTGGTCAAACAGTGAGCGTATTATATCGACACTCTTAACATCGAGAGACCACTCCAACCCCTCGTCGATTCCATCACCGGAAGGGATTACGTAGATTGCATCCATGCGGTTGGTGTTGAAGATTAGTGAATAAACTGGTGGTTTGGCTAGAGGTGCCTGCTCTACTGGAGTCACTCGCGATCCACACCACTCACGGAAAGTAGCGATGGATTGATCTACAGTCTTGAAGAAGGCGATTGCCACTAGGGCCATCAGCAACGTGAATAGGGTATAGCCGAGTATCTGCATAGCCGGGTTTATGAGGTCGTCCATAATCAGCTCCTCCGCTGACGGTCAGCGGCCATTGAGAATTGCATCACACCATAGGCTAGCTGCTCATCTTCGGTAAGTCCAGCAATCATCGCATCACGCTCGGCCTCTTCCTCAGGGGTAAGTTCGGATTCCATAGCGGGTTCATCCGACGGCAACTTCAAAAAGTCGTCACCGACTTTAAATGTACCAGACGATACCGTAAACTTATTAAGTACGAAGTCTTCTGGAGCAGAGTCCTCCTGATCCATCTCCTCGAAAAATTCATCGAGAGTGGTAAACGTCCGAACCTCGCCGCGACGCTCGGCCTCATCAAAATCGGCAATCTGCTTAAGAAGCGACTTGGTGAACTCATGCGGGTATGCATTCTCATCAATGCCGTCTGCCTCACGCTTGAGGACCAACAACCCTAGGTATGCAATTGCCTTGTCCTTAGCTACGCCATCCATCATGTTGAGCACTGCCGTGCGTAATACTTTCTCAGTCTCAATATGCGCGCGACGCTCCGTAAACAAGTCGTTGAATGGTTCCTCCAGCTCGTCGTCATTGTCGCAGTCGAGGTCTCCAATTATGTCGTCCTCATTGATAACTTCCTGAGTCTCACACCAAGAGTCGTCATCGGCGTCCTCATAAGCGTCGATCAGAGATTGCATAGATGCCATCTCAGCCGCCATGTCCTCGGCAACGCCCCGCCACGTCTTTAGCGACTCAGAATTGTTGTCGACAAACGCAAGGTCGCCATAGTGGTTCATGGCAGCTAAATAATCGTTGCGGTCATGAAACGCATCAATGATTATTTCAATATCCTCGCTACTAAGGACGAGCATCGGGGCGCATCGCACGGAGGCACCAGTAGCACGAGCTGACATCAGCCGCTGGATTAACTGCTGCTCTAAGTCATCGGCTGATGTAGCCATCATCTTCTCCCAAAAAAGTTTATTGTCGCCATCAATACAATGGCTGCTACCAGGACAAATACCACCATCTGACAACGCTGGGTTTCATACAGCACGGTCAAGACACAGTCGTCGTGGATCATCTACAAAACCTCCCCAGATATGCGTCGACGATCATGGGAATCGTGAGGCGGGTTATTAGTCGAGACGAGGAAGCAATCATCCAGCTGGTACCTAAGCTGTCTCTCAACATTGAGAGCTTGTAGGTAGTCGTCCCATTCGTTTCCAAACATAGTCGTTACCCCTTAACGTTCAGTACCTGGCGTAACGTATGGATGATTTCGACGAGGTCTGTCTGGGCGTTCATGACCGCGTTGATGTCCTTGTATGCGGCGGGCGACTCATCGATAACGTCCTTGTCGAGTCGGGCTTCAATCCCTTCCATCGCCTTCGCGTGTTCCTCAAGCGTGATCGTATTGTGAGCCTGAGTACGACTCATCGATCTACCAGCACCATGCGAGCACGAGCAGAAGGAATCCTGACTACCTTTGCCACGCACGATAAACGATCCCGTCCCCATCGAGCCGGGGATGATGCCGAGGTCGGTCGTCCGAGCCCGCACCGCGCCCTTGCGCGTGACGATTACATTTTTACCATAATGGTTCTCGCGCGAGATGTAGTTGTGGTGACAGCTTACAGCCATCTCTGGGTCCACGGTGAACGGTGGCAGCCATGCTCGCAGCACGGTCAACGTAGCTTCCATCATCGCCTCGCGGTTGGCGCTAGCGAAGTCTTGCGCCCACTCGACCGCCTCCACGTAGTCGTCGAACAGGTCTGTATGCTCGACGAGGTAGGACAGGTCCCGATCCGGCAAATACTTGTCGATGAAATACTTCTGCATCTCCTCCTTGGCCTTGTTGATGAAGTAGACGCCGATGCGGTTGCCGGCACCGCGCGACCCAGAGTGCAGCATTACCCACACGCGGTCGTCCTCGTCTAGGCAAATCTCAATGAAGTGGTTTCCCGTGCCGAGTGAGCCGAGGTGCTTCACCTTATTGCGGCTATCCGCTCCAGGATGCTTGGCGACAATCTCATCGTGACGCGCCTTAAGCCGGTCCCAGCGATCCTTGTTAACATCGGTGACGTCGTGCCACGCACCACGGTCGCCGGGACCACCGTTGTTTGTGCGACCATGAGGCACAGCGTTTTCAATTGCCGAACGAATCGCGTGTAGGTTGTCAGGAAGATCGTTTGCCGTAAGTGACAAGCGATAGGCCATCATTCCACAACCGATATCAACTCCCACGGCGGCTGGCACGATTGCGCCGCGCGTCGCGATCACCGATCCGATTGTTGCTCCCATCCCCCAGTGCGTGTCGGGCATGGCCGCGATGTGTTTGTGCACAAACGGAAGCGTTGCGAGGTTGCGAAGCTGCTGCTGCGCCTGTTCCTCGAACACCACGCCATGATCCCACTTCTTGACCAGTCCGCCACCCTCTACCACTTCGCACGTGAAATTGCCCATGATCGTCTCCTTATATCTAGCATTTACTCTGCGTGCGTTTCTTAGTCTTCGGGACATGAATATGAATCGTAGGTGGTCCGTACATTACACGCGCGCCGGCTCCACCACATGCCACACAAGACCAAAATTCTCTGCGTTCGTTGTGAACGCAGAGAATGTTTCCAGTGCCTTGGCACAAACTACAGATGTCGGTCATCAGCATTCCAATCAAAAGCTACGGTGCCCTCATGATATTTATTAGGATTGGAACAAACTGCCAAGCGGCTATCATGATCCAGACAACTCCCGCTTGGCTCAACCCAGGGGCTTGGTCGAAGATCCAGTTACAGCCGTAGCCCAGCACGACCGTCCAGAATAGCGCGGCCAGCACGCTGATTAGAATATCCAGAAGACTCATTTCAGTTGCCCTTCTTATCACAGGTTCCTGCGGAAATAGAGGTTGCTATAGGCTTTGCCTCTTCCTTTACCGCCAACTTCTTGATTGCCTGAACGGTAACACCCTTCTTTTCGATGATGTTGTTTACTGCTCGGCACTCAAAAACCACAAAGCTTCCACCGTCCTCATCGTTCATCTTCTTTGCAGCCGCGACCGCAAGCTCCCGGCTCTCGTAGTTGTAGAAGTCTGAGTTTTCGGAAACAGTGCCGTCATCGCAGTCTACTAAAGCAAGTGAGAAGAAGGTCAATCCGTCTGTAGGAAGCACCACTAGTCGTTTTGTATCAGTCATGTTGTTCTCCAATGAGCGTAGTCTTGATGCTGCTAGATTTGCTGAAGCTCTTCACTGCACGGCACTCGAAGATAACCATGGTGCCGTTGTCCTCGACGTCGCCCTCTGCAGCGTTTACCGCTGCAACGTCGGTTACATAAAACTCCGCGTCAATACTGGACGTCGGACCGACTGGAGAGTCGACCGTAGATGTCATATAAAATACATTGCCGTCTATCGGCATTTGTTTTGTATAACTCATATCTCATATCTCCTTAAGGATTCGCTCGTCCTCTAGCTCACAAATCTGGTCAGCTAAAGCGTCTGACCACTCGTCTGAACCAGGCATCGATGCGAGTAGCTCGACCAGGCTATCCTCGTAAGATCGAACTATAGGATCACGGCGACGCTTGTTGTACCTGATAGCCTCGCGTAGTGAGTAGACGTGGGGGATGGCACTAGCCTCCAGCGCCCGCCGCGCTCGCGCTGCTGCCTGTCTATCCTTGCGCAGCTTAGTCTTGCGACTTTGCTTCGTGCTCATAGGAATCGCTCCACTCCGGTCAAGGCGAGCATGGCAGCACCAGCTTTCACTCGTTGCTCGATTCTTGCAATGACGTCGGCTAGTGGTACGCCAGTATGTGACAGATCCTCGTTTCCAATCTTACGCTCCGCTGCTAATGTATGGTTGATGCGGTCTAGTAGGATTTCCATGTCTTTACCGTGTACACAGATATCATGCTCGACGCATTGAGCTATCAACACGTCGCTCTCAGCAAACACGAGGAACGTCAGTAGCATCTTGTTACTCATGACTTAGCCTCCCACGTCAAACCAGCTTTTGAGGACGCGCGGCGCATTAACGATTATGAAATAACCTACAAAAATTGGCCACATTACAGCGAGAATAATCATGGTCGGTAGCTGTACGCCAACGAAGTCACCCTCGCGTGAGAGATCGTGCATAGCACAGAAGGTTCCGAGTATGTATAAGACTAGAGCGATCCAGCACATTTCAGTAGTCCCCCGTACTAGAATACGGATAGTTGCGCTCATCTTCTCGCTTCTTTTGCTGGAACTGGATTTCAGCAAGTAGCTCTTCGTGCCTCTGCTTGCTGTCAATCTCCAAGCGCGCAATCATGTTCTGGGTTGCGTCACCGATCCAAAGGGCGAGTCCGATAAGCACAGGCAGTAGGATCATTATACAAATTTCCATGTTTAGTCTCCTAAACCGATGAGGTTAATTTTCTTTAACAGTTCGAGGCGTAGCTTCTCTATGTCGCGTCGCATGCCAAGGATTGCCGCGAAGATTAGCCCCTCTCCGAGGATTCCACCTACTAGCAGTATCATTACCGCGTGCCATCCAGTAAGCCAGATGCGAATCTTACCCAACTCGCGAGCGAGTAGCTCGGCTCGATGTTCATCACACTTTATCTGAACCTTCATGGAAATCTCCGCCAGTTTGTCATGGTGAAGAGCGCGCAGACTCCCGGTGGCAAGCGGTCTATGTCTCGCGCGAACAGTACTAGGCCAACGTCTGTCGGACGCGTCATCAGCTTCCTGATCGACCCTCCCGTCGTGATGACGTCATCGACTACCAGTCGAGGACCGGATACATTACCAGAGTCGCAGAATTTCTGCAAGGCTCTAGCCAGCTTTAGGCCACCGCGCGGAACCCCAATGACCTCACCAAACTCCTCTGCGTAGTCTCGTAGGTGGAATGCGATGGTATCCCAATCTTCATCGGTCAATGCGTCACATTCAATCTTGAAGTCGCTCTTCAGTCCAGACGCGAGCGTAAACTTCCCTGTCTGAAACAGATTTGTCTGGCGCCGCCATCGCTGCAACCCAACCATTCTTAGTAGCTTGTCGATCATGTCATCACCCGCTCACGTCGATTGCGATTAGCTGTGCATTTAGGTCCACTAGCTGTGCTTGCAGATTAGCCAACACTAGATTTAGAATCACCGCGCTATCGGCCGGTGATAAGACGAATCCATAGATTGGTATGGACACACCAAGGATGTCTAGGACGTCGATCCCCGATACGGATAGATCGGACGCCAGCGCCTCCTCGACGTTTGGGATTGCGTCTTGCACCTGCGCAATCTGCGCAGCTATCACGGCAGCGGCTTGGGCCTGTACGAGCGTTAGGGGCATGTTTTCTTCTCCGCAGTTGCCTTGACAACCTTCTTTGGGACTAAGACAATCTCCATCGGAGATTCAGCCGAGCCCATCTTAACCCACGCTCTTAGCGCTCGACTTGCTAATCGTAGCGTAGGGAAGTGGTGAGCATCTTCTAAGCTATTTACGAAATTTCCAGTCTTTGTAATATAGTCACTACTCCTAGCACCACATTCAGGATCCAGTCTGAGTGCATATTTCGGCATCATAATCCCCTATATGAGGCTGGTGAAAACGGTGCTTTTACGCGATACTTAGCCCCGCCGCGCATCCTCCACATCTTCGCAATAACGGCACTACGCGTCAGAACTAGCGGCTGAGGAAATTCGGCGTTTAGGCGGTCCGCGATGTATTGTGCGGACCGCCTTTCATGTTCGAGATAGAGCATGCGGGCCTCACTCTCGTCCACCCAGAAGTAGTGCTTTCCTGGATAATCGTCGGGACCTGGTATCGTCCTCTTTACTCCGCGCGCCATCTTTAATACACCTGCTTGTTTAACCGCTCACGGATCACCGATATGGTGTCGCCGTGATCGATGTATTTTCCCTCATAAAATACCGGCCTCAGAAGGCCCTTGGTCACCTCATCAAGAGATTGCTGGTCGAACTGGGTGAAACCATCTTCGTCGTTGCCCTCGATTCGGATCAGGCCGCGTGCACTCTTCTTCACACCGTTGTCTGTCTTCGGATCTTTGAACAGCTCACGGTATTCGCCGTTGACGCATCCGTATGTGGCTTTGATGGCAGACCCAATCGTATCGCGCGTGACAAACTGGTAGGTGAACGAGCCGACGCCAAACACGATGTTGTTTGATGCGAAGCCCTTGGTGATCAACCGCTGGAAGATGTCCTCTGCGACCTTGAGGTTTATTGAGTCACCGTAGATTAGGCCAACGTGTGAATCTAGCACCTTGAAGCCTTTGTCGGTCTCGGTTCCGCCGAAGTTGTCCCACAAAACCTGCACAGCACCCATCATCTCAGGAGTTGGTTCGACGCGCAGATAGGACAGCCCATCTACCGTAAATGCTCCATGGGGGGCCACTGCCAGTGATTCACATACCTCGTAGTAGGCTCCACCATAAGTGAAGACGCCAACTCCTGCATACCTTGCTTCCGAGCAGGCGTCGCGGACGCTCCCGCAGTAATCCATGCTCCGCGCAGTTCCGCAGATTATGTCAGCGGGATTGCCGGAGTCTGGGCGAAACACAACCTTGCCATCGCGAGCCATGATCTCTGGCTTGAGCAGCTTAGTCGTATTGCACAACGTGTTCCAGAAGTCCCAGGTATCGGAAACGATGCTGACGATTCCCTTCGGATAGATTTCCGCAATAAGCCGGTAGATTGTGTGGACCTCATCGTCCTTACCGCCCATGCACATGACGGCGTGCTCTGTTGCAGGAACCGAGCAGCCAACAAACGAGTCGTCCCCATACAGCTCCTTGATGTAGAGGATCGCCGGAACGGTATCGGTGCCGTGGTGAGACGTCAGATGCGCCGCCGCCTGCATGATGGCGTCGGTGCATCCGGACATTCCACGCATGGCGAAGTCGTGACCCTGCACGTCGCTAAACACTAGCTGTCCGTCAACAGAGTCCACCGGTACGCCAGTTTGGTGGGCGTAGCGGATGAACAGCCGCTTAAACTCAAACGCCGTGGTGGCGGTCGTGGGCGACTTCCAGAACTGTGCCGACAGCTGCGTCTCCAGGTAATTCGTGAGCCAGAAAAACTCCGGTAGCGTATTCTGGATCGTCCACATCGCCACGCGAACGTTTACGCGCGAGCCTTCCGGCAATGCCTTGATGAGGATCGGTAGGTAGCCCAGCTCATGTAGCGCGCGGATGTGATCCGTTCCAACGATTCCAGGTCCGAGGTAGTCGTCCATCGTCTTTTGGTAGAGGCTAACGACGGCCTCAACTGGTCGGTTGAAAAACTTATCGTTCCACTCGTTGATGAGGTACCACTGGATCAGCCCATTGAGCCCGAAGAAGACGATGCGGTCGTCGAAGTCGTCTAGCGTCGCAAGGTGCTTCGTGCTGCGCGGCGTGAAGTTTGAATAGCAGAAAGTGGTGTTGTCTGGAAACTGGTTGATATGCCCAGTCTTGTAGCCATCAACGTGGAGGCCAGGATTCTGGAAGTCGTATTGCTTGACGGGAAGGTATCTCATTGGATGATCCTTTAGATAAGGTCGCTGAGTGACATGCGAGTAATGAGGTCGTAGTCACTAGCTTTTTCTGGGAAGCTATCCGTAGTCCACACATGTTCGATGCCGGCGTCTTCCAAGCACTTGGTACCATACGAGAAGATGCCGTGCGATACGATTAGAAACACGTTACCTACGTTCATCTCCTTCAGCTTCTTGGTAAGCGCAATAAACGTCCGTCCACCATCGCAGATGTCGTCGACAATCCATGCATCCTTACCAAACATTGAATGCAACGACGTTTCAATGCTATCAATCTGACCACCAATCCCACGCTTCTTAAAGAAGACGACAGGAGGATTTTCACAGTCGGTCATATCCCATACGGCCTGAACCTTCTTGGCGGCGCCAGAGTCTGGTGCGATCAAGAAGTAGTCGGACTCTGCAGGTTTGTCTTCCAACGTACCATAGTAACTGTTGATGATACTCGATGCAAACCCCGCAGGAGATATGTTTTTGCAGTTGTTGATTAGCGACGTCGCTACTGCGGAGTGAGTGTCGAACACTGTGACGCTCTGGTAGTTTTGTGCGTTGATCAGCTTGGCGAACACCTCCAGCGAGAATGCTTCACCGTGCCCACATACGCGGTCCTGCCGTGCATACGGACAGTATGGAAAGAAGACGTTTATGTTTTTCGCGCCCCGCCGCCGTAGGGCGTCGGTCGCCATTAGCAATTGCATCACGTCGTCGCTGTTTACAAGGCGTGTGGTAATCATCACGTTATCGTGCGGAATAGCCGTGTCCAACGCAACGTCGATCTCACCACCAGAGAAGATTTTGTTGCGTGATAGGCCAATCGTATTCATCTTAGGCTCTTTGCCGTATGGCGCGAAGCCCTCGGTTAGATTCAGTATCGGCATGGTGTTCCCCTAAAGCTCATAGATGGAAACGTTGTGATCAGCGAGGCGGTCCTTGATGATAGCCTCGATTACACCCCAGTCACCACCACCTAGCCCAGCTCCAATCTTCGGCATCGCAACCGAGTCGATTAGTTCGTTGTCGTATAGGAATAGGTGAACCCGCTGCATGCACTCGTCAATGGCATCGTAGGACACAAAGCGCGTGCCACTCTTGCCATAATACTCCTGAGTGATTGCGTTGCCCACATACTGGCTGGAATTAGGCTTCGTCTCGATAAACTGCACGTGGCCCAGTCGGATTGGTGGCTGCAGCTGAGCATACGCGTCGTAGACCCATGGCCACTTGCGTCTAATCGCTAGCGCAACCCCCGATCCCATCACGCCCTGCGCGTTGCAGCCATGCACGATTAGCTGCTCACTCGCGTTTGTAACATCGCCCCTCTTATACGTTATCATTTTCCAACCTCCTCTACGAAGTTTACGGCACATCGGTAGCAGTCCCTCTTGGAGTGAAGCGGACTGCGAGGGACCATCTCCAACGGAAACACGCCAACAATGTGCAGCCCATTGATTAGTAAGGCTGAATACTGATGCCCAAGCTCCAGCGAGGCGTCCTCCGAGTCGATGATAACGTCGGCCCAGTAGGCCCTACCGGACCAGCCCGGTGCAATCTCCGTAACGATCCGGCGCGGTTTGCTGATCAGCCTCATCACCTACCTCGCTATCACGGCTATAAGGAAAACCGCCACCACGAGCCACCAGGAATCGAGGCTTCCTACGTCTGGGTGGGCCTGTATCAGTTGTAATATCGTCATCACTGACTCCTTCGCTCTGCTTCGCTAAGTGTGATCCAAACCTCCCAAGCGACGGAAGAACCATCGTTCAGGTAGACGAAGAATTTGTCACCGTGACCTCGCACGGTCACAACGTGGACTCGGTTGAGTCTATCTGGGTCATCCATGGTGCGTAACCAGCTCTAACCTCAGCGCCTGCAGCCACTTGCGAAACTTCTTGGCGGCTTGGTTAAACTTCCACCGCCGGAAGCGCTGCTCAATCGGTGCGTACCACTTACCGGTGTCTATGCTATAAAACCAGAGATCCATCATATTAGATACGCTATCGTATGGCGTACCTAAACAAGTATAAAGACCAGTCTTTGCCTTGATGGGACAACCACGACAGTCGTTACTCCAATCGAGGTTGTAGATGGAACACAAGGCACACCCATCAGAACCTATATTGGTATCACCAATTGTCTTCGCTACCTCATTTTCCTTCCAGTGAATGATGCACTTGTCGAGCGCGTTAATATCGACATCAAGTTTTGTCATTGTTCTGCTCCAGTGATTCTCGACCACACAACCTAGATTTACCCAGCCAAATTTCCTCAACCACCTCAACCCGTGCGCAACTAGTGAGCTCCATTGCATTCAACGAATCCACTACGGACTGGTAGTCGGGACAGAAGTGCAGCATGTCCCGCTCAAGGAACAAAACGTGCTCCCCATCGACGTCGCGGCCATAACCACCAGGGCTACGGCCACCAAATGCATCATACACCTGCTTGAATAAGATTGGTCTCTTGTCCTCTGCTTTGCCCTTAGCCATTAGCACACCCCTTATTTACTCACTGCCGGCATCTTCCTAAAGCTCCACTTGTCAAAGCCGTGCTTGGCAATCTTAATCTTAGGGTCTGTAATCTCCACCATCCTATTCTCATTGGTTGCAAGATTGCCGACAAATATTGACAGCTCTTGAAATGCTTGCCACGCATCTAGCTTGCGCTGAAACTGCACATGCTTCAACACGTCGGCATTTATGATCCAGCCAATCCTCGGATCGTCGCGAACCGCTATAGCATATTTGCTTTCCACCAACCAGTCGTAGACAACTTGCTTACCTGTGTTGGTAAAATGCTTTTCCAAGGATGACGCAGATGAATCGTTGCTGCGCCAGTCACCGGTCGTTTGAGGTTCAAAGCCTGCCTTAGCTAGACTGTCCAAGAGAAGTTGGTGCGACCAAAATACTTGGTTGTGAGTCAGGGGATCATCAGGTGAACGCAACGTCGTATAACTGTCCGAATAGGTCCAACGTATTCCACCGTGACGCGTTCCACAAAACCATACCACCACCTTGGACAAAATAATTCGACCGCTCTTATAGGAAAATTCCCACGAGCGGTTGTTGTAACGCCATCGGTTGTATTTGCTTCCCAGCGGTTTGGTATCTAAACCCCACTTAGGCTCACCCAGTTCAGGTGGGTCGTATGGGATTGCGTTTATGTCAAAGATTCCATACAAGCCGGCCTTGATCCCCTGGCGGATGAAGACGATATTATCGTCGTGTCCGGTAGCGAGGGCCACGTCGTAGTAGTCGGTTCCGCCGATGATCTTCATGCTCCCCTCCGCTTCTTAAGTGGGACCGCAATCGTATGCAGCCTGCGTGACGCGCGGGAGTAGCCTACATAGAGCAGACGCCGCTTGTCTGATCCCGTGCTTATGTCGAGCGTATCGACGAACACGCTACCAATGGACCGTCCCTGTGACTTGTGAACAGTGCCTACGAATGGGCTAGAGTGGCGCACCATAGTCTCGGCCAACTCTAGCTCGTTCCGCGCCTCCCTCCACGCATCCTTGTCGCGAGCAAACGCCTTGGCGCTAGCCTCGTATAGGCGTTCGATCAGCGCTCCCTGCCTGGCCTGCTCGCTCATCCCAGCGGCGTAGATCGTGTAGGTAATCTCGGTATCAGGATTGAACACGCGAAGCGGATACACCTCAAACTTCTCACCGTCGATCACCCGCGTCTTCACGCGACCAACCTGCTCGACGCAAACGATGCTGCCGTTGTAACCCGCAGCACACATCTGGTCGAGCCTCAGCTGCTGGCCTACGGCGAACACGGCGTCCCCATACAAACGACGGTGTGCCAGCATGCGCACCTGGTTGACGAGCGCGTTGCGGTATGTGAGGTAGCAGACGTCCAGCGGATCTTTTGCCGTAGTTAGCGCGTGTAGGAAGTCGCGAACCATGCTACGCCGGTCGCGGTGAACGCGGATCATTCCGTTGCTGGTATGGGGATAATCAACTCCCACGCGGACGCGATTGCAGAGGGCGAGTATGGCGTTTTGGTTGCGGTGCTGCTCTACTAAGCGAAATGTGTGGAGACGCGTGTAGGCGTCTCCCTGTCGCTTCATGACGGGACGCAACTGGGCGAAGTCGCCCAGGAAGACGACGAGCGAGTGCATCGCGGCGCGAGCAATCTCCATCAACTCATACTCACCGACCATCGACGTCTCGTCGACCACGATCAGCTGATAGTCGGTCTCCTCAGTTCCACCACCAGAGGTAAACGTTAGACGCCCGCTAGCCTTGTCGACTATCGGGCGTTGGCCTAAAAACTTGGCGACCGTGATGAGGTTTAGATTCTTGTGCTCGCCTAGCCTGTTTGAGAATTGCTGCTTGGCCTGGTGCGTCGGACACATCACCAGCACCTGCGAGTTTTTACGAAGAAAACGGCTCACGAGGTAAGCAGCAAGTGTAGTTTTACCGCAACCTGCATTTCCGGTTATGAGATAGCTACCCGTCGTCTGCGTCAGTAGGTGCTTCAACACCTGAGTTTGCTCTCCACTGAGCTTCATTAACAATCCCCCGGTTGTCCTATATCTGACCAACCTTTACTCACCGCAATTTAACCGACTCCCTTGACGCCAGACGGTAGCGTGTAGGACAAATCGCCCCCAAAACCGCTATACATTCCGAGCGTTTGCTTGGACCATGCCTCACGCTCGTGTGGTAGCAGTTCGCGCACGTTCTCTAGCGGAACCATCACGTTGAATGCACCAATACCGCAGACAAACATTCCCCACACGTAGTCGCGACCGCCGACGCTACCCTCGTAGTTTATCGCAAACAGTTTCCAGTCGCGGTCATCTACGTGATCGAGGTGATTAGAATGGCATACCTCCATAAAGGGCATGCTCTTATGCGAGCCAGCCGTGTGAACGGCTACATGGTGATAACGCTTGGTAATACCTGGTAACAAGGTATCGTTTCGATAACCCAGTGTCGGATCGATCCACGGATTCGCTATGATCCACTCTTCACGCGTCATGACTGCTCCCCTGCTTCGAGCGCGTCTGCCTCAGATCGCAGAAGCTTGATACGTTCCTGTGTTGGGGTAGTAAGTGATACTGATAAGCTTCCTTCATCAGCACCACACCACCCATAGCCTAGAGGAATGTCCCTAACCGACTTGGCTCTAACTACATGCTCTAGACCCATTCTAGCACTCCTTACCACACCAGCAAAGGTGCTGGATTCAATCTTTATGCTAATCTTCCAGGTCATGCCGGCTCCCTAAGCTCCTTCGCTCATACTGTTTGTGTTGTCTGACTGAACATGTCAGCGCGCCAACTCCCGCATGAGCGCCTTGCTAGGTTCTTTACTCACTGCGGATTTAACCTTTTCAGGAGGAGCTGTGAATATAAGATCATATGAAAGGCAGTTGTCGGCGGTCATCTCCATATAGAAGTTTGTCTGCTCACCAGCCTTGAGCTGTCGAACAATCTCACGCCGGCGGATTGCATGGATGATCTTGGCGTTGTGCTCCACAATCTTCATGTAGGCTTCAACATCCAAGTCCCACCCCAGCTCCTTATTTACCCACTCGATGCCCGCTCTAATTGCGGCAACCTGCGAGTCCCATCTGGGCGACTTCATCATAGTAGCCAGCGACCCGCCAATCTCGCAGTCAATCTCGTAACCGACTATGACCGTCTGATCAAACACGTCGCGGACCCACCGGTGCAGCATGGTAGTAGCACCGTGATAGCGTAGGTAGACGAGTAGTGGTATGTTTACGATACTACCCTCGCTCTCGTTTGAGTCGTGCACTGCATTGCACTGGGCGTAGTCTAGGTTGATGTCGCGACTCTCAAACATCTCCCACGCCAACTTGCGAGTCTCGTAGCTTCCACGAAAGCCGAGGTTTGATGACGGTCCCTGAATCACGCTATTTGGCGTCCTACGATCCTCGCTACCATGGACGCGCCGTTCGGTATGTAGATGACCCCAGAGGTGGCGCGTTCCACCGAGAAGGTTCTTTGCCACTAGGTGTTCGCGGGCGCTCTCCTGCAGCGTCTCCAACCACCTACCGCCAACGGCAAATGTCTTCTTGAATATCAGGTTGTGGATTCGCTGCGCTTCTGCTTCGTCTACACCGATATCACGCGCCAACGACGGGATACCTTTTCCATAGGTAACACCAAAGATCACCGACTTAATACTATCTCGTTGTGGCTTCGTTACCGTGAGTGGATCGACCTTGTGTATGATACCGTAATTTTGGTAATGAACGTCGGCTGCCTGCAGCTGCTTAGCCCACCACTCAACCTTTACAGCTGGAATGGTTAGCTGCGCCTCGTAGCGCAGGCGCAGCTGCATCCCCTTCCAAAATGTCTCACCAATCTTGGGATCGTTTGAGGCGATGCCCCAACCACGTACCTCGTGAGCCCCGTAATCGTCTTTGATTATCAGCCGACCCTTGCGCGCAACAAACTGCCGCTTGACAATCTTAGCCCGCACCTTGTTGCGGCTGATCTGGTTCTGCAGGTTTGGATTGCTGCTCCCCGAGTTGTGTGAGAACACGTTAGCTGATAGGAAACTCGCATCCTCGTCCACGGTAATGTCAAAAACCTCGTGAATACCTGCCGGCTTCACACTGATAACTTCCATCGGACCATTGGGTGTCATTAACTTCATGTTGCCTCCTGTTCACGTCATTGGTACAGGTAGAAGATTTATCACCCTACTACCGACGACTAAGGGAGGGGAGCAGGTAATTTACTTCTCTGGGGTACCAAAATTCTCGGAAGTTTTAGCAGCGTTCAACGCTTCCTGCACATCTTTAAGAGATACCCATCGACTATCAGCATCTAAAACCCGATGATTAGGAGTTCCTGTAAATGTAGTTCCGTCAGCCATCATAATTGTAAGCATTGGTTGGATTCCCTTCTTCCATACATGAGTTACCTTGCGCCAACGATTCTTATGAGTCCATACTTCATCACCTGGAATGATATCCTTTATCTGGACCGTACCTTTCTTAGTAAGGCAAGGAGTCCACGAGGCTGAACACCGGCCGGTCTTCACGTTTAGGTACCCAAACTCGGTTCGTAGGCAGCCATCCTTATTGTCTGGATTGCCGATGAGAATCTTATAGTACCCGGCAATAAACGTCGAGTGCATCTTCTTGGCTTCATCGAGGTTTGCAAACGCTGCGACGAGTGGGGTAGTCTTATACTTCGCCTTAAACTTGTCGTCTATGCTGGGCAACCCCGTCTTGGTCTCATTGACCGGAGACAGCTTCGCGACGTCGAAGAATAGCATCTGCTGATGAGCCGGCTTACCCGGATCAAACACCATCGACTGCGAGCCCTTCGCCCCAAACAGCGAACGCGATCTCACGTTGCGGCTGCTCAGTAGCTTGGCGTTTGTCGTGGAAATCTCTGGGAAGCTGAGAAACTTCGCAGTAGCGTCGCGAATTTCTTTCAAGATTGGAGAGTTTGGACCCTGTAGTGATACTACATACTTACGGTCGACCAGTAGCCCGTTGCGCTCCATTGCCACGAATTGAATGATCTTAACGCCATCGACCTGGATCACTGCCTGCGCAAACTTAGTGTAGGGGTGGCCGTGGAAGTGCTCCGACCTCCACTTGGCAAGAGCCAGTTGCATCCGCATGAGGCGAATCGGGAGCACAACGTCGACGGCGCCATACTTCGCGACCAGTTCAATATCAAGTGCTGCTAGCCTACCACGATCACCCTTACCAATCTCCGTATTTTGGTAGTGAGGCATGCCGGCCTCGATGCATAGCCGACCGAGTGCCCACGTCTCTTCCTTCTTGGCGTAACCGATTAGGAACCTACCCTGCTGCATCTCATCAAGATTGAATGCTGCTGCCTGAACGTCGAACACGTTGTGATTATACCAACGCAGCTTCATTAGCGAAATGAGCTGGTGCAAATCAAACTTGGCATTTACGTAGACGTGCGTGGAAGGACGGCCACGTTCGAAGTAGTCGGTTAGCCACTCTAGTGCGGCGTCGAGCACGTCTCGTGGGAGTGTTGATCCAGAGTGGTCGACGGGCAATACCCACCCCGTGCGACCGTCGAAGCCAAACTGGACCATCAAGACTGTGTTGTTTATGCGCTCTAGGTTGTTTGTCTCGGTATCTATCGCGACCAGCCGCTTTGTCTCCAACAGCTCACGAAGCTCGTCCCAGTCATCACTGTTGCGAACCATACGACACTCGCACGGAGCCGCTGGGTCCTTCCAACCGATTAGACCAACACGCAACAACTCAAGGTGCCTGTACAAGTGTCCGAGCATCGCTGCATAGATGCCCTTGGCCTCCTTGCCAATGCCGTAGACCGACAGCGCCGGTGTGACGATCCAGCGCCTGTTTTGGTGGTTGACAAGAATGCCGAGCATGTTGGTTTCTGGTCTCAGACCAGACGGCTTGATTAAGACTTGAGAAAACTGCTTTCCCATCAGCATTATGTGATCGGCTCCATGCTGCTTGACTAGCTTACCGATGCTAGTTCCAGCAGTTGCGACAACGATGCGCTTCCAGGCACCCAGTATTGGAACCGTCTTGACAAAGACGTTTGTGAGTAGGGCCTCGGCGTAGCCTGACAGCGGACTACCCGACTTATCACCCGACGTAACTACGAGCAGCACGCAATCCCCATCAGGATCATCGTGCTGCAGGTAGGCACCGTCTTCATCTCCAACTCGTGTAAAAAACTTCATGAACGTCACCGTCTTTCAAACCTATTTTACTCACCTACTATTTTTATCTAGCTCCAGGTGAATCTGTTCAAGCACCGCCGCTCCTAATCCGGCTGGCGTGTAGAGCCGCCCAACGCCGACAAACTCGATGTAGTCATCATAAGCAAACCTTGGAAACGGTGTAGTGGTATGGACGATAGGTGCTGGGCTAGGGCCGACGGTGATCGTCGGATAACCATGGAAGTGCCCAGCCGCCCCACCACCACCGGCGTAGCCTCCGCTACCGTTGATGGAATGCTGACCACCCATCGGGATTGGCGGCTGCGAGCTGTAGAAAAAGCTACGTTCGGTAACATCGGAAATATTCACGAGGGAGTCAACATACCACGTAGCTCCAATCCTTAGCTGGTAGTCTACCTTGCCCTCAGTGTCAGCCGGGTGTCCCTCGACGAGGCGAATCTCGGTAACAAGGCCCATATTGATCGTGGTAGCAAACCTACGCTTTCCATCAGGATTGCCTCCGCGCATCACTCTAAGGTTTAGGAAATTACCCCAGCGCGTGCATTCAAACAGAAAGCCATATGACTGAAGCTTGTGCTCCGACCTAGCCCTCACGAGCCATAGATCGTAGCTGGCTAGCACCTCCTTCTCAGCATCAGCAACGAGTCTGGCTATCCGAGCCTCATCGCTCTCAGGATCCACCGTTCCGCTAATCTTTTCAAGCTCTGCAGCACGGTCGCCAAACGGTCCAAAAAATCCACCCATGTGACTCTCCTATACCTCTATTACATTCGTGGCTGCGGCAAGCTCCCGCGCGCGATCGCACTCTGCTAGCCAGGTTAGTATCTGGTCGCTGATTATCCTCATCCCCTCCTCCCGCATCTGGATGTAGGAGTAGATTGGCGCACCACCTGCGCCGCATACGGTCATCCCGACGAAGTCTGGTTGACCAGTCTCAATCTTGATAAATGCCTGAAATGAATCTGGCACGTCGGCCATGTTAAACCCAGGTATGCCTGACATATTGGCTCCTCATTATTCGTCGTTTGTATCTAACGGTAGTGGTAGCTGCTTGGGTTTTCGTTTGTGATTGCGGCGCGCCTCTAGCGTAGATACTAGGTGAGAAAGTGAGTCGTTTCGAAACTTCAACCCAGAGCTTGATGCCTGCAGGTCGGCGTTGAAGGCGCGGAGCTGAGCAAGCTCTGACTCATAGTGCGCGACAATCTTACCGATCAGGATGTCCCGCACATTGCCGGGATGGAGGTTTATATAAACTATTGACTGCTTGTCTGGCTCCTCGACAATTCGAATCTTATCAGTAGCCGTAAACTCGATCAGCGAACCGTCGCTGACACAGAGCCGAACGTCTGGCGTGTCGACAAATGAGTACTTACGCGCAATCTCAATACTCTGAGAGATGTCTGAGTCGATAAGACCGTGAACAGCAGACCAGTTCAACTTTGACTTGTGGCGTTTCATTTGAAAACTCCTACATTACGTTCCAATAGGTGAGCTACGGCAAGGGCGCAATGCGATCTACGATCATCCACCAATACTCCCAGTATTTCTCACGCATGTGAGCCTCCTACGTTCGTCGATCCTGATGACGTTGGTGTAGTCGGGTGCCTGCTCAACTTCGCTGTTGCCGAAGGCATTGTGACGGGCAAACCACCGCTTGCGCCGAGCGACACGCCGCTTTTTATCCATGGCCCTGCTCATCAAATGTCTCCTACCAAGCGTTGAACCACAGGCCCGTGCCGTAGATCATGCCGACAGGGCCAACGATAGATCCAGCGATGAGCAACAACCACTCGTGAGCCCGAATCGTGTGGATGATAAATGTTCCCCACGACGCCAGCGCCCATAGAAAAAAGGCCAATCCAAAGTAGCTGCAATACCTGTCCACCTTGCGGCTCCAGGCGCGCGAAGGACGAGAGTCTTCCTTCCACCCCATCACCGCCTCCCTGAGACAAAAGCAAGCACGTCGGCAAACATCCCCAACGCGATTAACACGGCGAACAACCCGATACCAATTGGCAACCAGTAGGCTAAAATCTTTTTCATCTCATCCTCCAAATAGATAGTTGATCACAGCGACCATTGCCCAGCCAATTACCACCCCTACCGTTAGGCCAGCTCCAATCACTATAAACCATAAGCGCGTTGTTATCATGATGGGTCTCCCCCTCCATTCAAAATTTTGATTAGTGTATCGCGCATTGTATTGATGCGTTCGACGCAACCTGTTCCAGGGTCCGTTCTAGAAACGAAGGTGTTACCCGATTTCATGTGGATGTCAAACGTGTAGCCGTAGCTACCGTTGCTCTTTACCGGACCAACAGCTTCAACTTCTTCTACCACTAGTACAGTCCCAGCCCTATTGAACACCATCGTCGTCATGTTACCTAGATCCTCCAAAAGGGCGACGGTATTCGTCGCTGAGTATTCGGCTACGGTCTTCAGCTAGCCGCAGACGCTCAAACTCCTGCAGTCGCTCCAGCTCGTCGACGAGGTCGTTTATTAAATTGTTTTCATCTTCATTCCAACTGTCGCTCTTCTTCCGCCATTCACGACCACGCTCAACAAGCGTTTTCCCCTTTGGCCGCAGGAATGATGACCGGGTGCATTCCACAATCTCATCCAGAGAGATTCCACCCTCTGGGACAATTAGGGCAAAACCGTGATAGTAGGGGAAGTTGTTTTGATCGCCGCGTCCAACATCCAGACGATCACCAATGTCACCCAGCACACCAGATGGTGCGAAGTAGCCCTTAATCCAACCGATTAGCTCGTCGTCGGTTATCGACTCTGGAATCACGACCCTCATGATAACACCTCATCTCTATCCCCAGTTTACTAAGTACCTTCTGTAGCTGCCGCGAGTTTAGGTCGGCGGCATCGAGCACCTTGACGCGCTTCGGCCCATTCTCTGTCTCAATAATCTTAGACGGTAGCTTCACGACCTTGACCGTTGTGTGGTTCTTCAAATCGTTGTAGACGTTTCCTGCGAGGATGTCACCTGCGTCGTCTGGGTCTGCAAGGCAGATGAGCGTATCTAGTCCCAGCGCCTTGATTGCACTTACACACTTTGGAGTCCAGTTCGTCGCGCCTAGCGTTGCGAGTGCCGGTAGACCGTTTTGGATGGTTACCAGGGCATCACGGCAGCCCTCGACAACTGCCGCAACGCGAGGACCGCCTGCGTCGTCTAGCATCTTACGAACATAGTCGTATGGATAGAGCGCATCGCCGGCCCACTTGGAACCGGCATTGACGTAGTTGAAGTCTTTATCCTTACGCACCTTACACTTCACATAACCTAGCTGCCTCCCTCGCATGACGACTGGGAGGATGAGCAGCGGCTCATAGCCGTCTCCAGCTATAAGCATCCTACCACCAACGTCGTGCACCAACTGCGCACGGACTCCCCGCCAGTCTGCGTCCGTCGGCCATTCCTCGGTAAGCGGCATCTGCTGCGCTACCCGCCCGGAGAGCTGGGCAATATCACCATCGTTGAAGACGTCATAAGGAGCATTTGGACGCATGCCATTTGCGATGGATAGTCCTAGCATCTCCATCGTCTTCTTTATTCCACCGCCGGCGGAGCAGCCGAAGCAATGTGAGGTGCCGACGTAGGGGCCAATCTCTGTGGTGACCTTAAAAGGTGGCGAGCGGCCAGTCTGAATGTGGTCTGGGTTTGGGCACCGCATCCAAACTGCGCCACTACGAACGTCGACTCTGAAGTCGTCTGGGAGCGTTTGCAACAACGCAACCAGCTCCTCATTGTCAGCCATCTTCATCTTCCATCACAGCTTCGGCACCAATACCGCGCTTCTCATGTGGACATGGGTCGTCTTGTTCCACGTCGTCCTCGGATGCAGTCGTAACGCAATGAACCGGATGCATCCACTCGACGTTGTAGTGCGTGGGGCGAACGTCTACGATGCAGCCGCGCGTCCCTATTGGGATTACTATGTCATTCTCCTCGATCTCCCGAATCGCCACAACTGATGAAAATTCAGGCAGTTTAAGACTTAGCTCTCGGCTCATCTGCTTTCTCCCTGATGGTCAATCTGCCAGTTGAAGGCTTCGTCTTTCATACTAGAATAGTGGCCCGCCGAATCTAGTGGGTCGAACATTGAAATCTCACCGTAGATTCCCTCGTTATCACATGTGCCTACAATCCAAATTCCATGGCGTTCGCATACCGCGCGAATCTCCTCCTGGCACGCTTCATACTGCTCTTTAGTTTTTGGCATCGCCGTAGTCTCCCGTGAAGCTTTCAACATAGTTGGTATCGCGTTCGAACAGGAAGTCGTTTGTCTCAACCCGCTTGAGGAAGTCTAGAGCAACTTGCACGTGCTCACGCGTGCACTTGTCGACCTCGTGCATGGGGACGTTGCGCTGCAGGTGACGCAGAAGCCTCCCAACGTAGGCAAAGCCCTCCCTCCGCAGTCGGTACTGGGCGTCGTGGTCGATGCCGTCGCCGCCGTTCATCATCTCAATCGCTGCCATTTTCTGCTTCCCTCAATTCTCCAACGAAGGCAATCACCTCGTCTACATCTTTACTCACTACATTGTCGAGTGGATGCAGGAATAGCAAATCCTGCAGCAACCGGAGGCAGCAGTCCAACTCCTCAAACCGCCGAACGCGAGTCTCAGCTGCAAACTCTTTAGGAAAGAGGATTGCTCTCGCCTGGGCACTAAGAGCATTGCTCTCGCGAACGCGCCTTGTGACCTCCCTAGCCTCTAACCACGTATCATACCACTCACCATCTTCTGCGTAATAACGCGGGCCGCGTATAGCCTCCTTGCTCATGTTATTGGCCCCATGACTGGGATACTGAGAATCACATTAAACTCGCGACGGTTTCCCACGATGCCAGGAGGATTGGCTGCGTGCTTCCACCGCGCCTTTGGTAGAACCGACTTGATCAGTAGAGCGTCTCCAGAGAATAGGCCAACGTTGCCCACCATGAAGTCGCCTTCCGTCTCATCGAGAATGCAGCGAAAACCCAACGTGTTCTCATCGATGATCGAGTAGGCAACGTTGCCCGACGTTATTGAGTGGATACGACCATCGACGTCGATGTCTGTTACGCGAGGGTGGTAGCCACCCTCGGTTCCGTAAGCAACCCTGTCAATGGCTATAGACGGCCCACCTCCTATCGCATTGAGCATCGCTTGGAACCCCTTGTTCGTTAGGATTGTAACTAAACTACGGCTTCCTGTCATCACCTGGCAGGTCTCAGGCGCAACTTGCACGACCGCTGCAGGCAGCGGAACGATTCCAACTACCGGTGTTATCGCGAATAGCTTCAGTAGGCTACGTCTATCCATTTCAGGTATCATGCTCCTAGCTCCCGATCTATTTTTACTCCACGCGCTCGCTGAACCTTGTCAAGAGAGGTATTGAGGCGAAGCCACTTGAGCAGTAGTTCACGGTCGCTCGCATCGCCAACTGGCGCAGTCGTAAGCTCAGCCACCTTCTCAGTCAACGCTGCCTGAATCTTACGGTCGCTGCCCTTCGTCTTCTTCACGAGGGGGTGGCTTTCGAGCCAACGTGGACCAGGACGCCCCTTGGAGATGTCTAGGCTGTATAGCGTGCCGGGAACGTCGCAGGCTGGTGGATCATCCTCATTGTAGACGGCAGTTTCCAAACGCCAAGGTGGTTCAAACGCGACGTTTGTGAGGCGCACACCAGCGCTCGTCTTTTCGCCAAACCAGATACGCTTCTCCGGTCGCTCACCAAACGACAGCTGTGCAGCTGTTCCTGGGAAGTAGATATTGCCGATCCGCTGAGGAGAGTGAAGGTGACCTGACACGGCTGGCATTCCTCGGAAGAATGAGCGTGGGATTCCCTCACCGTCTGGAATCACCATGCCCGTGTCACGCTTGGCACCAATCAAGTCGCCGTGAAACAAAACTAGGTCGACGCGCTCCTTGATGGGAGCATAACGAGGAGCCCACGGCATAACAAACAGGCGCATGCCGCACCACTCAACCACCTGCGGAGTCGATATGAAGGTCACGTTTGTGAGGGCTCCCGCCGACGGTAGCTCCCGCAGAAGCTTGAGCGAGTTGTGTTCGGCGTCATCCCAATCGTGATTACCATGATAGACAAGGAAGCTCATGCTACTATCAGATAGCAGCTTTAGCAGGGTGATCAGAAGCTCCTGCGTGGGGTAGGGGTCGTCGTATAGATCACCGAGCAACACGGCGTGACGTATGCCTCGCGCTTGAAGCATTCCAATCTGGGTCTTAAACAGCTTGACCTGCCGGCGTAGGCCAACGCCTTGGCCCATCAGCTTATCGAGCTTTCCCAAATGCAAGTCGCCAATTAGACCGAATTTCATTAAGGCCATCTCCAGATACAGAAAAAGGGAGGGCCGTCTTGCTGGCCACTCCCTTATTTACTCACCAATCAGTTTCCATTGTCGTTTTGCACAGGCACATACCTCGGCAGGTCCTTGAGCATGTCAACGGCGTCTTGAAACAGCTTGACCTGCCGGCGTAGGTCAACGCGCATCTCCCCAGAGTCGAGGTTAATAGTTAGGTAGCCCGCTGGCAGTGGGACTCCATCAGCAGGAACGAAGTCGTAGAAGCTGAGCTCATCTTCCGCTTCATTTTCGTGGTCGAAGGTACCTGTTCCCAGGAGGCGTCCCAGCAAGACGATGACCTCGGATTCATCTTCGTCTAGGTCGTGGGCGACGTCGATGTCTAGCACCCTTACCGTGTTCTCGTTTGCCATGTCACTCTCCATACTTGTAGTGAATCTCTTTCGAGTCGTCGCCCTTGGTCAGCGACACCTCCCACTTAGAGCCGCGCGAGCGAGCCCACTTAGCTACCTCCCTCAGTCCGGTTTCAGGATTAAACTGAAACCTACGCAGCTTGTGCGCCTCGGCATAGACGCACCCACCGTCTACTGGAACGGCATAACGAACGCATGTTGGGGCACGCTGCTTAACCACCGTTGGGCGAATAGGTCTATCTAGTGGAGCCGCCCTAAGCGACTTCTGAGTATCCTGCTTTACTGGCTTCGGTTTGCGTGGCCTAAAACCACGACGCCATGGAGCGGTATAGGTTTGGAGTCTTGCGCCAGCAGGCAAGACTCCACGCACGCAGCTCAACGTCCACTCGAATCCAATACACGAACGCTTGCGCCGGTCTTCCTCACCATTCAGTACCTTGACACCGACGAGGTCGCTGCTATTAAACCTTAGTCGCGGCACATAACCAAACTCCATTGCGGCCTCCATCATTTGGTTGGAATGTCGTCCATCGATATCGTATGCTCGGCTCCGGTTTCAGGTGCGAGCACGCCGCGTGGTGCTCCCGCCGGTGCAAAGAACTTACCGGGAGTATGATCCCAGATCATCTCGTCGTCAACCTGGTTACCATCGTCCTCATATTCTTCTGAGCCGCCACGAGCGATCCACTCGTCGATGCTTAGCCCATCGTGTCCACCAGGAGGCAACTCATTCTTAGCATCCCAGTCGGCCGAAGCTGCCTGAAACGCCCGCAGATCTTCATCTTCATCCTCATCCTCGATGAGCTCCCCACCGCGGTGGTCGTAGTCGGGATCATCTAGTGAGCGGCCTTCTGCGTCCAGATCGTCTTCCAACTCCTCGTTGTTATCCATGAGGTCACCGATGCCCTTGGCGATTCCCACCGTTAGGGCGGCGACGCCCAGGATGCAAGACTTATCAAACACGTTGTTTGGATCAATCTCACCGAGATTGTAGGCCGACGTCCTGAAGTCGCCACCACCATCTACTGGCGCAGTAGCCTCTACCGCCACAGATGCGAGTAGCGTTCCGGCAACCATGAGGCGCTTCTCGTGAGAGTTTGTCCCCAGGAGGTTTAGCATGGTATCCATCACCGCCTCGATGGCGACGGCGATAGGTCCGCAGTTAACCAAGGTATCATCGTCGATATCTAGTGGACGGTAAGCATCCTCTGCACCAACGTCCTTGTCATCGAAACCTTCATCTGACGATTCCTTGGCGACGACGAGCCGCCCTTCACCCAGCTCCACCGTCAGCATGTCGACGGCGCGGTTCATCATGATCGTTAGGTGGTTGATTGATAGGGTCATGTGGAGTCTCCAAGTTTTGTGTCGATGTGAGCTACGATTGATGCGGTTAACTGGCCGTGAAGCTCTGCTACCCTATTCTCCAGACGAAGTAGGCTCTCATTGTAGACCTTCGAGTTTGCTGCGATGATCGCGTTTAGGTCGTCAATCTCCTTCAATCGATGCTCTAGCTGCTTCTCTAAGCGGAGATTATCAACACTTATTCCTTCAACCTGCTCCTCAAGGTTTGTTATCTGATCCTCATAGAATGCCTGCTGTCCGGCGTCACAGTCTCCTGCGTAGCGGTCTCCAAAGCTCAGCTCGTCGTGCAGCGTCTCCAGCATGGATGCTGATCTGCGCATCGTAAATCCCGATGGCTTCTTGCGCCACGACGCGCTGCGCAGTTCACGAATTAGGTGGCGAACATCATCAGTCTGTTTCATTACCACTAACCCTTGTGCTTGATCCGCGTAATGTGGTACTGTTGTGCCACCCTTCTCGCAGGTGACCACAGGATGGCGAGGTCGTCACGAAGTTCGATGAACTCATAGTGCTCTGTGCCGTCGGCGATTACTGGGTCGCCGTGCCTAAACGGTTTTGGTGCGGGCGTGTAAGAGACGATATCTTTGGCCAGAATCCAACCCCCGTGATCAATACGGATTGGCTCATCTGTACCATTATCGACCTGACGAATCGTGGCTCGGATTGTAACCTCGCCACCAACCTGGTATTCGGAATCACTCATGATGGTCTCCCTTCGCTTCTTATTTACTCACGCACTAACGTAGTCAAGACGCAGGGTCAGACACTTCGCTGAACCCCCAGACTTCATAAACTCTCCCAGCTCAAGTTCGATTGGTTTATAGCCCGCGTCGCACAGCCGGCGCTGTAGGCTATCCGATAGCCGGTGGGCAACGTAGTAACCACCCACCTCGACGCCATTGCATGCGAAGTTGCGAGCCTCATGCTCGTAGACTTCAATTCTCATCGAGGGTTCGACGCGCTCACGAATCTCTAGAAGAGACGGCGCATCAAAGGCACCAGGATAGTAGACTACATGCCCAGACGATAGCGGACACAGGCAGGTGTCGAGGTGATAGAAGCGTGGATCTATGAGACCGAGTGACACAACATTAATTCCGTATCGCGTACCTAGTATTGTCCGTGCGAGCGCGTCGGAGCGAAACCCGTATCCGCACCACGTTAAACGACTGTATTCATCCCACAGGGCGTCACCGGCTCCCTCGAATGGAACGCGCATGTGCATCGCACAGTCAACGTTGTTACTGAACCAGTTTGCGAAGAATCCCTCCTCACGTTCCCGCTCCACGCACTTGAAGTTTGACACTGTGGCAAGACCGTCTAAGACGAATCCAGCGTTGGCGCTGAACACCATGTCAGGTAGTCCCTGTTCGCCGGGGATTGTCGTAACCTCGGCGTGGCTGCTTATGAAGTCGTGCAGTTTCATCCACTGCGATACGGATTCTACGGTGTCGACGCGACCGATGTTGTCTGGCATCCACCGGTTAATCGAATACGTGACGTCGAAGTATGATGGGTTGACCATCAAGAATTTCATGCCGGCACCACACGTACGAAGTAGGTTGTCTGAGTACCAGAGACATGGTCGTTTGTCGTATTTGAATGAATCCAGCCAGCTGCTATCATCGCAGAGACGATGTCAACCGTGTTGCACAGCTTTGTTGTTGCACTCGTAGTTTCCGTCTTGGTCGTCATCTTGATCGCCCCTTCATTGTATGCCTGCGCCATCTGCGGCAGGCGCGTTAATCGATACTGCGTCAGGCCGGTATTGGGCCAGTGCGTTACAAACTCCGAACCCCAACCTGTGGTTAGCAGGGCCTTGCGAATGGCGGTCGCCTCTTCGGGCTTGACGTGAAGGTCGATGTAGTCGAGCCCTATGCCCCCTGGATCGGACGTTTGAGATAGATGCAGTTGGAGTCTCGCGAGTAGCCCTCCCACCCACGGCTACCATATTCCGATAATTGATCTTGATGGCAATACGTGTATTCCCATTTTGTAATTGTCATTGCTTGCTCCTTTTCGTTACCCACTCCTTGAGGCGAATTTCCGGGTCATACTTGCACGGAAGCGCAACTAGCACGACAATCAAAGCCCAGAGTATTACACCAAGCTGGTCATCCGTCATGCGTGACCCTTATGTTTGCCGTTGATAAACACAATCTCACCCATCGCTCTTCTCCCTCAGCGAGTCGCATATGACAAAGCCATATACATCGATGCGGATTCCCTTGTTAAATGCCGCATGCTCACCGCCGATTAGCTGGTTATCATAAGGACCAGTTAGCCATACCTGCCAACCCGAATGAACGTCGCACGTGACGCGATAGCCGTATGGCAAATCCTTCAGCGCCATTCGCTTGCGATACTCGGTGGTGATATACACGTCGTCGTAGGTTGGTGGGTCGGACAACGGGTCCACCGGAGAATCCTCAAGGTCGATTACCGTAGCGTTGTCGCTCCACGATATCAGCTTTTGCAACTCCTTTGCCGTCTCCAACGCCCTCTCACGAAAGGGCTTTTGCACAAGGAATCCTTCGTCTATAAGACGAAGCACTTGGACCATCTCGCTAATCATCTCTGGTGTAATCTTCATAACTCAGCCTCTCGTGATATGCACCTTTCAGTGCAAGCCAGGATTTCCTCTAGCTTATCTCGCGAATATAAGCGAATCCCCGTCTGCATGCCTACAAGCCTGGCTTCTAGTTCAGCGATCCGAGCGCGGGCTTCAATTAGCGCATCCTCCAGGTCACGCGCCTTTACCACCTTGCCGTCAATTCCGACGTATAGGTATCCCTGCGCACGACGATGCGTCTCATTGATTCCCTCCAGCCGCTCAATCTCCTCGCGAGCCCTGTGTAGTGGCCGGTGCGGCCATGGTATCTCCGCGTTGGGATGTCCGTGGCACGCAGCCAACAGCCTGTCTACGATCTCGCTCATTGCAGCTCATCCTCTGTTGGACTCCTGAGCGTCGGGTCGTGCTCTTCCATCAACCCGATACCAAGCTTTGCTTCCAGCCACAGAATGTAGGCGATCAGGTTGTACACGTGGCGGTGTGGCTTATCCTGCCATTGGTAAGCCAAGGAGAACATGTCATCAGTGTCTCGTGCTGACATTGACTTCCAGTAGCTGTCCACATCATTTTCCAGCTCCCGTGGCTGTATCACGTCTCGTACGTTTTCCATCACTCCTCCCCTAGAATCGCCTCCACCAGTTCGGCGAGCGCGTCCCTAAACTTAAGTCTTGCAGCGACCATCGGGCCTTCGTAGTACGAGTAATCGCCTCTCGCATCCTTCTTGGCCGCATCCAGTCCGTCCTCGAAGGCGCTTGCGACCTTGGAGATCGCATCGGTTACATCTTCTCTCATAGCATCCTCCTACCCGTTTAGTTCGCCGCCCTGCTTCGCGATGTAGGCGATGCCGGCCTTGATCCAATTCATGAGCAGCATAGCCCGCTCCGTCGCCTGAAAGGTGGCGTCGCCTGTTTCGCTGGTCGGCACTTCAAATAGAAAGCCATTGGAGCATTTGTATATATAAGAATCCCTTTGCGATACCCCACAAAGGTGACGTTGCCCTGCAGGCATTCCTTGAGGTCTCTCATCGCGTCTCTCCTTATTTTTACCGCGCCTGCGTGCCCACCATTTCACTAACCCATCATGCTGTTTTTTCCTTGCACCAGGTTGTGCTAATGCAGTTCTTGACGCCTCGCTCCGTCTTCGTTTTGTCTCTGGTAAAGCATCAGTCGCACGACGTTTGGCTTTAACCTCTGGTCGTGCCCATGAAATTCTGGAAGCCCTGCCAGTCCTAATTCGCATCTTAGCACTCGACATAACTGCTTTGCTACCCGCCATATGCCGCTTCTTTACTTCTGGTCGAGCAAGAGCTGCCTTAGTCGCCGCACGATGCTTTTCCTTTACGTCTGGTCGTGCGTGGGCAGCTCTTGATGATGCCGCATGCTTTGCCTTCGTCGCTGGATTAGCATGATTCACTTTTGATGCAGCACCAATCTTTTTCCTCGATTTACGCGTATGCACATATCCGGTAGTTCCACCATCGCCACCATACGATTCATTCACTAATAAACCACCATCACGCTCAATCCCGTACTTAGCGATCAGCATGACCTCCAAATCAAAAGCCTGTTGCTCAGTCAGACCAGTCTTGACCTTCCTCTTGGGGACCGGCAGTCCCTCACGCTGGAACTGCCGGATGATGTTCAAGTGATGCGATCTGTGTTTGGTCGATGCCGCGCGCCATTCATGATATTCCCACCGACGATCTTTGCCCTTACCAACATAGAAGGGAGTCCTCATGGCTGCATCACGATACTGGACGTAAACATAGAAACGTCCAACTTTGAATGGGATTGGCTGTTTCATTTCGACCTCTTATTACTTATTTACTCAGGCGTCTTTTCATAGAAACGCGCATCCATCGTCCAATCACGTAATGAGACGACGATTTCATTTGGCCCGTCGACCTTGTTCACGTGGTTCATGAACAGCTGCACGACGAGAGAGGCCGCGATGGCTGCCGTCGAGGCAACGCTCGTTTTCTGATTGCAGCCGCCCATCTGAGCGTCCTGCGCTGGATCCGGGTCGTCATACAACTCCTCCATGTAATGGCGGTGCTGCTTGGGGTCCGTTATGTCATACCCGATGGCGAAGATAGTCGTAGCTGTGATGCGGGCGTCGTAGACCCACTTCGCGTGGCCATCAAGGAATAGAGCGGTTCCCATCACCTTCTTTCGCTCGGCCATACTATCGAGGCAGGTGAATACCGTTTTATGACCACACTGGCCTCGACGCGTTATCCTCATCGTATTTGAGTAGCGTATGGGCTCACCCCACTTGCGCTCCAGTTGATAGCGAAGCGCGGCAACCTTCGGGTAAGGGCTTGACGTTCTAATATCAGACAGCTCGTAGGTGGCCGACGCCAAGTTGTGCATCTCCACCACATCGGGATCATAGAGGCACAACTTTTCCCCAAACCCCATGTCGCATAAGAGGTGAGCAACACGGGAACCAATTGCACCGCAGCCGACGACGGCTATCCCACCATCAAACTTGTCAGCGTCGACCACGTGCCGAATCCTACTAAGATCGTATGTCATGTCGTTTCCCTATGAGTCTAGCCGTGTGGGACGTCCCACACGGCTCATGAGCCCCTATCACCCCTCGTCTTCCTCTTCATCACCACTATAATCTTCAACGCTTTCACCGTAAAGCGTGTGTATCTTACACACGTATGTCTCGGCAGGAATCTCCGAAGGCCACTCCTTGAAATTTTCCAGATAGCTTGGATTGAAGTGCTGGATCATTGCCAGGATCGATAGGCCAAGCGTTAGGTAGTCGTCGGTCCTGAAGCACCTCGTGAGGATCTCACCAAACCCACCGAGGCAATTGTCGTCGTCGAACACCGGGTGATTAACTCCCTTCCGTGGGCTGGCGATATTGCGAATTGCCACCGACTTGGACATTCCCAGAATGACCTCATACTTTCCGATATAACGAGTCTCTCGCTCAGTCTCGTGATCGCCGATATTTATGTACATGTCCCCCGTGGTCATGATGATGCCGGCGGCTACGAACCTACTGCTCGCAAACCCGGCGTTCATCAGCTGCTCGACCATGCTGGTAACCCATGCTGAACCACCCGTCTTCAACATGTCGTGCATCTTTTTGAGGCGCGATTCTGATATTACCTCTATCTGCATCTTCTGCAGATAGTCTTTCCTACGCCATACGGCAGACGCCAGCTCGTCCGCTATCGACTTTAGCGTTTCACCGGCCCATATGGCCGCAAACTCTTCCGACCTGATATTATGGTTTAGCACGATATCGGTAATCATGGCTCTGGCCTGTGAACGCGATCTGAGGCCAGCAAAGTAGAGGGTACGACCACCCACGTTGACGTATAGGACATCATCAGCGTGCTTATCCCCAATCTCAGATGCAGGAATAATACGCCAGCCAGCTGGCAGCTCCAAGGGACGCTTGTTACAGTGAACCCCATCAACCACGACGCTCGTAAACACTAGCGTGCGGAGGTAGTCGTAGCGCTTCATATCGAAGCTGCGGTTGCAGTCAAAGATCTTCTGCGATAGCCGTGTAAGCGTCTCGACGTCGGAAATCTCCTCAAGAGTCGTTGCGCGAATGTACCTGTCATGAGTATGGATTAGGTAGGTACCGTTTGCGATTAAGTCTTTCACGAAGTTACAGTTAAGAATCTCCATATGGCTATATGAGAGGTTTATTGCCTCACGATGAAATCGATATACGGGATAGTAGGCGCTAGGCTTTTCAACCTTGACTGGCTTAGAAGTCGCCGCGTTTGCGATGTCCACGACGATTGCGGTCGTGTCTTCTACACCACCCGAACCTGTACCATCACTAGAGTTTAGGGCGCGTGCAAGGATATCACCGAGGGTAGCTTCCTGCTTTGGCTTACGCCGCTTAGACTTATAGTGGGCTGCATCATCAGAATCTTCGTCGCTACCCATTAGCTTCTGTGCACTCTCGTAGCTCATCGGCGCGATACCGAGGGCACTCATGATCATCAAAAATTCGGGCCTATCCCTCTCACAAATTCTTTCTGCAGAAAGAACTCTAAGCGAGCCATCTCTAAAGTAGAGCGGTATCTCGAGTGCGGCGGCGGCAGCTCTTGGTTTTCTAGTAGCCATGGTGTTCCCCTTGAAACGATGAAAGCGTCGTGGGACAGAATCCCACGACGCTACGCTACTTACCTAATTGCAATCACGACTACCCGTGAACTGCGTGCTCAACCGTCTTGATCGTGGCAGAGTGCATCCAAGGAACGACTTGGCTGATCATCTTCGCCTTGCCGTCGATGATTTCGCGCGCCTGATACTTCTTCGTGCCGGCGAGCTCAGGGATCATGTCCTTGAGAGTCTTGCCGGCAGGTCCCTCATAGAGCGCATCGAGCGCGCCAATCAGCGTGACCTTAATCGTCTCAGCCGTCGCCTGGGCAATCGTTTCGTCCGGCACCGGACCAGTAACCGGAACCTCGGTTGTGGTTGCCTCAGCCGTCGGCTGCGTTTCGGTCTGTGCCGTCTGCACGACCTCGACCGGAGTTTCCGTCACCGGAGTCTCGGTGGTGGCCGGAGGAGCGACGTGATCGTTGCTGTGATTCTTGCCAGTCATGTTACATTCCCTTTTTCGTAATGACCCTGTTGACGTATCAGTCCAGGTAGGGTCATCCCTGCGACTAATTCTAGAACCCCTATTTACTCAGCACCAATTGTCGGTGGAAGCCAAGCATTGCGAAGATTGCCGCGATTACCAGTCCGCTAAATACTGAGTACGGAGAAGGTATGGCGACGAGCGGATCGCTCGCTAGTGTAGTCGCCGCAAGGTAGCCCAGAAGGGCTGCACCAGCGACAACCATTATCGGAAACAACTCCAGCACCTTCGAGATTAGCGTTGCGCCAATCACGACAAACGGAATGCTGATCAGCATGCCGATCACCAGCAGCGTGTAATTGCCGCTGGCGATTGCTGCGACGGCAGCGACGTTGTCGGTGCTCATCGTAACGTCTGCGATGGCCACCGTCCATACCGCAGCTAGCAGCTTGCCAGGTGCCTTCGATACATCTACAGGTTCCTCAACGCCCGTGGGTAGCATACCAAGCGCCACCCAGAAGAGGAAGGCTCCACAAGCCAACTTAACTCCTGGAACAAGTAGGACCCACGACGCCGCGAACAGGAGCACGAGTCGTAGGGCAACGGCGACGCCAGCGCCAATACCAATCCCCACCCTCCGCTGCTCTAGAGGAATATTCCTGCACGCCATGCTTATGACGATCGCGTTGTCACCAGATAACAGTAGGTTAATCCAAACGATTGCGATGAGTAGCATTAGAGTGTGGAACATAAGGCGTCTCCAGTTTAAGGAAAGTCGAGCGGCACCATAAAACCCGATCACTCAAGGCTCACGCTCACCTAAATGAGACGCCATCACCAACGCCGCTCGACTCCCTACCTCACTCCCTGTTAGGCAGCGAGAAGCTTGTTAGCGTCGAGGCCGAGCAGCTTGCCGACGGCGTTCAAAACGGCTAGTTCGGCGGTGCCGATACCGGGTTGGTCGTCAGTTTCCTTGTCAGTATCACCAACGTCGGCGGCGATCAGGAACACGTCCTGGCGCTGCGTTTCGGGACGATCCGCGAGGTCTTCCAGCTGACGGTTCAGAACCACCTTGCCGGAGCGAGTCTTTGACCGGCCGATGGCCTCCGTCAGCGACGATGAAATCTCCAGGCTCTTAAACGAGCCCTTGAGAATCTCATTGTTGAGCAAACCCTCCAGGGCCGAATCGACCTCGGCCTTCTCGACCACGCCGTCGGCATTGATGACCAACGCTGCAGCAGCGGTAGCCGCATGCAGGAAGGTGTAGTCGTTGGTGTAGACTGCGATAGTGCGTTTCGCGCTACCGAAGAAGTTGTCAAAGAAACCCATGTTCATTTTTCCCTTTGCTATGACCCTGGTATATGCAGCACGGTCGGGCCGGTTCCCGTGCCGAATCTCTTACGCGAGTTTATTTACTCAGTCCGGTAAGAATCCTCTCCGGGCGTAAAACTGTCGCAACTCTTCCATTTGCTCAATGGCGTCGCGCGGGCCAATGCGTCCGCACAAAAACTCTATGAGCACGTCGCCTACGTCGCCGAATCCATACTTGCTGACCGGCTCAGTTACAATCTCCTTAAACTTCGCAAACACGGTTTGCTCCGCTTGAGCGTAGGTCATGACTACCCTCCCTATTTACTCTCCTCAGTTATGCGTATTACCTCTGCCGCCCGCGACATGTTAACCCGCGCCACAGCCCTTTGCTTTGGTTATTTACTCATCGGCCTTGGCGTGAGGAAACCACTTCAGGATATCGTCCATGTCGGACGCAGCCTTGTGGGCTCGCTCCTCTACGCCAGGATCGATTGGCTTGTCATCCTCCAACCGAGAGAGGCGCAGCATCATTGATGTCGCCTGGAAATAATCCTCCAGGAAGGTGTCTTGCTTATCGTCCTCCACCTTGAGCATGATGTTAATGATGATCAACATCAAAACCGCAAGATCACGTGAGTAGATGCGCTCAGGAGGCATGATCTGCTGCATCGCCTGCACAACACGCTCGGCTAGCGCTAGGTTTGCCGCGTCGGAAACCAGGCTCAGAAAGCGCTTCTGCCGCTCGTTTGCCGTACCCGTGATTATGCCAAAGTCGGTAACTCGATTGTTGGCGTCACGCTCGGACAGCGATGGATCAATCTTTCGATATTGGTCGACCAACGTTTGCCGTATGCTTTTCATATTGAATCTCCTACCGCCCATTTACTCATCAATAGCAGTCTACCTTTATCTCACTTCCGTCACCAACGTCGATACTGACGACCACAGTGGTGCGGTCGTAATCGGCCGCTCTGGCTATCAGCAAGATGATCTGCTCTGGGGTCTCCCGTACGGTGAAATCGTCATTGCGGGAGTGAATTGTCGTCGAGACAGATTCGCCTCGCGGCGAGGTGCCGTAAAATACCCCAACCTCTGAGATGGGAATCCAGATAAACCTCTCGGTTCGATTGCTTCTCAGCTTGATAATCTTCATTTACTCCCTCCCTTTACCTCGGCCCAGTCAAGGTTGACGTCATCAGCGATTACCTGAACCCGGAGTAGCTCTCCATATGCGCCTGATAGCGCGCTCATTTCCTATCTCCGATTTTCAGCACTACTACTGCTAGGAGAAAGAATACTACTACGCCTAATAGCTGCCATAAAGCTTCAGTCAACATCTATCTCCCTCCAGCTGAAGTTTAGCCTAGTCCATGAAACGAGCGTGGTACAGGTTTAACATCTACCCAGTCAAGGTTGACGTCATCAGCGATTACCTGAACCCGGAGTAGCTCTCCATATGCGCCTGATAGCGCGCTCACCTTGATGTTGGAGTGATCGTCGCAGTCGCCAAACAGGCGACCGTCCTTATCGATGGCGTCGATGAGAATGCCCTTCAGCTCTTCTGGGGAGATTATCCAGACCCTGCGCTGCGGCGTATTAGTAGGCTCTTGAACGATTAGCTTCATCACTTCTCTCCAGATTCACGTAGCCGAATTTCAGACTCGATATAATGCCGCTCCTGTCTGAGGGCGTCGGTAGCGGCATCGCTCATTCGCTTAGACGGCTCCAACTCGCCCCACGGAATCGTCACGACTCCAAATGTGCGCCCTCGCTCCATCGCGTTTAGGATTTCCATCGGAATCGACATGAGCGCAGCTATGTCGCTCATCGGAGCTGGCATGATCCTAAAGCCAACCCACGCTAACAGCGTTCCTACCAGCATTCTTGCCTTGTCAAACATTGTTATTCTCCGCGCCAATTGAACGGAAAAATACTGAACGGAAAAATACGAAACGAAGGCCCAGTCTCCTCGTAGAGTACTCCCTCACGCCCCTTGTCATCGGGAATGTCGCATTCTACGCGGACAAAATACGTATGTTCTCCCGATGGACCATCGGTTCCATACGTGAAGGTGAATACGCCGTCGGTATCGTCTAGCGTAATCTCAACCTTCTCACCCTTCTTCAGCGTTAGGCGCATAACTTCTCTCCCTTCATACGCTTCCACTCATGGTTGGCCCGATCCTCGGCGGCGGCATCCATCTCCGCCAGACCGGGGATTATCCACCAAACGCAGCTTGGTATGTAGTTGTCGTTGTCGTCGGTATAGCAGTAACACATCACACCGCGGTGACGGTAGTAGAAGAAGAATCGACCACCCATGTTAGCCTCCCCTCTCTTTCAGCCACTCCCAAGCCTTGCCTTCAGTTACGACTGGGATTCCATACTCGTCAGCCTTGGCCGTCTTCTTCGAAGATGATGCTGCAAAAAGAACTGATACCAGCTTGCTCATGCCGGCCACGCGACCGCCACGAGACATGATATAGCCCTCCATCTCCGGTGAGCGGAACCCGGTGAAGCACGCCGTGATGCCCTTCAACGTCTTGGGGCCGCTGCTCTCTGTGTGTAAATCCTTGATCGTATCGTAAAACTTACGCCACTCCCCCAGCTTCTGGATGAAGAGATCGATTCCAGAAGGGCCGAGACCTTTCAGCGTCGCCAGCTTACGACGGATTATCATGTCGCTTTCACGGGCAATCTTGCCTGCGCCAACACCGTCGACGATTGCTTGCAGCCTTGTTTCGCCCATAGAGAAAGTCGGTGAGCTGAATATGCCGCTCGCGTGCATCACCTTCGCCAACGGCTTATTTTTTAGGATTCCAGCAATCGCTACCGACACGGTCTTAGCCTTCTTCTCTCCATACCTTTCCAACTTCGCGAGGCGCTCAGCGGTCGCGCCACGCAGGATCTTCTGAACCGTATTCATGCCGTCCGCGACCATGTCGTTGATCGTCGCGCCCGCTACGTCTTCGATACCGAGCGTGCGGAAGAAGCTCACCACCGCTTGACCGTGGCGACCGGGGCATTTAACGTTTGTACAGCAGAGGTCGATCTGCTTACCATTCGTCTTGGTCCACGTGAGCTTCGTCTTGCACGCGGGACACACCTTCGGCAGCGACGCTGCAATCTTGGGATCGCTGATCCCTGGTAGGGCAACTATGCGCGACGCCTCCATGCCGTCACCCATCTTGGTTGTCTTACGAAGCTGCAGCGGCATCCACTTGCCCTTGTCGAACACCGCAACCAGGCGCGGTATGACGTCGCCGCTTCGGACGATGCGCACCGGCCTACCTGGCCGGAGCCCCCACTTGACCACATGAGCGAAGTTGTTTAGCGTGACGTTTGTAACCTCGACGCCACCAAACATTACCGGCGGGTTCAGTTCGAGAACGGGCTTCAGCAACCCACGCTTGGATATGTCGGCGTTGATAACGCCGGCCTTGGTATCAACGTGATCTTGTTCGTGCGCGTCTAGCTTGATCGACTTGACGAAGAATGGATGCTTCGCCAAGTGGTCTCCCTTCTTCTGGAAGGGCGCGTTTAGCATTGGCTGGATCACGAGCCCATCGATTGGAACGTCGATAGAGCGCTTGATCGTGTTCAGACGCTCGACAATCTCAGCAATCGTCGGCGTCTTGTCAAACTTGCACAGGCTTCCGATATTCCCATCGATTGAATGGGCCGGGAGCATACGGCTCATCGGCAGGTCACCATCCTTAGCCCACTTGGCCAGTTTGAAGTGCCCAGCAGTATAGCGAGTGGGATTCATCCCCGTCGTAAACCCCAGCTGGGTTAGCTGGAGCTGTTCCTGGGAAGCGTTGGTGGGACGAACCCAGGTTTTCCCATTCCACCGGAATATGTAGTAGGCGATGGCCGTACAGCGACCAAGCTGTACTGCGGAAGCCTTAGCATCCATGCGATTGAGGAGGCCATTGCACAGCGACCTCGGATCGGTGTATACCTTACCGAGTTTGTCAGTGTCCTCAGCAGCCTTCGGCGCGTTTGCTCCATAGTAGGTGTCGAAGATTGAGCGGTGCATCACAACCTCGACACGGACAAGGTAGGTGCCCTTTGGGTCGACGCTACTTGCAGCGTTCAATACACGGCGCACGCCTTGTACGAGCCTCGCTGTAGCAGTAACATCACCACCAACGTCACCATTGCCGCGACGCCACGCCTTCGCCAACGTGAGCCCCGTCTTTCCCGGCACGTACTTCAGAAGCACGCTACTGCCGTCAAACTTCGGCTGAAGCATCCAACCATGCGGCTGAGGAATTACCTTCTCGACGTCGCGCATCCAGCCGGCAACATCTGCCGGCCGCAACTTGCCGAGGCTGCCCATCATGATGGGCAACTCTTCCTTTTGAATTTTGGCTGGAAGCGGTGCTCCAACACTTGCGTTGTAGGAGTTGCGAGGATAGGTCTCTGCGAACCACTCGCGAATGGCGTCGTAGCGCGAGTCTTCGACCAACGGCGCTTCCTTGTTGTAGTAGGCGTCGTCGTATTTGCGAAGCAGAGCTACAACGCCCTTTTCACCTAACTGAACGAGCGCGGCAACCTGCTTCGGCGTGAGCCTGGTCACAACCTTTGCCAAAAAGGGCTTCGCCACTAGCTTACGCGCGGAACCTGTCTTTACAGGCATCGGCTGTTTCACGTCTCTACCTCCATCAGGATTTAATGCAAGCCGCTGGCTTGGCGCGCTTAGAGTGAGCGGCCTGCTCGCGACGGCGCTCATCATCAATCGTCTTGATCATCCAACGTATGAGCTCAGGCTGATGACCATTATCCCATTCATGAATATACCTATCTTCCACCGCTTTGATCAGCTGGCTGCTCGGTTCGTGAATGCCCATTATGTTTCCCCAACTTCGACGTGCGAAAAGAGCCGGGCATTATCTGCCCGGCTCTTTTCTTTACTCAGTTGTTACTCCTCAATCATGTAGGTTCCGTCCTTGGCCAGAGTCAACCCTGCGCGAGCCGCGTGAGCTTCCGTAAGCTCGACGTAAACGCGAGCCTTGCGCAGGAACGGCGTTCCACCAAGTCGGTTGCGCAGATAACCCAACGGTCCAGCAATATTGCTGGAGCCGATGCCCTTGATGATGACGCCCTTACCCTGAACGGCTTCAGCGCTCCACGTTCCGCGTGTGCAGAGAATAGTAGCACCCTTGGTTGCAAGCGCTTTGTTAGGAGCCAATGCTTCAGCCAACTTCTCTGCGTCAGCAGCAATTACAATCTTGCCGGTGCCTACTTCGGCTTCCGTCTCACGGGTACGCTTCGCCGGAGCAGCGGCTTTGGCGGCAGCCCGGCGCGGCGCGGGCGTATCTTCAGCAGCGGTATCGACAAACTTGGACACCACTTTGAAGAAGCGTTCATTCTTCGCCGGATCGTCAACGTCTGGGACGACGCTCAGGAATCGCAGCTTCTTCGGACGGTTGTGCTCCAGAGCAAAATCTACAGACACGTCATCGAAACTGAAAATCTTGGCCGCAGCCTTGATAGCGCGGTCGAGGTACTCATCCGGGATCGAGTGGATAATCGCGAGTTGTTGCTTTTTGCTAGACATTGAAATTCCCCTATTTGGTTGGATTAGTTCACCCAAGGAAGTCGGACTTCCTTGGGTTTAGTGTATCAGACTTTTTGCTGCTTGTCAAGTGCCGAATGATCGGCCTCCGCCTCGGTTTTGGCCTTTGCTGCCGGGGCGACTGGACCCTTCTTTGAGGCCCGAATCTTGGGGTGCTTATTGATGATTTCCATCATCTGAGGCATCTGAAGTTTTGCCGCCGCCTCCGCGCTCCTATTCCAGACATTGCCGCTGAGCTCCATCGCGTCACGGAAGCCCTGCTTATAGCCGGCGATATACATATCGCGATCTGGTGATGTGTGTTTGGACACCGCCACCGGTTCCTTCTCTGCTTTCATTGGCTTGGGTGGATCAATCGGAACCGCAAACGATCCAGAGCCAACCTGGAGTCGGAACTGATGTTCACCCTTTACACCAACAAGGGCCACGTTGAATATTCGCCAATCTCTAAAAGAGGGATCGACAGCGTGCATCGTACCCATGACGCGTTTTCCGACCATGACGTAGTGGCCGCAGTAAACGCCACCCTGCCATGCCGTCATCCGCTCGGTGTCAAACCAGCCAAGTCCACTAAAGGCTCCACGTTCAAAGCGGAGCGCGTAGGCTGCTGTCCTGAAGCACCAGAATTTAGCACCATGACTCGGATTGCTGTTTCCCCCACCGACGTTTGCGTCGATCGTGAAGTAGGGTGGATCGGTCTTCTTTATCCTGCGCGACCACATGTAGTCGCTGTTGATGACCCATCCCTTGGCTCGTAGGGAGTCAAAGTCGGCTTTCCCACCACGAACCAACGGCGCGTCGGCATATCTCTCATAAGCTATCTTCGATGACATGGATCATCTCCTTAAGTTGTAGTAGACTCGCCCAGAATCCTGCTTGGTTCGCATCAGCCATCCGATTTCAACCAGGTTCTCTAGGATGATGCGAACCGATTGCTGGAGCGCGGCCGAATACGCGTATTTTGGTGAGATCACCAACTTGGTGATCTCACGGACGGTAAACTTCACGGAGTTGTCGACGTTGGCTTCGATAGTATCGACAATCAGATCCCGAAGCTGAAGCTGAGCTGAGCTACCCTTGAACACCTCCGGTGCCAGATCATCTTCGTGGAGCGTAGTTACGCTGTTGTTCCCAGTCTCTGATTCGTTGGCCTCTAGCTGAGAGAGCATCGACTCGTTGAATGCAATCGCACTCAACATCGACTCGACTTGTTCCTTCATGTCGCGTATCACCTCGCGGTAGGCAAGGGCAGTTGAGTTTGTCATCTACATTCCCCCTTTGAATTGCAGGCGTGGGTCCTAGACCCACGCCTCCTGCTATCACTGACCAGTCGCGGCGCGCTTGACCATGCTTAGCGTGCGGGCCTTCACCTTGATGGTCGCAGGTTTCGCCTTCGTGATATATTCCTCACCGGTGAACGGTGAGGTGGCCTTCTTGCCACCCTTCGTCGCAGGCTTTTTCACGTTCATAAATTTGACGATTCCAGGAAGCACAAACTCTCCCGCACCCTTGGGCGCGAGCGAGCCCAGTATCGTTTCCACCAGGACCTCGTAAATCTTCTTCATGTCGCGAACGGTAACGTGCTCCAGTCCAACCTGGTCGACGATGTACTGGAGCAGCTCCGTCTTATTCATGACGTTGCGAACGGGCGTCAGCTCCAGCGGCGGACGAACGCGCGCAACCTTTGCCTTCACGCGGCCGCGCGTAGTAGGGGTAGTCTTAACAGGGCGACCGGTGACAACCTTGACACGTGGGGCGTGGCGATCAGCGATCTTCTGAGCAGCCTTTCTGCTGACGGGAGCCGGTGCTGCATTGCGCGACGCGGGGCGCGGCGGGGCAGAGACGCTGCTCGGAGCAGCGGGAGCGGGACGACGGGTGGTGGTCTTCATGTTACATGTTCCTTTTGGTTTGTGATCTTACCTAGTTTATTTACCGATGGTGTCTAGACTAACGGTCTTCTAGGCCGTCTCGGCACCTACGCAGGTCAGCCATCCAGCGCTGCGATTCTCTCAGCAGACGGCAACTTGCTATCGCTGACCGCTCCTCGTTCATCATTGCACGAACGACTCGTGTATATGAGATCAACACGTGACGTCTGTGGCGAGATGCTGATATCGTCACGGCTTGTCCTTTCTAATCTCTTCAACAAACGCAACAATCTTGCGGCGCGTCACGTCCTCGCTATCCCCTGCGAGCACGCTAGCCTCACCCACCTCCAGCACCTTGCTGATGTCGAAGACGCCGATGGGGATGAAGCCGCAATGCTCCTGGTATATTCGCTTGACCGTTTCAGTCGCCTGCTTTTCGGCCTTGCTCCTACGCTTACGTGGTGCCATTATTTTCCTCCCTGATCATCGTCCGGTCCATCATGACCGTCGATGTATAGCGACCCGTCCGAATTTGCCTGGAGGGTGATCCTACTGGTAGAGCAGAAGTTTATGTCGGTAAACTCCGCGCTGTCGTGCTCCCCAAACACGACCTTCATGTCCAGGTGACATGGCCCAACCTTTTTGAATTTTATGTTGGTCGAATTTCCGGCGGGGATTTGCGAACCATCGACGGGGTTCCACTTAAGATCGCTGTGCGTCTTGAAGCCAACCACGCCGATGTCATAAGAGGTGTTGTTGATAAACTTGAAGTCGCGCGTCCACGCATGGGCTGGCGTGACGCCAATCATGGTAGCGATTAGTGAGGCAGCTATCAAAGTTTTCATGACGATGTTCCTTGAGTTTGTATTGTCTGTTCCCCTAGATCAAAGCGAACAGGAGTACTACCGCTAAGAGCGAGATGGCGGCGGTAACGGCGTATTCAGGTCCCATGTGACTTCTCCTTAGTTTTAATGCCTCTGTTGCTCAGAGACTCACACCATTTCGTCCGTTCAAAGTTTCAAAGTTCCAGGAACTATCCACTCTGATGCCCATACTGGGGTTTGCCATATTTCACCATAATGGATATAGTGAAATTTACCGCGATAGTAAGCAACCCAATAGCACATTTTCGATCCTCCTCGATTAAATCTCACTTGTAAATCTCACTTGCCATCTTGTCGACCCATGCTTCAAACTCTAGATCGATGGGCTCGCGTGATACGAGCGTTCCATCCTCATCAATGATGATGAGCTCATTCTCGCTGCGATACGCATCGAATCCAGGATCTCCCGCTAGGTGCGGACCGCTCTCAGCATCGCCGTCGTCATGATAGTCGGCTTCGTAATGAGTATGGACGAATCCCTGCGCCAACAGCGCGGCGTGCTTGGTCGGATTGAACGGCGACTTCATCACCCTTCCCCATCTTCGAGTTCTACGTCCGGGCTGAAGCCTGCGGCTCGCAGCTCATCCATGCACGCCTCGGCCTTGCTGTAAGGTACTGAGTAGTCGAGGTCGCGTTCTGGCTTCTCACCGAGATAGGTCCCACCGCCGTTGCACGTGCCGCTGTGCTTCTTGAAGATTGCGGCGCATTCGTGGTCACGCTTGTCACCAGCCTTGCCGCGAAAAATAACCGTTATCTTTGTCATCGCTTCCTCCTACAGCTTGCGATATAGCGAGTCGGGTTTGAACATCGCTGTTGGCGTCGCGCCGTTTGGCGAACGCGCTTCGAAGAGTCGCGGATCATCCCGCGACATTACCTCTTGGCGACCGATGTGATAAACGTTTCCATCCGGACGGAGACTGTGCTTCCACGTTATCAAGTGGGGACCATCTACAGCGACGACTGCGAAGAGTCGTTCAGCAGGCTCACCTCGCGCTATAGCCTTAGACGTGTGCATCCACATCGTCCCGATTCTCGTATCTTCCTTGAGCATCATTGTCTCCCTCGTTTCGCTTCGTTTTAGGGGATTCCCGCTTCTATAGAATACGCTATTTCCGAGCCGTTGTCCAGCTCAAAGGAACAAAAGTAGAACGATTTTCCCTAGCAAAATGTAGAGAAAACGCCTCTCGAAAACTAATTCTAGAGGTGTTTTTTGGTGTTGTCGGTGGTGGTCGGTTTTGAGCCGACTGGGGACATAGAAAAGGCGGGTGCAGATATCTGCACCCGCCTTTTGCTCGATTCGGTTAGAGCTGCTTGGCGACGTGATAGACGAGGCTCCCACGATCACCTTCCGACACGACCTTGTAGTTTTGGCGAATACGATAGAGCAGGCCGTATGCCCAAGAGATGGCGGTCAAATCTTCCTTCGTCGCGCCGTTCTTGCGAGTAAGGAGCCGAAGGGCTTGGTCCAGCAGCGACTCCTTGCGATAGATCGATTCGATCTTGTGCTTGGTAGCGACCTGCTTGGTAGCAGGAACCTTGGCGCGCTTGGCAGCAGGAGCGACGGTACGAGCAAGGGCGGAAGTTTTCATGTTAATCTCCTGGGTTCTAGGTGGAAGGCTTCCTTAGCCTCTAAGCCTAGAATAACATACCCTAGCCCGGATGTCAAGCGAATTTTCAGCTATTTTCACCTAGGGGTAAACCCCTGGATTCCTGGGCATCCACAGGAGCTAGCTGGCCTTGGAATCCTTGACCTTCTGTCTGCCTGAGCGCATAGCATCTCCCAGGGAACGGCGTAGGGAACGGTCAACGTGGATACGTGTCATACCATAGTTGTTTACACCCGAAATCTGCTGATCCTTCTTGAATATGAGCGGCGTGCGGAACCCACTGTAATCCACGTAGTGGTGATCGCGCCCAAACCTATCCACCAACTCGGTAACATCAGGGTGCATACGGCATAGCATCTTCGACTTCTCTCGCGTGCCTTCCTTGACATAGAAGTCGGCGGTGTTCCCGCCCGGCACAGTCTGCGTGGGCAGCTTCTCTTGCAGGAAGGCGTTGAACAAAACCGTACACCAACCCGACTTGAGCACCTGCAGCGATATGTCGGTATCCTCGTTGTAGCGGCACCTCCACGATAGAGGTAGGTCATTGCGGATTAGGTTGCAGGAGTAGATGCGCGTGTTGAGGACGAACGGCGGCTGAGTTGCCGACTTGCGCGACACGAACATGAAGTAGTTTGGGCCGGCCATTCCAACATTTTCGTAACGCAGTACGAAGTCTTCCATGCACCTGAGGATGGTGCCGTCACCAACAGGGGTCTTTAGGTTTAGGTTGAAGCGAAAGAAGCCGGCGATATTATCGTCAATGATCCAGTGCCATGCGTGGCCTTCATCTATCGCGTGGTCCCACGCAAAGTTGCGCTTCGGCCCAGGGCCTAGCGACTTCGACATGCCCAGGTCGTCGCACGTCTCATACTCGCGCTCATAGAAGCTATCTAGTACGAGTATGCGCTTCGCTCCAAACACATTGGCGTACGCCCTGTAGTCAGACTTATCCACTATGATGCGGTAAGGTACGCCCATCTGGTCGAGCGCATGCATCGTGTGCCCATACTGGGAACGGCCCTTGCTGCAAATGTAGATTGGAAATTGTGGTGACGCCATGGCCTTATCCCTGCTTGCGACTTGCTACTCGTCTCACCGCAGGCTGAGCAGTGTAACATTTATCAGCGTAAGTGTCGATACGGGCTGGTGGAAACCAGATGCTGCGTTCATTAGGTCCAATCTTCTGGCCGATCCTAGCAGCAAACTTAGCTACGTCGTCGTCGGACGCGAAGTTTACGATTATCTTGCGGTGAGCCATCATATCTTTGTGTTCGTATTCTGGCATTCCTTGCCAATGCTCGCTCATATCGGCTTTTGCTATACGGCGAAGATGTCCGCTTACAGGTACCGTCTTGTCGTTGTCCCTATTCAAATACTCGAATGTTCGTATAGCACGGGATAGCTCTATGGAATCGATGGGAATCGACTCAATGGGAAACTTATGCTTCTCCAGGCGCTTGATGATCTTACCGAGCTTCACCTGGTCGAAGCTACCGCCAGCGGCGTTTGCTGCGATATTAGCAGCCATCTCGACGTCTACAGTCCATGCGACCTCTCGGTATGGAATCTTTAGCGTCTTACCGTCTTTGCCGGGTACCTCAACATGCCCAACGGCAACGGTTCCCATCGAATCTTTGTGGGCATTGCGAACGACACGTGAACTCTTCTTGAACAACTCGCAGCGCTGATGCCCACCAACAAGGTTGCCGGTCGTCGTATTGAAAGTGATACCACTAAGATCCCCATACTTGAGGTAGCTATCACGGAGGGCCAGCTTCTGGGTAGGTGTAATGAGGCGTGGGTTGTATGCGGCGGGGCGTAGGTCCGCTATTGTAAGTTCCTTCTTCACTTCATCATCTCCTGTGTATTAACCTCTGAATTGTTACAGCCTGCTCCAACTCCAACGCCTCATCCCCTGATGGAATAAACCGAACAGACCCAAGAGAGGTTAGCAATTCGGTGGAGATATGAAACGGTGGTATGGAGTCACCAAGATCGCCTGGACCGTTGACGAGAATTTGCTTTCCCAGTAGCAGGCTCGCGACCGACGCTGTTAACGCAGCTAGATCACCAAGGCGGCTCGCCTTTCCGCTACTCAAATTTAACACGCTGATTCCCGTCTTTTCCGAAAGGGTACACAGCGCCCTACAGACGTCTGAAAGAGCTATGAAATCTCGCCACTGCCCTGGTGCATTGACAACAATCTCACCAGTCTCAACAGCCTGCCGAGCAAAATCGTTTCCAGCTAGCATCCAATGATCACCGTCGAGCCACGCAGGAGTTCCTGTTCCATTGGACAGCCGAACTACCGTAACGTCGATTCGGTTAGAGGCTGCTAGCGCAAAATGCTCACCAGCTAGATGGGTAATCGCGTATGGGTTGGTTGGTTTCGGAATAGTGCTCTCTGTGATCTCACCAAATAGAGGGTTTCCGTAAACTTGAATCGGTGAAATGAAGATGAATCGCTTCACCCCTGCGAGAATTGCCGCTCCGATCAGACGTCTGGTTCCGGTAGCAGTCTCAAATAAGGCCGCGTCTGGATCCCGTGACGAACGCGCTGCGTTTGCTGCAGAGAGGTGGTATATACAGTCAATGCCTTCCAATAAGGTTCTCGTCACGAGAGGGCTATCTGTAGGATTGATAGTGACGAGAGGAACGCAATCTGGCCATTCATGAGGATTGCTTATCCCCCACGCTCTGGTGCTACCGACCACACTTTTTCCACGGGAGACTAGGTACTTCACCAGACGTCCGCCGAGATAGCCGCGCGCGCCAGTTACCAAAATCTTCTGGGTCATCTTATTGCCCTTCCTTTACCCACGCACGGCTTGCATCGAAGTCGGGCCAGCTTCTATCCTTATGGGAAATTTCCACAGGAACGGTAGGCCATTTGATGTTGAGCCAAGGATCATCAAAACGTAGGCCACGCTCAGCCTCTGCGTTGTAGAAGTCGCTCACTAGGTAGAGTGCCTCAGTGTTATCGGTGAGCGTCAGAAACCCATGGGCTACACCACGAGGAACATATAGCATTCGACGGTTTTCGTCGTTTAATTCCGTTCCAAACCATTCACCGAATGTAGGCGAATCGGGCCGTAGATCTGCAATGCAGTCCCACAAGGCACCCTTGATGGCGCGCACGATTTTAACTTCTGCAGATGGTGGTAACTGGTAGTGCATTCCCCGAAGCGTGCCTCTCACCTGGGAGAAGGAATTGTTTGCTTGAACAAAGTGCGTCTCCAGCCCCTCAGCCGCAAATTCGTCTTCGCAATAGAGTCGAGCGAAGAAGCCGCGATCATCACCTCGCCGCTCAAGTTCGATAAGGCGGGCGTCGTGTATCGGTGTATCGTGAAAGATCATTGATGTAGTCCCTAGCTGTTTACACCCAGCGAAGATTGGCAGTTAACCGTCCATCGAGCATATGCTTCTCTAGTGCTCTTAGCCGGATGAGTTGCGACTGTCGGAAGTTTGGATCATTGAAGTTTATCGCACGTAACCCGTCCCGCAATCTAGTGATAGTGGAATCGAGCGTTTGCAATGGCTGGTGGTTGGGCGCTAATTTTTCGAACAGACCGAAGTTGACCTCATATGAACGCTTGTCAGGTGGTGCGTCGGTATTGATCGACACCGTCGTGTTACCGACCACACCAGCGACGCTCTGGGCTAGATCCTTTACTTGAAGGTTCCAACTGTTGGAGCCAGCGTTCACCACTAAAAACTGCCCGCCGTTGTCGGCAGGTCGCGCGATTGACCACTCAATAGCCCGCGCCATATCGCGCACTTCGATAAGAGGTCTCCATGGGGTACCATCGCTCATCACGGTTATCTCACCGGACGCTAGCGCACAGGCAACGAAGTCGTTTAACACAAGATCAAGACGCAGACGATCAGACATCCCACATGCGGTGGCGAAGCGCAACGCCGTTACCGTCATACCATTGAGATTGATATTCTTAAGCGACTCCTCGGTAGCAATCTTCGAACGCGCGTAGGCCGTTAGTGGGTTTAGTGTATCTTCCTCACTACGAGCATGGCCATCCTCTGCAAAGCCATATACACTACAGCTCGACGCAAAGACGAAGTTTTTAACACCGGCCGCTGCGGCTGCCTCAGCTAGTGCGACGCTCGCGCGGTGATTGATCTCATCGGTCACCGCCTCGAATCGGTTGCCCATTGGATCGTTTGATACTGCCGCTAGATGAACTACAGCGTCGAAGCCGTGGAGCATGCTTGCACTTATCACGGATCGCACGTCGCCGAATCGTTGTACATCCAGGAAGCGCTCAGGGAGCTCACTTGTTGTAGTGAGACAGTGAGCGAAAAAACCTGAGTCGTATCCTGCGATATAAGTCGATTCCGAGACGCGGCGCAGATGACGTGTAAGCACCGAACCTACATAGCCCATATTACCCGTTATGAGGATGCGCATAATTCACCATACCTTCCAGGGTGGGTTGCCCGACTTCCATAGGAAATCCAGAAGCTGTTGGTCTCGAAGATTATCCATTGGCTGCCAAAATCCGTCATGTTCGAAGGCACGTAATTCGTTCTTTAATGCAAGCGCAATTGCTGGGCCACGCTCCCATATCGTGGAGTCGTCTTCGATAAGTTCACCAACCTTGGGAGAGAGGAAAAAGAATCCACCGCTAACCCAGCTCGCTTCTGCTACTGGTTTTTCGGCAAACTCGATCACTCTTTCCCCGTCTAGTGTCATAGCACCAAAGCGCGTTGTTGGGCGAACAGCGGCGACCGTTGCGAGCTTACCGTGCGCTTTGTGAAAAGCCAGCTCCGCAGTAAGGTCGATGTTCGAGAGTCCGTCGCCGTAGGTGAGCGCAAACACCTCTTCATTCTTAACATAATCCAGTGCACGCTTGAGACGGCCGCCCGTCTGGGTTTGGTCGCCTGTGTCCACTAGCGTAACGCGCCAAGGTTCGGTGTAGCTACGATGAATCTCCATCGCACCCGTCTTCATATCGAAAGTGACGTCGGACATATGTAGATAATAATTTGAGAAAAACTCCTTTATTAGATAACCCTTGTAGCCCAAGCATATCACAAAATCATTGAAGCCGTGAGCGGAGTACATCTTCATTATATGCCAGAGAATCGGCATACCGCCAATCTCAACCATTGGCTTCGGTCGCACTGAGGTCTCTTCAGACAACCTCGTACCCAACCCACCTGCTAGAATGATCACTGGTATTCCCATGATGATACCCATTCCTACGTTTTGGAGCTTAGTGACCGGAGGCGGCTAACCGCTGTCCGTGCGTATGCAGGATCTACATCAAACCCAACTCCTCGGTGGCCTAGCATCGCTGAGGCAAGAAGCGTCGTGCCGGTTCCCAGAAACGGGTCCAACACGCGTAGTCCTTTACCCCCATGCAATCTCATGCACGTGTATGGAAGCGTTAGTGGGAAGGCCGCTGGATGGTTGAATCGCTGTTCATTATAATGAACAGTCTCATAGCCGATGTGCCAGGTGTTGCCGCGACAGTGAGTCTGCCTACCATGACCAAACCGACTGGGATTACGCTCGCCCGTGTAAGGAACGCCGATTGCCAGCCTATCTAGCTCGACATTTCCATCTAGGCTGAAGTGGTAGATCATCTCGTGGCAACCATTGAGGTAGCGCTTCGATGTTATCGGACGGAAGTGCCCGTGCGTGCGGTCTCCGATGGCTACGCTCTTTACCCATACGATAATATTCTGTAGGACGAGGTATTTGCGAAACGCGCATGCAACGTCTATTGCCGTCCAGGGCCGCGTTCCGTTGCTGCCGACGTTTAGGAAGATGGAGCCTCCCGGCTTCAACACGCGACGGCAGGCGGCTGCGACATCTCCCATCCAGGAAAGGTAGGCACTATCATCCATGCGGTCTTTATGCTTGCTATAATCCATACCAATGTTGTATGGTGGGGAGGTGGTAATGACGTCGACGTTGCCAGCGCGCATCAGTCCCATACCTTCAATGCAATCCCCTAAGACGACTCGCTGGTCGCCAATCAAAACAGATTTCATGATTCATACTTTATCGTCGTCGTAGATACAGAAACTGTCGCGCGCACTAACTGCTCAAACTGAAGATCCTCATCCCCATCTAGGATACGCTTGCGCGAAACGGAAGGGCTTGGTGAGAGGCCAACGCCCCACACGCGATCAAATGCCTCGCAGCCACGTAAATTCAATCCAACGGTAATCTCCACGTTGGTTTCATCTACCGGATCTACACCGAGCGCGCCTAGATGCATGCGCTTCATCCGATTCAGGATATCTAGCATGAGAGGCTGGGTTGGGGCGACCTCACCAACCAGTAAGCTCGTGAGCTCACGCACAAAGTCTAGCACGCGCGGAGCGTCTACGTCTGGAAGGTGGTTTGGGGCATCGACGGCGCGGGGGTTTTCGTGCAAGGTAGCGTCGATGCGACGCCGTCTGGCTCTGGTGGTCATCGCGTTATCCATTTAATTTCAGTGGGGCCTTTGTACCCCTTACTCCAAACGAACCATGCAAATGCAATCGTGCTACCTCCCTGCGGGCCTCGATAGAGGAAGCGGTGCATGCGCGGTAGACGGTAGGAGAATACATGCACCCGGAGAGGAGGATACTTCTTAAACATATCTGCGCGCTTGTTACCCTCTAGGAACTGGAGCCTGAGCAGGAGACACAATCGGCCACCGTCGTGCAGAAGGTCCATGGAGTGTTCGACAAACTCTTGCGCCCGAACGAATGGAGGATTTGTTATGATATCGCACCCATTCCGACGAAACGGACTTGGCAGGTCGCTGAAGTCGGCAAACGCTCGTTCAACCTTTGTACCGGAGTGCCACCGATGGATGTCGCTTGTGGCTACACGCAGACCATACTCACGGAGCACTCTGGAGATACGGGAAAAACCGTTGGCCGGCTCCCACACGTTGTCGTGGATTTGCTCGCATTTCATCAGAGCTACGACTGCCTCGCGCGGCGTGTGGAACCCGTCGAGAACAGCTACGCGCTCGCGCATGTGATCTGCTGACGAATGCCCGCCGGACATCTTAATGAAGGAGGTCAGGTCCCTCACTTTACGGCCATCCATTTTCTGGATCCAGACAACGCGCTCTTAGCACGATAGGCTGGGTGCTTCGATCCGTCTAAAGCTACTCCAAAGATACTTGCACCGGCAACCGGCTTGAATGCGAGAGCCTGGTCCCTGTCGAAGCGAGTTGCGTGCTTGCTGCCGACCTGAACGACGTAGAGCACGTATGGCTGACGCGACAGCCTGTCGAGCATGTCGACCACAACGTTTGGGTAGCCGATCTGACGCTCGCCGTTGCCCAGTGAATAGAATAGGGTGTTTGCGCCGCCCTTGCCGAGGACAATCTTGGTTCCACAAAACTCAATCTGAGACAACCACGAAGATTTGGCCCGCTCCTCTGGAGAAAATTCCAACTCCAGGCGCAGTAGCGCACGAGCCTGCTTAGCAAGTTGCGCGTAGGGGTTCATCATAATTTCAGTCATGTAATGGCTCTCCGAACACCAGTGACGGGAAACCACGCACCGTCGCGGGCTCTATACGTTACCATTTTTACTCCATCACTTTTTACACCAACGATGGTCGATCCACTAACTGCGCGCATCGCCAGCACTTCATCTCGGTCATAGCGAGCCGCACGCCGGTTCTTCATACGGACGACGTAGTAGAGGTAGGGCTGACGCCCTAGACGCTCTAGCAGGTCAAGCTGCTGAGTTGGATTCAACATAGCGAGCCGCGCAACTAAGGCGGCTCGCTGGTCGGTCGGCAACAGACTTGGATCGTATTTCACGGTACATAACCAAGTAGGTTTAGGTCGGCTTGGATATTTTCGCGAGCACGGCCTTCACGGTCTGCAAAGCAGGGATTATAATAAATCTTCTCCCGCGCTAGCATTGCTTGCAAAAACTTGATGCGTCCATGTACAAACGTCATGTGATCGACGTAGTCATACTCCTTACGAATCAGCTCACCGTTTATCGTGTAGCGGTCGGTGCCTAGCTCTGCAAGGTCGAGGTCGAGAAGCAGCTTAATGGAGTCGCTTAGCCAGGGCATGTAACTGGTGTGCTGGGCTGTGTAGAGGATTGCTTGCGTCACGGTATGGGCTAGCTTCGGTTCCAGGCAATCAGGGCTAGTGGCCATCGTCTCTGAAAAGCACATGGCCGATAGATGCTCACTCTGACCAGCAGGTCCGGCACATAGGGCAGCGTCGTGATACCATGCGAAGTAGGCTACAGTGTCTCTCATCTCGCGAGATCGGTATTGGGTGTAGTAGGTGTCCCCACGCTCGATGGCGATGTACTCCTGCCACATGCGGCCGACGTGTCTTGGCCCATGGTAATGGCGCGGAAACACGTGACGCCGGTCGCTTTTGGCGATGGAGATATTGCCAAACATATTGCTCATGCCTAGCATCAGACATAAAACCTTGTCAGATCCCTCTACGTGAGGAATGAACCAGGTTGCATCGCTCGCCTCAGCCAGCGAGCTAATCGGATCGGTGCCCTCAAGAATTTTGATCATGATGAGTCTCCACTATCGGTTTCTGAGCCAGTGACGGATCGAATAATGTCATGCGGAGTCTGCCGTATTCAATCGAAGGAGATGCTCTCATGTGGACCTCTAGCATCACGTTGCCCGACTCTATCAGATTCGGAGTATTGTTCGTTGAGTCGCACACAGCGTTGCCGTCGCTCAATTCATCACGGCTGATCATGTTGAATAGTCTACGCTCTGTATAATCGTAGAGCCTACTCCGCAGGTAAGCATCGTTTCCAATGTATCGTGGGTCAGCAGTTACCGACTCAAATATGATAAAGAAGGGCGCGAGTGGTATATTTACGTTTCGCAACCAGTAGTCGGCGTCCACGTCTAGTGTGTGGTGGTCTGCCAACGGTCTGAGGATCGTCAATTGATACCACATCACATGCTCCCTTGAGTAGCCGACTTTGGTGCTTGAGGTAGGACAACATAATTCCACCATACAGGCCACCTCCCCTTACCCACACACCAAAGAGTTATCAATGGCGACGTGTCCCATACCTCCCAATGAGCAGTCATTCCAGCCCATACCTCATGGATATTTGGTAATTCATCTAAAGATTCGTCATACTCACACATCTTCTACCCTCACTCAAACAGCCAATTTGAATGACCATTGCCAAGGCGGGTGCGCTTCTCTAATACCAGCGAAGCGCGGCGTAGACTCACCTTTGCACCATCAGCGGCCTCAAATGTAAGCGTCGAGGCATTTAGCAACGAAACTACCCCATTCATGGGAGCTGCACGCAATGGTGAAGTCAAAAACTCGACTCCGTCACCAACGCGCAGCTCCCCAAATTTCACGTCTTTATTCACGCACTCTCTCCTATAATTAGAACCATCGTTTGGGTTGCCCAGCGGCAACTGGGGTAGTGGGCACATAGCCGCGAGTCACGTGACCAGCCTCAACGCGAGCTTCATGTCTTGCAGCCAGTCGTGCCGCGATCAGGATGATGACGTTGATTGGCATGACGATCAGGAGCGCTAGCCCACCGTTTGGACTGATGAACATAGCGGTCAAGACGATTGACGCGATCAGCAACCATGCTGACGGGCTCATGGGCTTTGGCGTCACTGGTGGTGCAAGGAGCCAAGCCTCTACGCTATCCGGTAAAAAGGCAAAGACAAACTTAGGCAGGCTCTGGCCGATCTTTACACGATATTGGTCAAACATAGTTTCACTCCATTGGTAACATGTTTCAAATTGGTCGGTTGATTATCACCTGAACGTCGGATCGTGACGGGTGATAGGTAAACGAGAATGCCGTTGCATCTAGCGCAAGGGCCTCTATTGGATATAGGTCTGCTGGTAGGCCAAGCTTTCGAATCTCATTGCGGATATGAGATACTGCATCCTCCGGTGTGAGAAAGTCTGGGACGACTATCATCACGGTGTGCATTCTTCCTCCTCGTAGTCTGGTCCGCATACGTCGCACACGCACGCAAGGCGGTATAATCCATCGGGATCTTCACCATCATACTCGCAGTGGATTAACCCGCCACACTTACACTTGTGCGGATGACCGTCCCAACACTGGGGACAGTTGCTGTCGCCGGAACGATGGTTGCTTCCATCACTCTGGGAGTTTGGGACTGAGAATCTCCGCATCTAAATCGCTCTCCATTGCATCGTAGGCAATCATCAGCTGGGTAATCTCTCCCAGGGAGTTGCGGATACATTCTTCCTCTACCAGAGAGGGCTTGCACGACGAGGCTGGGTAGCCACGATCATACATCTCGTTTTTAACGTAGGCTATGGCGACGTCGGTACTCATCCCATAGGGAATGTCGATCCTCATCGTAGCGCGAGGCATTAGATGTAATCTCCCTCGATTGTAAAGCCTGGTAGTGGGCCGAGGTCTGGCTTGCTATTGCGCTTTGCCCGGATAATCTCAATCTTGTCCCACACGCGATCTAGTTCCTCCTCTGCAGCGAGTTCCATATTGATATGAGCTACCTCGCATAGCAGAGCTAGTGTAACGATGGTTCCACCAACCTCTTGGTAGGGCTCACCAGCGGGTCTGCTAAACACGTAGTCGACAAGCTGGTGGGCCTCCTCAGCCGTTCCACCAAGTGACTGACCTAGCTCAAGCGACTCTTCCCAGTGTCGGTGGATTCGCTCGGCAATACCGTCGACGTAGCTCAGCGGATCATCCGCTGAGCTGTGAGCGTTGTGTTCACCACCGAAGGCAGCAAGCAACCACTTATAGGCTCGTTTTTGGAAAGAAAACATCAGTCCTTCTCCTTGAGCAGATATTTGTTCGAGATCACCTTAAACGAGAATCGATCACCGGAGCAGCTCTTCCACACAGCACCTTCAGCAATCTTATTGTTGATTGACGGAATAGCTGCGGCGTGAGCGAGTAGGCCAGCAATGCTCCCGTAGGGCTTTAGCGTAGTGGCTGAGATAATGACCGGTGCCTCGTCTACCGTTGCTCCCTGCTCCATAAGCTGCGCCAGGTAGTCGCGACGCTCATGTGGGTTGAGGTAGCGGCACGTATCGATGGCGTAGACGTCGAATACGTAGAGAGCCAGCGCCGGCAAATTCTCTGGATTCTTCTGGATTCCAGGACCCATTAGCTCGCCCTGGATGGCGTAGGTTCCACCAACATGGTGCATCGCCTCTAGCAGCTGGGTCTGACGCACGATCTGCCAAAATGAGTTGCCGTCCGTCTCAACCAGATCGAGGTTGCGCGAGCAGACGCCCTGCCTTGGAACGACGTCGTCTGGGCAGCTATACACCGTACACGATGATCCGTCGAGCTTTAGCGTGACCTCAAATTCTCGCTCACTGTGGAAGTCTAGGTAGCGCGAGAGGTTTTGCACGCGGCTCTGGTCAGTCCTCTTAATGAAGGTGGGGAAGTTGCCGCGTGCTACTCCACCAAGACAGGCCGGAAGCGGCGGGTCCCACTTGACGACGCCAAGGTAGGATGTAAGATCATCACCTTCTAAAACGCTAGCAGCGTGCTCTGGGCTAGAATACCATTTTGCATCTGAGTGATCATAAATAAAGCCAATCTCCTCCAGCGGCATGATCAGGCCCTGCGATAGCTCCTTACGCAGCTTAATCGTCTTGATGCGGAATCCTTCACGCCCACCCATCTTGCGGTAGCTTGACTTCCGTAACCACTCCCACTGATCTTCGATTGGTAAGAATGAATCAATCTCAAAGTAGCAGACGAGATCACCCTCCTTGAAGTTGTTGCTCTTCTGCGTAACGCACTGCCAGCCGCCAATGATAGCGAGGTCGAGCAGGTCCGCGTCTGGGTGGGGGACTACCCTGTCAATGCGACGAACGCTTGCGAGGGCGCGGTCGCACTGGAGGTCTTCAATTACAGCGTCGTTCATGATTATTCTCCCGGCAGGAATTGCCCTGCCGGGTGTATTTACTCACTAGCCGTTTGCTATATGGCTTGCCCTCCTATGAGGATTGTCTGACCGCCGCGCGAGAGCATGAAGCCGTTGAATCCAGGATCAGGTCGCTCGTCGGCATGAATCTGGATATTGATTCCCTTGCTGTGGAAGTTTTTGAAGTCGGCGTGGGCCTCGTGGATCATCTTGCGCAGCGTCGGATGGACATCGATACCGCTGCGCAACTCAACGAGGTAGATGTACTGCGCAAGATCCATCTTGTAGTTTACTGGCACCAAAACGCCAAGCGGTGCGCCGTAGGCCAGCATGTTTTCGTAACGCACATAGTCGGGGTAGTACTTGTCGATGTCCCTGCTAGCCTCGAAGTAGGCATCGCTGAACCTGTTCTGCAGGTGCTTGAGCGTGTTTGTGAAGTCTGCAGGAAGCGAGTCGCCAGCCATCTCAATATACCAGGGATGGATGTCGGCGACGAGGTCTGGTGGGTAGACGTCCTTGTAACCGACGCGGTGCCTATTCAGGTCGCGAAACGATCCGTAGTCGATCCACGACTGGATCATGACGTCGACCCTTGCACCAATGCTCGGAGGAACACGCTCCTTGCGCTGACGCTTATAGGTAGTGCCGTACCGATTCAGGTCGTCGCCCGTCATTGTAAGTAGTGCAGGCTCCAGCGCACCCATCGTGGACATCGGGCCAAACCAATACGCCTCTGCATATTTGGCGTCTTCGCTGCGCATGTCGACCGGCACGACCTTCGGGAAGGCGTCGTGCAAGACGGTATGAATCTTGCGAGCGATGTCCACGATTGTGTGGTCTGGATGAATAAGAAGCACGGATAGGTGCGCGAGGATTGAGCTTAGGCGACCGCTCCAACAGACGTTTGTAACCGCAGCGGCGGGAAGGAACCCACGTGCGACGTCGAAGGCTCGCGCCTTCATCGCCCGCTTGGCTGCAGCAGGATCAATCCCACCATCGGTTTCATCAGCAGCGATTAAACCACCACTGCTATTCCAGAGCCGCTTAAACATGCCCTCTGCGACTGCGACATAAGTCTCGCGCAAATACTTGTGCAAAACGTGCAAGGTACGCGCGACCCCACCCTCGTCTGCCAACCAGTCGGTTCCGACCTCAGCGAAAGGATTGATAAACTCCTCCGTGCCCCAGTCCACATAGCGCGTACTAGTCTCTTGACCAGCAAACATCGCGTGGTTCTCGATGGCTACTGCCGCGAGAATTGGAATGCGCTCGATGAAGATTGCTACGTTTGCCATGTCTAATAAACTGGAATGACCATATCCAACTACAATATGCTGCAACTTATTCTTAAGATCTGATATATCATCAAACGTCTTTAATCTCTCCTCTATTGGCATCTGACTACGTGACCAGAATGCTCCCAACATGGCTTGAGCTTCTGGTTCACCCCGAATCTCCGGCGGAAGCAACCGCACATTAACCCTATCCACATAGCTCATGTTAATACCCTTCATATCCTGGCATGCTTCTAGCGATGGTGTCATCGTAGTCTAAATTATCCCATCCACCTGGCTGGACAATCCGCTGGTAGAAGTCTGCAAGCGGATCGTCATCGTATACGTCGACCCGGTAACAGGAGTCGGTACAGAAGCCAATCTCAGACAATAGCTTCCTAACGTGCTGTAGACCCTCTGCTGTTAAGCCTGGTCCATAGTGCCGGTGCAGACTCGCAATGGCATATACAGCCTGGTCTAGTATCTGATCCTTCGTCCTGTCTGCCATGTTAGCCTCACGTTATGTCTACCAAAGTATCAATATCGATACCCTGCTCTGCACGAACAAATAGATTGGACGTCTGCGCCAACTTGGCGACCCACTTGTCAAGGCGGCGGAAGTCGCGAGCGTCGTATCCGATGCGACAGGGTTGCCCATATATGGTAGTTATGTGGGGCGGCAACTCTCCTAGAAAGATTACGACTCCTTGTGGGCCGAACCCCCGAGACGCTAAGGTCACCTGGCTAATTGTGTAGTATGCGCCGACCGTAGGTCGCGGCGGATTTCCAGCTAGGCTCCCTACCTTAATCTCACGGATACATACAATATCGGTTCCGGGTGGCGTGTTCTCATCAATCTCGTTGCTCATTTTTCCAGCTCCCAGCCAGACATTGATTTTAGCGATTCCCACACGTTGGGATTGGCGCGGCCGAAATATGATGATACCCGCATAACAAGTGCACTTGGATATGTAATTTCCTTTATCTGGGTTCTTCCCGCGCGTTTTAATAGTCCGAGTGAGTAGGAGATGTCGTTGCACTCTAGATCATCAACACCTACAATCCACGTGAGGCTATTTATATGCAGCATGCTCGCGCCAAACTTAGACGCCACGGACATCCCAACCGCGACGGTGAATCTAGGCTCTGTAACGGTGATCATAAATAAGCTCTTCATGCCGACTCCTTACTGCCACCATCCCTGTTGGTGAAGACGATTAAACAGACGCCGAAACGCATAGGTGCGAATCAGCGAGATTAGGGTAAACACGACGGTCAACACCGCATTTTGCCCAGCGTTAATCGCAACCCCTACCATTGGAAACACATAGTAGGCGGCCACGAATGAGACTATCATTCCTGAGGCGGTGTTGGCCACCGCCTCAGCGATTGAGTGGTGATTTGGCTGTGACATCAATACCCCTTTAGAATTAGATAGTCGCACAACTTTTGCAAACAATACTCATCACTTGGACCCACAACCACTATCGGCTCACGGGCATAGCTCGATACCGTCCATTCGCAGTAATAATTACCGTTAATGAAGTCGATCACTCTCTTGGTATGCTTATCGACATACCACCGAGCACGTTCAAGGCGAGCGATGCTCTCACGGACAAACCATGAGTGACCATTCTTGGTCCCCGATACCTCAGCGGCGCAGATCGTGTGGTTGACACCTTTGTATGCTGTAGCGGTGAGATCGGCAACCTGCTTCTTCAACGAGTCTATATCCCGGTTTAATCCGGCCACCACGGCTCGCGCTCCATCGCGATCCATTGTAATCCCAGTAACCTGCTCGCGCAGGTCCCCTATGACACGATGCGCCGTGTCGATTGACAGTATAAAGGATCTGGTAACACTAGCATTTGCGCTAGCCTTACGCGCCGCTTCATCGAGCGACTCTTCCAGTTCGGCAACCCTCTTCTGAAGCCGTTCCTGCGTTGCCTTATAGGTTGCGATTACATGCTGTAGGTGATGATCACCACCGGTCTCGCTCTCAAGCTTCTGCTGAAAAAGCCTGCTGCGTAAGCCGGCATTGTCCTTAACCGCTTCATCGCGCTGACGGATTAATGAAGCGATATCGCTCTCGAATAGAGAGAGCCGACGCTTAAACTGATCGACCGTGACGGAGTAGTGAGTCCCACCGTCCGTCGTAAATCGAATCGGCTCAGCAAGGTCGGTTTCATAAGCCTTCGTAAGTGCCTCATCCATCGCATTGTAATTGTACGATAGGGAGTACCATCCATGGTCGCCCAAGATTTTAGTTGCTGCACGGATACCCTCTGCGCTAGGTTTAAAAACGCTCTCCTTTATAGCCGCAGTGCTAAGATTGTTTTCCCCATCGACGGCGTATGCCGCTTCTAATATGGTCTTAATAGCGTCCTGTGATAACATCCTACCACGCACATCCTTTGTGCTGTTGATAGCCGCAGCGGCTTTGAGAATGGCTTCCTTACTCGGTTGTATTATCATCCCTAGTCTCCTTGATTACCAACCAAATCCACCAAAACCACGATACCAGCTACGGATGTACGTGGTAAATGGATCACGTTTTTCCTTCTTCCTCTTCTCTGCTGGCTGCGTGCTGAAGGCAACGTCTTCTACTCTATTGATGGTATCCTCTACCCTGTGACGCTTCTCATCCAACGCTGTCTTGACTGCCAGTAAATAGTCGTCACCATAGAAGGGTTTGTCGAAGATTGCGTCATCCCCTACGTTGTTCATGAGCTTCTCAGCATTAGCCGCTGTCGGATCTACAACTTCGTGCTCCACGTCATCATTGAACATTTCCTTGACCTCCGCAAGAAAACCAGCAAGATCGTAATCTACGTTTACGACTTCATTCACTGGTGCTTTCGCATGGTTTGATATAGCTGGACACATTCCAGTGTCCGCGAGTGTGCCAGGGCTGTGTAGAGGTGTGAAGTAGCCACTCTCCCTACCGGAAAGCAATGCGTCGACAAAGCGGATCGCCAACTCCCGCAAGTCGTCTAGCGTACCGTTATTTACTACCTGCCAATCATACTCAACCTCGGTACCGTCGATGTCGTCACTGTGGTTCGTAGGCTGAGGTAGGTCGGTTGCACGCATGCGTGTGACCCACAACTTGGATACTAGGACGTGCGGCAATAATCCCGCCATGGCGGCTTTGTGTATCTGCTGCTCAATCTTGTCCATCATGTAGGCTTCGCGAACGTAGACGAAGGCCGTTCCGTTTGCGAAAAAGGTGCTCTGAATTACCTGCATCGTCCTAAAGGACCGGAAGCCGCAGTGCTTTTCAAGCGCCGCACCCATCTCTGACAAGAGGTCGCGGTCCTTAGCGTCCTTTGCGGAGACGTCGACGTTGATTGCCTTCAGGGCCTCACGGACTGGATCGATAGAGCTGTAGACATCGGTTGGCCAGTTGAATCTACGCCGAATATAACTCGTTGCATACTCGACAAACGTGTCCTTGCCAACGCGTGGCCTGCCGTTGACAAGCACCAATCGTGGGACTCGTGAACAGGCTGCAATCGGCTCAAACCCGCAGGTTGTAGCAATCGTGCTTATGGCGTCGAGCAGCTGACTAAGTGTGCCGTCATTTGCAATCGTGTAGTCGACGCTGAAGATCTGGTCGTGCTCCGATTTGTGATCCATGCCGGGAGCATTTGACAGGTAGCTAGGACGAATGATTCGCACGAGTAGGAAGCCGTTTGCTCTCAGCCACTCTGCCTCGCGAGCGTAGCGTACACTCTCCACGACGACGGGGATTCCCGCACCGACCTCATTGACAACTAGGCGCTGCGCGATCATCGGATCTGGAAGCTCATCCAGGAAGCCGCAGCCCTGGGCTTGTAGCAATACGCGCGTTGTCAGCAACGGATCACCTGGAAGCGGCTCATCGATCTTGTCGCCAAATACATAGGAAGGGATGTCGTCGATGTCTACACCAAGCCTGATCAGAAGCGGAGCGATCATCTCGCCCAGTAGGATCTTTACATGCACCTTCTTCATCCTGAAATTAGCTTCCAAGAATCGTGCACATTCAGATTTGCCGGCGTGCGTTAGCCCGCACAACGCTATTCCACGAAACTTCATTTTAACTATCCTTCATTCTTTGGCTGGCTTAGCTGCTCTAGTGCGGAAATCTTACCACCCATAACCACGTCTCCATATCTCAAACCACGATGGGCTGGAAAGCTGTAGCCGTTCGGCGACGTCTGGAAACTCTGACCAGAGCCATCCCGAATCGGATACATCTATGTAGTTTTGAAGGCACATATATTCATTAGAATATAAGTTTGCCCGGTCAAACATCTCCTGCGCGGCGTCGTCGCAGTCTACGTGTGCTTTGTATGTACAAATGTCGCCGTCCTTGTAAACCCGACGCCGGTAGGTTTCTCCAACACCGATCAGACGTCCGCACTGGTCGCACACATGCAGCTTCCTACTTCGAACCACCCGGTCGGATAGTATGTCAACCATGGTCGCGGCCCCCGCTGAACACCATACTCTCATCTTCATAAAGAGCTGCCTGTGGACCACGCTTCTGGTCCTGATACTTACCAGACTCGTATGGTTGATCGGTCGGCTCATCCAAGGGATGGAACACCGCCTGAGCAATTGGCATTCCGGCCAACAAGACTATAGTTCCCTCAGGTCGAAGAGGGTCTTTGCGATACCACTCGCGCCAGCGCCAAAAATGCCACCAGCGTCTGGTTGGGTTTGCGTGGTTTGTAAGTTCTAGTGTGAGGTATCCTCGCCAGCCAGGCTCTAAAATTGTATTCTGGACTGCAAGGCCACGGCGTACTAGCGTGCTCTTATCCTTCAGCTCTGCGCATACGTCGTCTGGAATGTCAAACTTCTCGATTGAGGATGCCAATGCAAACTCACCGGGACGCAATACGATGGTCTCTGCAATTCGTATATCATATCCGCAGCTACTGAGCCCAAAGCTCATGCCGCAGACAACCGACCTCTCGTGGAAAGGCTCTACTGGTCGAATCTTCCTGATAGTCTGTGCACTCAACACCGTCATAACAAAAACCTCCAGAGGGAACGGTCCCTTTCTGGAGGTTATTTACTCATCGGATTATTTCCCGTCTGGGCAGATGCGCGAGACAAAACCAGTCCAGCTATTGCGGTTCTTAATAAGAACGTCGGGTATTCCACTATAAGGTCGGTACACAACAAAATCTGACAGCTCGATTACACATCGTGACACGATCTTAAAATCACTAGCTACTAGCTCGCTCCAGCGTTTTAAGCGAGCTGTGATTCTTAAGTCGTCGAATACCAAAACTAGCTCGACGAGCTGGTTGTAGGTCGGGTGCTAGCACTACTACCATACCATCACTGTACCCGCCACCACCACCAGTCCATATGAACAGTTTCATTGAGTCTCTCCATTTCAAAAACGAAAAACTGAGGCGTGTGGGAAGGGGGATACCCACACGCCTCGGTCAGACGCAGCGACCGTGGGAGGACGGTCTCGCTACGTATCCCTTTACTCAGTCCTGGATCAGCTCGTGAATCCTAACTACTGAGCGCTTTAAATCACATAGGTCGCTGTGATACTGCTCACCGACGATTACGAGTCCGTGCTTCATCATAAAATTCTTCAAGTCGCCATAGGTGCAGCTCGGAAAGTCGTCCGCCTTCATCAGCCTTTGGAGTAGGAGATCATATATGTATTTGTTTGTGTGGGGCTTGTTAGCCATTGCCTATCCTCCTAATCGGTGAGACTGACGACGACGCTACGGAGCGCGTCGCAAAACTCGATGGCCTCGCCGGGATCAATCATGAACCCCTTGCTAGTGCGAATAAATCCATCACCCTTCTTCACCCACTCCCGCACGCTGATCATTGGTTTTCCGGTGAAGTCGGAAAGCTCAGCACGAATCTCCACCTTGTCACTCTTCTGAAGGATTAGGATTCCTTCATCCGTGCTTTCTACGGTGGCGCGAGGGTCCGGTCTTCGATCCGCGCGAGGCTTTTCCTTGCGGGGATCTTGGCGAGGAGTTTGGCGGTCTACGGTGAGAGGGCGGCGTCGGTGGTCCGTTGTGGTTGACATTAGGCTTCTCCTTCATGAATCTCTGAACGTTTGCCGTGGAGTATGGAATGAGCGCTACTGTGGCGTCCTTCTGCTGCGCTGCCCTCCACGCCCCGGTTGGGGAACGGTGAAATACCAGGTCGTCTATACGAACCTCATCTTCATCGTTTCCGGTTACTCGGTGCACGGCTGCGGTACGAGTACGCAACACTCTACTGGTAGTGATCACTATTACCTTGTCACCACGAACCGGCATCCATACGTGGGTCGAGTATTCTGGGTCGCGGGCGCGCATTGAAATTACTGCCGCCTGATACAGGTTTACGGTATTCGCCGCGATGCGGTACTGATTGTCCCCACGCCATAGTGGGCTGAGTGGTTCCAGCAGACGCATAAACTTCACTGCCTGTGCCCTACTCTGAAACGTCTGCCTACCACAAGCACCTCTGCCTGTGGCGAGGTGGGATACCGTCCACGTATCCGTGGTAACGACTTCATTACCAACCAACTCGCAGGACGGATGAACGCACAGGTAGCCCAGCACGGTGGCGTCAATCTTAACGAGCAGATCGACACTTTTACCCTCGTGTGTGAGCCCCATGTTTAGCTTGACGGTCTTCTGTGTGGCCTTTTCCATCTTACCTACTCCACCAACGCTACGCCCCCGCGCCCACGTCTATCTGTCATACAAAAACTTCACCATCGAACACGTATTTTCCTGCTGAGGGTCTGAGCTAGGGATCATCCAGCTTACCCGACGGTAGCCTCGCTCGACAAATAACAGCTGCGCCTGATCGGCTGTGGCAACATCCTCGATATAAATTTGTCGAAATGGTGAGTGAGCCTCCACGAAGTCGATAAACTCCGTCAGGGCGATCAGGCCCAGATTGTCTGGTTGAACAGAAATATCTGCGATGTCCAGAGCGGGCTCCCAGTCTTTATTACGAGGGTCCCACCCGTCGTAGCTACCCTGTCGCTGGGTCTTCCGCAAGAGCACGCCGAGCGTGGGACCGCTGATCCACTTGATACGGGTGCTTGCATCCTGGATGAAATCCAGAAACTGTCGGATTACGTTGTTCACCGGCGTCGGATCGAGCCTGACGAGAGAGTCGGTCATCTTAGTTTTCCCTTTGCTGATTGTTAGCGGCCATACTCGACAACGAAGTCGCTGCCATCGTCGAGCATCTGTAGGGCGTATGGAATCTGGTGATAGGTCGTGCCGTTTGGCCCACGAACAGCAATCATCCTAGCAACGCACGACACGCCGTTTGGTGGAAAGTCGGTTGCTATCGTGCGAATCTGATCAATACGAACCTTCTCGGTGACGCCACCAATAGCGCGCATCATTGCAAAGTCGGGTCCGTTTAGGACGTCGGTAAACCGAGCAACGGCGTCGGATCGGTTGCAGGATATGGGTTCGGCACCACACGATACCAGCGAGGTAGCGAAGGCAACGGCGGCAAGGGCCGAAGTCTTTAAGATTTTCATGGCATTCTCCTTTATAGCCTGACAAAGTTTGTGCCGTCGGTAGTTACCAGCACGTTTGCTGGCTTTGACAGCACGATTGTTACCGTGATCCACCAGACGTTGTTTGATGGGTCTGCGGATCGACTCTCGTTTACGTCGCTGTCTCTGACAAAGACGTTTATCGAATGCAGCGGGTTGGCTGCTGCCGCCTTAGTCGCAAACTCCTTCACGATTGCCAGGACATCTGCAGCTGAAATCTTGGAGGCGACGTGAACCTCCGGTAGCAGCCTAGATGTACCGTCTAGGTATGCATACATCGGCATAGATGGAACCCGCCAGGTATGAACACCAAACCCAAAGTCGGTGGTAACGCACTCCCGAACCGAAAAACCATTAAACCCAATCATCTCTATCCTCCCTTATGCCTTCGAAGTCGACGCGATGGATACCCACTGCCCGACGATTTCAATGGCGTCGTCGTAGGAGCTAACGCAACTTACGGCAGCTCTGAACCGCTTCACCTCCTGCTGGTGAATCTTCGCCTCATTTAAGGCGGAACATACGCGGCCCATGATAGAGAAGGGCTTGCGGTCGTTGTGGAGGTCGACTATCACGTGTGGGAATCTTGCAGTCACCTTGCGCTCCTGGTTTGGTATCAAGCAAAAATCTTAGCAAGAAAGCGTCGTGTCTTGCGCTTTGTGAACACACCCTCTTTGAAAGAGGAGCTTCTATACGACATCTTAGGATAGTACCAATTACAGTTCCACATTACTCATCTCCGCGTTTGCTTGCATATACGAACCGGGATTGGCTGCTTGGCACCGACTAGCAGTTTTGTGGCGAACCCCGCAATGGCTCCAAGCGTGATGACTATGAGAGGCGTCATGGTTTCACTCCTTGTGGGAATTTCCGCAAGTACTGTTTACTCACCGTGTAGCAGATCAGAATCTATTGCCACGCAACTCGTAGTCGGAATCTTCCCGCCTCAGTATCACCGTAATCATCATATTCGTAGTCATACATACCGTAGCTATGGTGCATAATAGCGCAGTCAGCGACGTGCTGCCGAACTGCTTCAACGTATTCGGCGTCGTCTCTGACGGTATTGCTATAAGCATTAGCATCGCTCAGATTGCCAAACAATCGATGAGCACAACCACACACGTCGGTATTATCGACGTTGTATGACCCCATCAATATCTTGTAATTGTGGCGATGACCGTCATCGTAAACATGAACACATGAGACTGAGTTGAAGGCAGGGCCTATACATAAAGAACTTTCAATGTTGGTATTGACCGTGTATTTGCTATCCGATGTAATTGCGTAGGTCTCAATACGACCAAGCTGGGCGACGGCATATACATACTGTTCGTCGTATTGAATAGCCCGTACGATTAAAGATTTCAGCTCATCAGAAGTTTGGATTGCTCCCTTGGGGAATCCATTGTAGCGCTCAAACATTTTCATCGTTTTCAATCTCCATTGAGTAGTGGTTCACTCACCCCAGCCACGTTGACTAGCATATCCACGCTGCAAGTCGGCGTCGTTTTTATCATCGCGGCGGCGCTGATAATCATCATCGTCATAGTCATCTAAACCACCGTCGATTATGTCCTGCTCCACGGCATTGCGAATCGCAGCTAGATTAGCAAGCACGTTGAATAGCTCACCAGTAGCTGCGAACATCGGAGTCTTAGACGTGGCGCGGCAGGTAGGCTCGTCGCGCCACATGTTAATCTCCATGATCTCAAACTCCGGTCCATCGGCAGGGTCCCACCCATATATTGAGTAGGTTTCCTTGCCGCCCTTGCTCGTGACCTTGTAGTAGACATCTACAACAAAGTCGAAGCCCATAAACTCGATACCGGTGATCATGTTTAGTCCTTTCCACTTTAAGAAGTAGGGTCCGCTTGGCTTGCGCGTTTTGAGCATCCGAATCCTAACGATTCCATCATCAGGAGGAAAACTCCACATCCAAGGCTCGATCATCACTCAACCCTCCTTCTCAGGAAGGTCGTCCGGCGGCTCATCCCACTCGTCTTCATAGTCGTAGTCGGGGCCGTCATCGTAACCGTTATCATCATCATCAAACTCCGCTGCGATCCTGGCGTTTGATCTGGTGATACAGGGCTGACATACGTAATAGACGCGGCCTGCCATTCCCTCCTCGTAGTCGCGACGGGGGTTGAGCACTACCTCGCTCGCCGAACACCAATCGCACGTGCCGATATAGTGAGGTTCCTCCCGCGCCTTCTCTGTGCACTCGGCGCAGAGGTCATGCATCTCGGAACCAAAGCTGTCAGTCTCGCCCTGCATGCGAACAGTAGCGGGCCGATCAGGGTGGTTGTCGCACATCGTTCCTTCAGGAGTACAATGGCTCGACCCAGGAAGCGACGCTATTGGGCCAGTTACATCAGCACACATGTTCGTCTCCTACTTGTTTGCGGTTGAGTGAAGCAACACTGACATCATATTGCCAGTAGCTTGCTGCGCCGCCTTAAACCTCTCGTTGGCGACGTTTGCGTCGTGATCCGTAAACGCCTTGAGGAGGCGCTGAAGATCCTTTGCACAGAAATCCAACTCCTCAGCCATCGCGCTCAAACCAACCCGATAACAGGAGATGGCCAGAGAATTGAGTCCACAGCCAATGTCACCAAGGTCGCGACATGCTTGATTGAAGGGCTCACGCTGACGTCGTATCTTCTCCATGTCCACTTCTACCTCGCGGATGTGATCCGGTTCAACCTTTGTCATCATTGTCCCCTATTGGCGCTTGCCGGTCCGACGCTCAATCCAGATCATCCACCTAAGATGGCGATAGGTTCGCCATCTTTTATTAGATTTTTTGCTCATCGCGGTTCCCTTACACCTTGAAGCCCTGGAGCAGGTCGCGGTCCGCGCGGCCGTATATGTCGCAACGCCTCACCTCGTCTGCGCTAAGGCCCTTCTGAAGCTCACAACGTTTGAGCGTGCGCACCGAACCAAACACATCGCTGCAGGTAACGCGCCCATCCACGACATACATGTAACAGCCGTAAACGGAATAGTCGTCATCTAGCACCGGCTCATTCAACGTACCGATCAGCTCAGGATCGTAGCTCGTCGGAAGTTGCATCCGTGCTTTGCTACGCTGAAGGGCAGCGTCAATTTCAACATCGAACTGCTGCTTGGTTTGAGCGCCAATCCTCCTAGCTGCATTATTGTACTGCTTGCTATAATCACCACTCGCTACAGCCGCACGGCGGGCGGCTCTTGCCTTAGACGTTGCCATCACGTTCCCCTTATCTTCCGTATCGGTGACGTAGCGTCTTCACCTTCGATGGTCGTTTTTGAGGACGCCGCCATTTAGTCTTGCGGCTGTCCTCATCTTCGTAGTTGTGGTAGCCGACGGCAGCCTGCGCCGACATCTTCCCACGGCCCGTAGTATCGCTAATTGGCTGCTTCACTTTAACCTCCGTTAGATCTGCTTCATCGCCTTGGCAGCAAGCTCGATCAGCGTAATGCATGCCGTGCGCGTCATGCCCTCATGCTCAATACAGATCGCCAGGTCGATCAGTTCGTTGACTAGCAACGGTGCTGCGCTAGTCTCAACCTTGAGATGCTCGCGTAGTTTGGATTGGTCGATAGCATGCTCTGTTTCCTCATACTCACGATTCGGCGGTTCCAGATATGTATTATCGTTGAGTTCATCAATAAACTCGGCCGACAGACGCGGCGCGCGCGCCGGAGTCTGACGTGGGATTGGCTGCTTTATAAGAGCAGCGTTGGCAACCTTGAGAATGAAGGCGTGATTCTTCGTCTCACCAATCTTCTCCAGGGCACCAGAGGTAAGGAGATTTGACATCGCCGCACCAACCGGCTTGATCGACTTATCAGCCATAATTCCAAGAGCGTCGGCGATATCGACCACGGTAAACCGAGCGTCGACAAACTCGCGAAGAATTATGTCACGGACACGCTGTGCAGTGTCGCCGTCGTGATGATTCAACGGCTCCTTGGTTAGGCGCGACTTGTTTGCGACGAGTCTCTGCTTGAAGCGCCGCTTCGGCGGCTGCTCGCTGCTATAGCCGACACGCGAACCCTTTGACGTTATGGCCTCGATCATCGCGGTGTCCACAACGCGGTAGAAGAACCGGTGGCCGACCTGGCGCGGAACCTCCAGGGCACCGCGAGCGGCGAGCCGGCTCACAAACGCCGACGTCGCATTCTCTGGAGTGCTGGCGGCACCCATTAAGTCGCGCACCGTAAACTCCTTATCGCGAAAATCGGACAGTATCGCTGCCCTAACCTTCGAGGCATTGGACACTTCCAGGATTTCGACGACGTTTCCGTTTGTATTGGTTTTCATGCTAGTCTCCTGTCCATTTAAGTTTGGTCTGAATTCAACGCGTGATACGAATAACGACGTATGCAACGTCGGTCGACTTCGAATGGACGGCACCTTGTGCCTCATCCATCGCCGTCGTAAACTCGTCGAAGAGATGAGGCAGGTTGTCGATTAAATCACGTGCCTCCTCCAGGGACATTCCACATGCAAACGCAGATTCGTCACTCTTAATACGATTGTAGTCGGCAGAGGTAAGTTGGTACATGGTCGCTTCCCCTATGTAGTTACAGGCTTTTCGAGACACTTGAAGTGTGGCAGGCTTGGCATCTGACGCCGCTTTGGCGCAGGCTTTTCAGCCTTGACAAAAGGCACGAGGCGTTTGTTGTTAGTCTGGCGAACGAGGATTGCAGCTATACGAGCAACCTCAGGATCGCAGACTAAAACCGACTCGTCAACAGTCCGATGGTCGTTGTAGCCGCCTCCCTTACGCGGCGTTACCTGCCCATTGACCCGCCCAGCACGTGGCCTACTGCTCATTACGTTTCTCCAGAGTTGGAGGCGCGCCCTGCGCCTCCCTTATATTTTACTCAGAGGCTACGCTATTGCGGATTGCACGCCGTCAAATGAGTACACCTTGTAGAGGATCTTGATTGATGGTTGCCCTTGGTACTTTGCATATAGAGTGTCAATTACGGCACCGCTCCTATATGCGGCTTCGTAGATCACCTCACCAAGCGCAGCTCTTATCGCGTCTTCCACCTTCCTTCCATGAAGGGATCCACCGTTATAATAATCGAGGATTTCCTGCGTTATTATCTCACGATCAGACAACTCGCTTACGATCTTTGCTACCTCATCGCACGCAATGACCTTCATGTGGTTCTCCCTAGACGACCTCACCCCACGGCAGGCCAAACCTTGTTGCGCATATGGGACCATACCCAACCAACGTCGAACGCTTGTCGGTTAGGTCACGACTGCAGAAGCAGCAGTTACCAGTCTTGCGACCATGCTCGCTGGCAATCCTTGCGGGATCACTCGCAAACTCGATCAGCGAGTCGACCAACCCATCGGGTGTAGGGTAACGCGGTGACGCCTCAAACTTTCCGTCGCGGAGGATGCGTCCGTACCACCACTTGTTGTCCTCCACGACGTATATCGATCCAGGAACGGGCGCGGTGGAGCTGGCGAGGGTCAGCTTAATGCTGCGACCGGCCAACTCGATGTTGATGGCGGGATTTTTGATGTTATCCTGCGCCTTGTCAAACATCTCTAGCAGACGCGCCAGGTTGCCAACCTCAGTCTTGACGCGCTCGTTCTCCACCGGAACTGGCGTCTCAATCCGAGCAACCAGCTTGTCGATGCACGCTCGCTGCTTCTCGGTGGCAAACCCAATGCGGCGAATCTTTGCATTGGCTCCCTCGACCACGCATCCGGCAAAGTTGCGGTCATTGAGCGGTAGCTTATTTATGTTTGTCTGCAAGAAGTCGACCTGTTCCTTATCACTACGCGTGATCATTGTCTTCTCCTAATCCCTACTTGATCATACCGGCGAGCTGGAGAAGCAACACGTCTTCCTCAGAATAGTAGGCTAGCGCCTGAGGATTGTCGATGGAAGGTCCGTAAGGATTCCATCCTTCGTTGCCGTCGTTGATGACGACCTTGGCCACGTCTAGAGCCTGCTCCGTCGTGTAATAGACGATCATCTCGTAGTCGGCCTGATCGTCTGGCATAACGACGACCGTTGCCCCCGCCTTGATGAAACGCCTAACAAGGCGGTTGATGTCGTCCTCATTGTTGGTAACGAGGTTGATGCTATGGTAACCAGACTTCAACTGGTTTAAGATTGAGTTTTTCATATTCGCCCCTTGAGTTAGATCTTGGTTAGGGTCATATTCGTTTCTCCTTGAGTCTGGCGGCGCGTCGCGCGCCGCCCGCGTTCGTCAGGCCGCCCTACGACCGCGCTTCGCGGCGTGCTTCATGAAGCGCTTGCGTTCATCCGCGATATTGCCTTCCTCCGACTCCATCGCGTCCTCGAAGTGCTCCCAGTTGAGCGGCTCCCGCGCGACCCCGGTTATCTGGGCGAACTCGACGTCGCACATCCTCTTCTTGAAGAGGACCTCGAACCCCGTCACCACGCCCTTCGCGGTCAAGTACCTCTCAACGATGATGCCGATCTCGTCGCGCGCGTCGAGCCATGACACGTTGATGATTGCACCGACTTGCAACTTGGTGGCTTCTTTGCGTTTC